TAAAATGGAACGCCTCCGGCGTTCTGGATTTTAATTCGTTACTGGTATCTGACCCTTAAACGATTGAAAATGTTCCATTTTAAATCTTCAAGGGTTTAAATATTTGCATTTAATTTTTTAGGAAGTCCATGACCAAAAAGGATCATGTAAATTAATGCCACTGCTGCAATTAACACGCTTCTGTTTTCAGCCAATGGTGTAGATTGTTTCAATACATAAATCATAAGCACATACAAGACAACTCCAATAATAGCAGCATGTAATAAATGAGTTAAACCACGTTCCATGATTATATATATCTAAAACATTTTATTTTCTGCGAGTTTTTCTTTTATATTTACAATGTTGTTTTTGTGAAAATCCTTTGGGTTTTTTACAATTAATAGTTTTTTTGTATTTTTTTGACCATTTACGTTTTCTTGTATTTTTTTTTCCTCCAGGTGTTCCGTTACCAGATGTTCCGTTACCAGATGTTCCGTTATTATTACGTCTCGATCGTATTGGTTCATCCGGTTCAAAATCATCCCTGCTTCCCCAAGAATTGTTTTCAAGCGAAAATCTGTCTGGGAAGCGGAGATTGCGGAAATTGAGGTTACGTTGGTGTGCGTGACGGGCAGCCGTCTGAGCTGCCGTCTCGGGATCATTCGGTATCCGGGTTCCACGTCTGGTAGAATTAGGAAATTGCAGGTTCGGGTTGTGTATATAACTAGTATTTATATTATGGTTTGGAGTGGCAACAATGACATCGTGTATCTCATCATCACTATTCACCTCTATATAAGGAACATCATCTTCACTGTATACACTACCCGGTCTTCGATCTAATACATTATTAAACATTGAAGTGTGACGAGTAACATTTCCCTCGGTAAGACCGAGTGTTTCTCGCCTTTGGTGTTGTTGTCTTAGTTGGTCTAAAGATGCAGGTCTGAAGTCACCCAAAGTTGCTGCTGCTGCATAATGATCATCCATATTTGAGTTATTAAACGGCGGTGTGCGTATTGTTACATTTGGATTATTTTCACGAGCATATTGCATGACTTCCTGACTATACCCACATGTCCTTCCACTAGGACATCTAACTTCAGTTCTTCTTCCTATATTTGTTTGATACATTCCCATAAAGCATGATGCATGCATTGGATGATGATTATTACAAAAAATTAATTTTTCAAATGGATATAATGGGTTAAGACATACAGCACACATATTTTCACTTTTAGTATTTTCATCTATTGTGTGCATCACTAGTTTTTTGGTCTCTTGGGGCATGCGTTCTATTTCTTCTGCTCTTTTTTTTAATAAATCGTTTTCTTGTTTTTTTTGAGATTTGGTCAACGTATTTTTTTTTATTTTTTCTTGATTTTCCTTTTCTGATTTTTCTAAATCTGCTAGTTGTTTTTGTAGTTTTTCTTTTTGAGCTTTTATTCCTGATATCTCCAATTCCGCATCATCTTTATTTCTTTTTTTTTCTAAATGTTCTTTTTGAAATTTACTTACTTCTGCAAAACTACCTTTTGGATCTTTACATAATCCACTTAAACATATTAAGTCATCTTTACACTCGTCATCTTCAATACACCTTTCGTTCTCTACTTTTGACATTTCTATAATTATATATTAATTATAGAAATTAATTATTTTCTGATTGACTTAGTTTTTTTCAACTTTCTTCCTTTTTTCGCGTTTCTCGACTTCTTTCTTCTTGTTTTTATGTAATTCTTTCTTCTTGTTTTTATGTAATTCTTTCTTCTTGTTTTTCTTTTACCACCAAGATTAGGGTCAGGATAAGGGTTAAATTCTCCCCGCCAGCCCTGATCTTGTGAATCCCATACAAATCCAATAATTTGATTACCGTCAACTAACACATATGGATTAGTGATACTTGGCGGACCTGATGTCTGTTCTAGCTGGCGGCGCTGATCCCCCGTAATAGTTTGGTTGTTAGCTAATAACTCGTATGGGGTTTCCATTTCCATGGCATCAGGAGTATTCGGATTATTTTGATAATCTGCTGGATCGATACCACCAAAATGAGGCATTTGTCTTTCATCATTTCTAAAAACGACTGCTGGATTGATATTATCAAGCTGTTGTTGCTGTTGTTGCGGTTGCCGTTCTTCCAGTAGTTGTCTCGGTCCACCTAATCTCCTGCGTATTTCTATAAGAGATCTACGTATAGAGTCTGGACTATCACCTGAATAAATGCGTGTTCGCTGGTCTCGATCCCTCCGCCTATTTCTAGGGTGCGACCCGATATTGAAGGCGTATTGCGATTGTTGCGGTTGTTGCTGTTGTTGCTGTTGTTGTTGCAGTTGTTGCGATTGTTGTGGTTGTTGCAGTTGTTGCGATTGTTGTAGTTGTTGTTGTTGTTGCGGTTGTTGCTGTTGTTGTTGCAGTTGTTGCAGTTGCTGTTGTTGCCCTTGTGCGTGTGTGTGTAGTTCCTTAACATATCTGGCATAGTCATTAACAAAGTCTTTATCTCTTGGATCAAAGACATTCTCGTAAGGACAATTTGGGATTCTCACTTTTTCTGACATTGAATATTTATCACCAATATATTCCAATCTTTTCGCTTGTACTTCTAGTTCTATTTCCTGATATCTATGAATATTTTTAACGTATGGATGGTTACGTACATAATAATCACGCATTTTAATAGTACTAAAACCATCATCATTCCAATCATCTCTATCAGGTAATACTTTTGTCTCATCAAAAATACCTTCGGTTGGAAGGAGCTGGTTAAAAATTAATTCTCCTGGGCTACCGTGTTCGATATTCAGCCTAGTTATCAACCGTGGAAGTTCTGCTTCTGTAGTTTCATTACGATATTTTTCATAATCTTCTACATATTTTGTATAAATAGAAAGACAATATTCTTTTGCCTCTTCTTCTATTAGTATCCTACAGAACGGACACTTACCGTCACCAGTATCAAGCAATTTACATAAACATTCTATACACATTACAGGATCGCATCTAGGATTACTACAAGAATACTTATTATCACTACCTTGAAGGGTGTCGCTGCACATTTCGCATATTTCTGTCTCTCCAATTTTTGCAATAATTTCCTTTTCAAATTCTGGCATTTTTCTTTCTTCTCTTTGTTTATGTGCTTGGTTTAGAATTAAGTTACTGCGTGTCTGTTTCAATTGGCCTGTTTTTTTATTTTCTTCCTCTTCTAATTCTTTTTTTCTCTCTTCTAATGCGGTTCTTTGGTTTTCTAATTCCGTCAGTGATTCTTTTGTTTTTCTCAATTCTTCCTCATCATCTTCTATAGTTTTATTAAAAGCTCGACTTCCATGTTCATTTTTTATAGTATCTCTAAACTCCTTATTAACACACTTATTTGAAATACATGTATTACTAACACATTGACTATCATGGTAACACTTTTCTCCATTTTCTTTCAACATTTATATAAACTATATATAAATTATATATATATTATTCGACCGTTACTACTTTTGCTAAATTACGGGGCATATCTGGATTTATTTTTCTAAATATAGATAATTCATAACTTAATAATTGTAATGGTATAATCATTAATAAATGTGAAAATGTGTGATTATAAGGTATATTAATAATATTTTCTCCTTGTTCTCCATTATTTACGATTTTAATTATTCTTGCATGTCTTGATTTTATTTCTTCATACGCATTTTGTGTTTTTGCTATAAATTCATCATTTGGGTTTAATAAAATTACAGGAAAATCTTCTTCTAATAATGCAAACGGACCATGTTTCAAACTACTCGTTGAATATCCTTCCGCATGTATATATGAAACCTCTTTAATTTTTAAAGCACCTTCTTTTGCAATAGGTTCTCCTTTTTGTTTACCTAATATAAAACATGAGTTTTTATTAAAAAGAGGTACTAATTTTTTTATATGTTCTCGAACATTTAAAGTTTTTTTAATATCGTATTGTAAATTATATAAATCTTGAATTATTTTTTCTCGCTTCTTAATATTTTCATGTGGATAATATGTTTGGGAGAACCATATAGAAATTAATACCAATAAAATTGATTGTGATGTAAATGATTTTGTAGATGCAACCGCAACCTCACGCCCTGCGTGCAAATAACACCCACAATCGACTTCGCGCGCAATTAATGAATCCACTACATTTACTAGACCTATTGTAAATAATTCATATTCACGAGCAATTGCAATACATCTATGTAAATCCTTTGTTTCTCCGGATTGCGATAATAAAATCAAACATGTATGACCTTTTTTTGGAATATCAGAATTGGAAAAATCTGCTCCGTCGAGAACTTGAATACTATTAAATTTACATAAATCTTTAAAAAAATGAATACCATAACAACATGCATTAAAAGATGTCCCACACCCCAATAATATTATATTATCTATATTTTCCAATTCTTTTTTTTTTTCATTTAATCCACCCAAACGGACTTTATTATTTTCTAATAATCGACTTCCTCGTTTTAACACATTCATTATAGTTTGTTCTTGTTCAAAAATTTCCTTAATCATCCAATGATCAAATCCATTTATTTCAGTATTTAAATAATTTATTTTTTTTAATGTATAATTGTCTTTTGTATCAATAATTATATTTTCATTCTGCTTTTTTATAATACATATATCGTTATTATTTAGTACAAAATAATTTGATAATTTGTTATTAAATCCACTTTGTTCACTTGTAATAATTACATTAGTTTCATTATAGCCTATTAATAAAGGACTACCATTGCGCGTTGCGTACAAAGTATTTGGATAATCAACGTTCATTATTACTAATCCCCATGTACCTTCCAATTTATTAATTACTTGTTGTATTGATTGTTCAATATTATTTTCTTTATTATAAAATGACAATAAATTTACTATAATTTCTGTATCTGTTTGAGAACTCATGATATATCCATTTTCTAATAACATCGTTTTCAATTCTTTATAATTTTCAATTATACCATTATGTACTAAAGCAAATTTCTCACACATTGAAATATGTGGATGTGAATTAATATCATTTTTTTCACCATGTGTTGCCCATCTAGTGTGACCTATTCCAATATTCCCACGTATATGATTTGTATTTAAATAATCTATTGCACTTAATGTAGACGTTGATGCTTTTTTGATACACTTTATATTTTCGTCAATAATTGCTATACCCGCTGAATCATATCCTCTATTTTGCAATTGCAGTAAACCATCTAATAATATTTTATATATATTATCATATATACCCGCAATAATTCCACACATATATATTATTTAATATATATATATTAAATCCATGGTTTTTTCTCTAATTGTTTAAAATTTCTATCATAATTTTCTGGTCTATCTAATGGTCGTGCAATTACACTCTGATCATAACAGTATTTTTCATAACTAACTGCACCGCTATAAACATTTTTAACACTATAATCTAATACTAATGCGTTTAATTTTTCTATTTGTTTGGTTATATTTGTTTGTAAATTTTCAGAATATTGCATAAATATGCTTCTCATGATAATTTTTAAATTATCAATATTTTGATTAGGAACCATATACTTCCCATCTGATAATTTATGAACACCGGCTCTTATTCCATTTTGAATAATTTGAATATTTTCAGCAGAAAAAAATAAATTGCTTAATAATGTTGTTTCATATTCACCATTAAGAGCACCTCTGTAATCCGTTGCTTTATTATCTATTGAGAGTTTTTCATACATCTTAAATTGCATTTCAGAACTAGGTGGTTGCATAATATCCATTCTAGATATAGTATCTACACGATTGTTCAAATTTAATATTCCGTCTTCTTTTCGAAAAGATTTGTAAAATTCAGAATAATTATCCATAAATATAATATATATATACAAATAAATATATTTAGATAGTTTTAATTTCTTCACGAATATTATAGCAATGGAAGTATTTCATAAAATAGTTTTAGGTATCGCAACAGTATTATTGATTTTTATATTAGTAAGCGTCGGTATATTATTAAGTAAAACTAAAGAAAATAAAATATATCCCCCTACTGCGTTACAATGCCCGGATTATTGGATAGAAGACAATAGCGGTTGTATTGTAGGTGATTTAAATCAAGGTATGCATATTAATGATGCTGATGAAATAGTTCCTTTTGATAAAGGTAAAGTATTTGATTTTTCCACTAATCATTCTTCATGGTTTAATGTAGATAGCTATGCAAAATTTAGTGATACATGTGCAAAAAAACAATGGGCGATTGACAATAAAGTTATGTGGGATGGTATTTCAAATTACAATTCTTGTTAAAAAAAATATACTTAAATTATATAATGGCTAAAACCATGCGTAACACACTCTGTAAAAGAGTAAAAAATAAGACTAAATGCAAGAAGCTTAAAGGCTGTAAATTAGCTAAAGGTAAAAAGCGAAGCTATTGTAGAACAAAGAAGAATAGATCTCATAAGAAAAAGTAAATCTTTTTTACAATATTTATAAAAAAGATTTATAAAAAAGATTTAGGCAATAAATTTTTCAACACTAGGCGGTTCACTATATAATCCTTCTTTCTTTGTTATTTCTATTTCATTTTGATATAATATATTACCGTCAACCTCACATATATCATATTTCAATCTTTGTAAATGTTCTATTTCTACTAATAAATCGTTTATATATATATTTACAACAGTGGTAATATGTTGTTTATTATATGTCTTTTTATATTCATCTAATAATACTTTCATGTCTGTTTTTATTTTTTCTATTTTCGATAATTTTTTAATAATCTCTTGTTTGTTTTCTTCATTATTAAATATATCATTGTATGCTTTCAATGTAGATGCATACAGTAAATTATCATCATTATACTCCTCCATTTTCTCTTTAAACAATTTAGATGATGTTTGTTCAGATATGTAATTTAGTAAGGTATCTAATTTTTGTTTTATAATATTTTCTTTATGATCATCTAAATTTTCTTTTAAATTATACAACATGGTTTCAAATTTGAAATGTTCTCCCCTATACAATTTTATATTTAATGAACATGGATTACTTTGAGAACCACAAATTGCAATATATCTATAATCTTTATTAGCAAATATTGTACCGCACGCTTTTTTACATTTAATACAAGAAGGTTTCCATTTTTTAAGCAATTCTTTCTTTTCTTTTATTGTTTCGCCTTTTTTAATATAAGCATCTTTTTCTTTTTTAATATTTTTCTCATATTGCGATTTTAATTTAAAATAATCATTCAATGCAGTTATAAAATCAACTTGTTTATCTAATTGTTGTACTCGTTCGTCTGGTTTGGTTATAGTATTTAGTGATAATCCGGATAAAGGTGTATTATCGTTTTCAAATTCTCGTAAATTATCAGCTAATTCACCACTTTCAATAACTATGGTTAAGTTATTTGAGATATTCAAATACAACAATTCAGGAAATTCAATCAAATCTAAATGCTTGAAATCATTGTTTTTAATGTTTAATTTGGTAATACTTATTTTTTTTGGAAATTTGATTTCTTCTAATTTATTATCTTGACAATCTAATGTTTCTAAATCAGGAGCTTGAGAAATATCCAAATGTTCCAAATAATTATTTTTTATATCTAAATGAAATAAATCAGAAGGTGCATTTTCAAATTCAACTAATAAATTATTTGATATAATTAGATTATTAATTATTTTTGGAATATTACGTATACTTGTAATATTTCCTTTAGAAAAATTAATTGTTCTCAAGCTTTTGAAATCATTTTGTAAAACAGATAAATCTAAATCGCCATTTAATATTATTGATACATTGAGTTCAGATATTTTAGATGTATCTAATGTTTCTAATAAATCATTAAACTGTTTCTGTGCAATATTATTACTTTTTATAATATCTTCACGTTTTTTATGTATGATATTCATGTTATTATAAAATATTATAATATTTTAAAATAATTTACGATTGATTTAATGTTGGTAGTTCTGTAATTAAAGATGAATTATTATTTTTATGCATCTCTTTATAATCACGTATTTTCAACATCACATATTGCTGATCTTTTAATAATTGTTCATGTTTTTCATAAGGTGATAATTTTTCTTTTCTTGACAAATACAATACGACAAATAATAATGAAAAAAAAATTATAAACACGGTTATATTAAATACCCAACTAAAGGTATTCAATTTATTTTCATGACATATTTTTAATTTATCGTACAAATAATATTTTACGTTTGGTTCTATTAATAAAGGAATGTCCATATATTTATAATATAAAAATAAGTATTAATTTATACAAAATTAGTATAATGTTATTTTATAATAATGAAGTTTCCAAATCCATTTGAATTATTTGAAAAATCGATTATTGAAAATGCTGAAAATATGAATAATGATGAGTCAGATAATGATTTAGGAGATATGTTTGGTTCTCATCCTACTCCTTCATATCCTTCAAATGACTTTAGTGAACAACAAGTTGCATTAGAAGAAAAAATTGCAGAAAATAAATTATTTAATTCTGTTAAAAATTTGAAAAAAAATGTTAGTACTGAAACTGCGTTCTTTATTTATTTTGCTGCTATTATTATTTTGTTAATATGGCACTGTTTAATGTACGGCAGCTTTGCTTTTAAAAAACATTGGTTAGATCCAAGTAATCCTGCAATTAGTGATAAAATTACAAAACTAATGGAAAGTACTCAGGCTAGTAATCTTTGGCCGATAATACCATCGATTAAATTATTATCTTTATATCCCATGATTTATCTTATGATAATAATGGTATTAGATACAATCGGTGGTGGAATAAACAATAAAGATGCGAAAAATGCATTTATAGTAAGTTTCTTTTTATTTTTAATTATTGTTGGAAGTACACTTGCGTTATCTATAATACCTAGTTTTGTTGAAATATTTGAAAATTCGATTGGTTACAATATGTTATCATCCAGTTATTTTTCTACAAAATCATTGTTTCAAAATTTCTCTCCCAGAATATTCCCGAATTTCGGTATTGATATGACATTTTTATTTACTTTATTCACTATTTGTGATTTTGAGAAAACGTTTAAACAATTTGCTATTGAAACTACTAAAAAAAATAATCAACAAAAAGAAGAAGACATATTTTACGATATAAAATATCCAGCAAATAGCGAAAATGAAGATAAAAGACCTGACATTAATAATTATGATGACGTAATTAATAACTATAATAAATTAGACACTTCTATAAAACCTGAATTATTTACTCTTATTATGAAAAAATGGGTTATTGGTCATGGCGCATGGTCTTTCTTTGCGGTTGTTATTACTTTCTTTGCATCATTAAAAACAATTTTAGAAACTAATTAATGTTTATACATTTACAATATCGATTATATAATCATAATAATAAATATTAATTTATCAAATACACCAAAACAACCGAATATGACAATATTGCTAAAATAATCGCAACTAACCATATTGGTATTACTGTTTTATGCTTATAACCTAAACCAAATTGCCGAAATCCTCCTTCACTATTATACATTAATTCGGGCTTTATAAAATGTATTACGAAAAATGCTAATAAAAATATAACAATTGCAATATTTACAATATGAACTCTAATAAATTTTTGACTTAACATGAAAATATAGTTATATTATATTTTCATAATATATTTTTAGAAATCTCCAAATTCATTTTCTTCTCTATAATCACCTTCTGGATCTCCATCCATGTAATCTTCTCCTAAATGTTCCAATTCCAATGTTTCTTCACCATTTTTATAATCATCTTCTATATCAATTTCCTGTGTTCCAACCGATACATGTTCACGTTCTTTATCATAATGATCTTTATTATATTGTGTTAAACTCTTTGACAATCCTATATTGTATTTTCCTATTTTGAATTTCAATAAATATTCCTCCAATTTTCTTTCAAAATTATCTGTTATATTACCTAACTCTTGTACCATTGTTTCTTTTTCTTTAATTTCTATTTTCTTTGATTTTTTGAAGTATTCATTATAAGATGATAATACAAAGGTATCATTCTTTTCCATCTGCATAAAAGCTAATAATAATCTCGCAATACTTTTCTTAAAATCTTCTTGATTTCCAACTAATATTGTTTCCATTTCAATGAGTTCTTCATTTGTTTCATTTGCTCCGATTAATTGTTGTGCATCATTTTTGTCATTTTGAATATTTTCTTTTCTAAATTGCTTTTTTTCTTTAATATCACTTTTCAAATGTTCTTTATCATTTGCGGACAAAATATATTCATAAATGCATGAATAATACAAATAAATATGCAATAAATAAATAGTATCCTTATCAAATAATGAAAAGAATTTTTCACCATCTTTTTCAAAATACATATGAATAGGTAAATGATGAATAAACAAATATAAATCACTCAATTTACTATTTACATCACGTAATATATTTTTAATTAACCCTTCGTTTGCATTTACATTACTGTTAATGACATTCCAATAATTATTCAACATATTATTTATATCAAATCTATGATTTTTGGAAATATCCCAATGGGGAGGAACGTTTTTATATCCAATACCGTCTTTATTAATTAATATACTAGGAAATAGCTTTGTCATATTATAAATCGCATTTTTCATGAAATTGGTAACATTATAAATCGCATCTTTATTATCTAATTGAGTTATTGTTACATTCAATAAATAATCTTGTAATTTATCAAATTGACGATCCGTTAAATTACCATAATCATCAAAAAAGTCAACAATCGCATAATACAATTTCTCATTTGCATTTGCTAAAAAGTTCTTGAAATTATTTAAATCTTCTGATTCATTTGTCATTTTCTTAGGGTCATAATTATGTAATAATTTTGTCAAATGATCTCTAAAATTCTTATCTATTACACTACTATCTATACTATCAAATTTCTCCAATATATCAGTTAATGCAGATTTGGTATCATAATTTAAATCATGTTGAATATTTATTGTATTTTCATTATTAATAAGTCTTAAAAACAAATGCAAGTCGTTCTCCGAAAAATGTTTTCCGTTCTTCTTCAAAAAATCAATTTGATCATTGATGGATCCATTTATAGGATAATCTTCGAATTTATTAGAAAATATATGTTTGAATTGTTCTGGTATTGGCATGTCATTATTTAGATTACAATATTTAATAAAAGTATAATAAACATTTTCTTCTAATATGGTTTCTCCAATTACGGGTTGTTTTATTCCACTAAATTCATTATGAAATAACAATCTCGCATTATTATATGTTTTTATTTCATTTACATAATCATTCAATTCTTTCGATATTATCATTATTTTTTTGATATTATCATTTTCCTTTATAAAATAATTCAATGCGCTTGCATTATTATCATTACAACATGCGTTCTCAATAAAAGGATTTTTTGATATAGTTTTCAACAATGGATCTTTCTTTTTGATAATATTATTAATTAATTCTACAATACCATAACCGTAGAGAGACAATCGACTTTTAATAATTGATAAATTCTCTCGTTGTTCTTTGGAACCATTTCGCAACTCTTCTATTAATTCATCTTTAAATTCCTGGGTTATAGATCGAATTGAACCCACTTTAAATGGAACTATTGGTGGCAAAAACGATTTCCATTTCTTTACATCATCATTTTTATCTGTATTTTCGTCTGGGTATAATAATAAGTATTCTCTTTTTACATCATATAAATTGACAATATCGTTTCTTTTATATAAAAACTGCTCAATTACACCTTTAATATTACTTACATATTGTTCTTCTTTTACCTTTTCAATAGAATTCCATGGCTCTTCTTTACTTTTCATTGCCTTCATTACACATGATAAATAAATTATACCACTTTGGTCTTCTACTCCTGTTAATGGATAACCCGAAAATGAACGCTTACAATTTGTAAATGTTTTGTCTATTTTAAATGTTTCATCTGTGGTTGTTTGTATTGCCACTAACAATGTTGCTGCAATATTCCAAAACATAATACGATTTTTGTAAATTTCATAAGATATTTTATTTTTACCGGTTTCTTTAAAATAAATTTCGGATTGTGTTTTATAAGCAGTCTCACTAACAATATTTACTCGTATTAATTCTTCGGTCACTCGTAATACAAAATCTTTTACACGGCTTGTTTCTAATCCAATATTATCACAAATACTATACAAAATATTATAAATCACTTCATTTATTTCGTTCTCAAATACTGGTGTAGATTTCCGAGCATCTGTCATTTTTACTTGCAGTTCTTTTTCCATAATATCGTAATTAGAAACTTTAAATCCTTCTTTTGTATATTCATCTTCCACTACATAATCACGTTTTCTTATATTAAAACCACTTTCTTCATCAACAATATAATCTCCGTCATCACTAAGAGTTCCTTTTGTTGCACATATGTTATCTAGAGCCTCATTATATTTATTTTGCATGTATGCATTCGCTAATGTACCAAAAAACATTGGTAATAGTTTTGTGTTTGTATCTTTACAATAATACCAATATTGATTTTCAACAATTCCAACATCTTGCATAGGTTCTCTACAAGTCAATTCAATGAATTTTAATATATCGCTTTGTTTTTTAACAAAATCATCTTGTGATAATATTGTATCGCGCAATTCAAGATGTTTTGATTGAATACTATCCACCTCATCAGCAAATTTACTTAATTCATATGCTTTATTATTATATTTATTCTCATGGTTCTCTCTTATTAACGATAAACTATGAATTTTTTTGAAATCTTTTGTCAATTGGGTTTTCATTTTATTTGTTAATTCTTCCAAAGTCATATTAATACGATTATCAAACTCTTTCAACATTCGTGATTTTGTTAATTGTTCCATTCGTTTTTTTGCTTGTTCTTTTGGTTCACATGAATTTAATAAACTATCTGTATTTTCATTTTTAAAACAATCGGGTCTTATATTACAAAATAATGTATTTGTATCAATAAACATTTCTGGTTCAATATTTTTATCAAAGATCCATTGATCTTTAACTCTATAATAATATCCCGTTTTTTCACGAATTTCTTCTTCTATTTTCATTTGTTTCTTTTCTTCTTTGGTAAGTTCATCTTCGTTTACACTTGATGGCAATTTTGGTTTCACTTGTAATATTGCATATTCTCCATCTCTTACCAATTTTTTCCCCAAAATAAGTGTTTCTACTAATTCATCCACGTGTTTTTGTTCCACACTATGTTTAGTTAACAAGTTCTCCGTTAAAAATTCCTTGAATTCATCGGGTGCCATTGTTTTTTGATCATTATCATAAAGTTTCATAATATGATATGGAGTATCATCGAATTCATTGTCATAATATATTTCATCTTTATATTGATCATTTTGTAATTCTTTGAAATTTTTATATTTTTTTGTTAAATATCTACGCACACAGTCTTTTGGTTTTATTTTTTCATTGTTTGACATATCATCAATATTTGCAGGTTCAAATATTTTCAAAATATCTTCGGGTGTTGTTAATTTTTTAATAGTAATTGAGGCAATTATATTACATAATAAATTACATCCGTCTGTGTTTGTTAATTTTGATAACAATTCACTAGTTGAAATGTTTGTTAATTTATTTTCACCCATTTTATAACCATCTTTAAACATATCCATTGTTTCTGCATTGTCAAAAAACATCTTTTCTATTTTATTCATTGGAATGCCGGTTTGATTATTTTGATTGATAATTCTCTTGAAGTCTCTTTTTCGGGTGTTATATGTATCATTAAATTCTTGTATTTGTGTTTTAATAAAATGACGGATTTCATTTAATTGACCATAACATATATCATTTTCATAAATACCAAATGGTTGCAATTCTTTTACTACATTCACAAATGACATTTTTCTATTTATACTTTTCTTCATATTTTTTATTATAGTTCTCGTATCTGGTATAATTACATTCATGAATTTTGAAAATTTGTTTGACTCATTTATTAATTCGTTGTCTAAAATATAATGTTTTATCTTATTTAAAAATGTAAAATCTCCATCTTGTTCATATAAAATTTCATGATCTAAATCATCTACTATATGAGTTGGTATTTTAATATTATTAAATAATTGATTAAAAGATAAAATATTTTTACTTAATTCGGATTTTCTCATAATATTTGTTCCTGGTAAATCTATTTGTGAATATTTTACCATCTCTTGTGGTAACAATAATATAGAATTTAATGTCATTTTATCATCTTTTGTTAGATTAGAATTTACAAATTCAGTTCTCCCTGAATTAGTTATAATTGGTTCCTTCTTTTTTAATCCCAAATTATATCTTTGTACAAAAAAACGTTTTTCTTCATTTTCTTTGTTCTCCACTTTACAATTGAAATCACCATAATTATCTACAATTACATCCATTTCACTTTGAATGGTTTCTCGTTCTATTAAATATTTACTATCTTTTTCTTGTTTTTCTATTTCAAAATTAGTTATTAGAGAACTTGACAAATATCTTTGTGTTAAATCATTCACATTTTTCTTATAATTTTCACTAGTTTCAACTCCCATTGCCTCAAATGGATTCATTATTTTATCCAAATCTCTATATAACTCTGTATAACGATTATTTGTTGTTATATTTTTATATCTCATCATACAGTCTTGATAATGGTTTAAATCATTTTCTAAACTCGCATTAATTACATCTTCATGTGTTATTCCTGTATTAAAATCATTATTAAACAATCGTTTCTTTTGTGTTACTACTGGGATCAACCATTTAAAATCAAAATTATTATTTTTTATTTTTTCCATTAATGGTTTATATTGTGCACCTTTATACACTTCTCGCAAAACATTCATATTATCATCAAAAACCGAATATATATTTCTTAATTGTTTATAACGTTCGATCAATCTTTGTACATGATCTAATACTTTCTTTGTGCGTTTATTATTTGGTATTGTTGCTAATAACTCGTCTTTCAAATCATTTGCTTGAATATCTAAACCATAATTCCTTTCTCTTTCTGATATTTCTACCATTTGAACCACATTTTCCAACTCATCGCCAAAAATAATTTCATCAGCATCATGATATTCTCTTTTTAATTTATTTTTGAGAACTTCATCCGGAACTGCATTTTCTGGTATATTTATTATCATTTCACCACTGTCTGAATATTCACTATATGCCTTTTCGTCTTCTGGTCTAGCACAATATTCATCTAATTCTACTTCTTCATATTCAATATCTTTTGGTTTATCTCTTATTGTAAATGATTTAAATGGTATATCTCTCGGTAAACCTTTATAAGCAAAATCTATATATAATAATCTTCGTGGAGCAATAGCGGTTTTTACTTCTATCATATCTTCTTCCAAATTTGTTATTTCTCCAATAATATGTGCTGGGTAATCACCTCCAATATCAATATCCACCCATTTATGTGGTAATAAACCATTTTGTCTTGCATAACCTTCTTCATTTGATCGATTTAAAAGAACAATAGAGGTTATTGATTCATCACTTAAATATTTATCTTCATTCAAATTTAATTTACTTTTACTTAATGTTGAAATGTGTATTATTTCTATTATTTCATCATCAATATATTCAATATAATAGGTATTTTGATCATAATATTGATTTGTTGGTGAAATAATTTTAATAATATCACCTAATTTGAAATTTGTTACTTCTTTTTCTTCTTTCACTTCATCTATTGTTTTTTCAGTTTCTGGTTTCGTTTCTTCTATTTCATCTGGTTCTTCTTTTCTTTCATCTGGTTCTTCTTTTGTTTTATCTGGTTCTTCTTTTGTTTCATCTGGTTCTTGTTGTTTTCTTTCATCTTCAACCTGTTTTTTTGGTTTTCTTATTTTTATTTTTATTTCGTTGTTCATCTATAATATACTAATATATCTTAATACTACTAAATTTTATATAAAAATTATGTCAAAAACTTAAAAATTGAATTAAATTAAAAAAATATATACATATACATAATTGTTCGATTTATAAGATGTCTTTTCCTATGTTTATTAATACTACAACCTATAGTGCAAGTACTATTAAAACTAAAAAAGTAAAAGTAACTACTGATACAACAGAATATTGTTATGATATTCTAAACTATATCAGTGCTCCTGTTCATGAAGCAAAAGACTTTTACGAAGAAGATTTTATGTCAGAGGATACAATGATTGGGTGTTATAGATCAGTGGTGGTTGATCCTGAAACAAATTACATCTTGTGTTTTTCTCCGCCTAAATCTATTAACAATGAAGCATTCAAGATGTTGCATTTACTTGAACACAATAAGATCAACCAGAATTTAATGAAAAATGCAATCATTGAAGGCACTATGATCAACCTGTTTTACGATCCACGTCGCGAAACATGGGAAATTGCGACCAAAGGTGCAATTGGAGGTAAGTACTGGTACTATAGAACACAATATGATGATACAGATAACTGTCAATTAACATTTCGTGATATGTTTTGCGATGCTTTAAAAGTTTCAAGAGACTGTGAATTCAGTAATATTGGGTTATTTGACAAATTGAATAAAGATCATTGTTATAATTTGGTGCTCCAACACCCGAACAATCATATTGTGTTGCAAATACATGAACCGATGTTGTATATTGTTTCAGCATTTAAACTAGAAAAATCAATGGTTTCTTATGTCAACATTCATGAAGAATATATTATTCAAAGTTTTAATGGATCTGTCGTGAGATTTCCAAATGAATATACTGTTGATGAAACGATCTATTCGAATTTCGCGGAAGATGATAACTATTACAATGTGTATCCTGGATATATGGTGACAGATATACACACTGGATTGCGATCTTCTTTTAAAAATCCAAATTACGAATATATAAAGAGCATTCGTGGAAATAATCCAAACCTGCAATTTCATTTCTTTGCACTTCAACAAGCAGATAAGCTAAAAGAGTTTTTGCAATATTTCCCTAAATATAAAGATATGTTTTATAAGTTCCATATTCAGTGTGGCAAATTCATTCAATCAATACATGATGCTTATGTAAGTTATTATGTACAAAAAAAAGGTAAAGACGTTCGTATTCCAAAAAATATATTTCCTCATATTTACAAGTTGCATTTTGATGTACATTTACCTTCAATTGAGATTGGTAATAAAGTCATTGTTACTAAACAAATTGTAGCGGACTATTGGAATAAAATGGAACCAAAAGAAAAATTGTACTATATAAGCAAAACATCAGAAGCATAATTCTTATAAAAATATAAAAATTATAAAAATTATAAAAAATATGTACATATTGTAAATATTTTTTTATTTTGAATATAAAGCAGATAACTTGCATAAGTTTTTAATATATTCAAGGGATTGTTGTTTATTGTGTTCACTCATTTCTTTAATCGGAGTTCGAATACTATCAATCCCTTGTAAAACATTTTCGGAATAAGGCATTTGAGCAAGATCTTCTCTATAATCCTTGCTAATAAAAAAGTCTAAATCATCCTTTTTAATTAATTCACCATAAGGCTGTTCAACAAATTGATACCATATTTTTATCAATAATGTAGGATTTGCTTTTTTTGTTAAATTAAATAAATCAATTGATGAACAAATATCCATATTTTCTGGAAATATTGTATTTATTTCTTTAAAAAAATCAAAAAAATGATTATTAAATGCCTTTAAAACAATAGATTTATCACTCATTATAATTACAATTATAAAATGTTTAAATTATTTAAATGAATATATTTAAAAATCAGAAACATTGTATTTAAATTGTGGTTGTTGGTTCATATTAGGTATTTCCGAATTCCGTTGTTCTTGTAAATTGTCGATGGTAACCCCATTTTCTATTTTATCAGGTTTATATGAATCTGGTGGAGTTTGTATAAAATTTACATCTTGATTAGCGGAAACATAATTATACATTTGTCTATTCCCGCCTTCACCTTTAGCACTTAACTCTTCTGGGGACATATCATAATATGTAAAATTTTCAGAAACAATATTTGCGCCTCTATTTGAATTGTCAATTGCATATGCTAATGGTTCTCCATTTCCAAAATTCGCATTTGCTATTTTTTTTTTCATAGCCGGTTCAAAATGTTGAATAATATCATCGCCTAAAACAACTTGATAATTTTGTTTTATTAGTAACATAGCAGGGACTGAATTAATATTAGGAGGTAATAAAACTTCTTTTCCATTATCTAGTATTATCATTATTTGATTGGTTTTAGGGTCTAATCTCCGTTTATCAATATTATATGAATTAATTGAATCTAATAATCCTCCTTTTGAAAGGAACTGTATTATTTTTTGAGAATGCTTGCAATAAGTTGAATAATATAATATGTCCATTTGTTTATATTTGTATAATTATATAAAAATATAAAAGATTTCTTTATGTTGAATTAATACACATTGTATTTAGTAAACGGAAAATAAAATAATAAACAAAATAACTAATTAATAGAAATCCATAAACAATTCTTAATTTCTTATCATCTTTTGAACTTGAAAATAAACTCATTAATAATCTTACAAGAATAATAACGAAAAATAAAGCCATCAAAATAGAAAGACCGTAAAGAACACCACAATAAGCCGTTGGTAAAGGACCGAAAAAATAATCTAACAAGTCAGTAGACATTATATACTTAAACAATATTTTTTTCTATTAAATTAAATAAAATAATGTAAATATAAATTATAACTAAATATTATAATGGACGAATCAATAACATGGAATATAATTGATAAGTATTTTAATGATAATCCAAACATTTTAGTAGAACATCATATTGAATCATATAATGATTTTTTTAAACATGATATTTTTAAAATATTTAAAGAAAAAGGTCCCATTCAAATACAATCCAACTACGATGAAAAAATAGATGATTATAGACAAAAAGCTTTGTTATATTTCGGTGGTAAAAATGGCGATAAGATTTATTTCGGGAAGCCTATTATTTACGACGATGATGAAAATAGTCATTATATGTTTCCTAATGAAGCCCGTTTACGTAATATGTCTTATGGTATTAGTATACATTATGATATTGAGGTGGAGTTTTACACTATTTTACATGATGGAGAAGCGCCAAGTGTGGTTGAAGTAGAAGAACCTATCGACGAAAGTAATGAAACATTAGAGGATTATCCTGAAAAAAATGAATTTACTAATGTAAAAGACGGGTTCGATGAAATTGAATTAGAAGGAGAAGTAAAAGGTGGTATGCCAAGAATGGCTAAAAAAGTAACACGTAAAAAACGTAATAAAAAACAATATGTTATGACAACAAGATTATCTTCTGAAATGAAAAAAGCAACCGAAGAATCATTAATTAGTGATAATGTTCAAAAAACTACTCAAATTCTTGAAAAAATTTATTTGGGTAGAATTCCAATTATGTTGCAATCTAATTTCTGTGTTTTACATGGATTAACACCAGAAGTAAGATTTTCTATGGGTGAATGTAAACATGATTTAGGTGGTTATTTTATTATTCAAGGTAAGGAAAAGACCATTATTTGTCAAGAAAAATTCGCAGATAATATGTTGTATATAAGAAAATATGAGAAAGAAAATACTGATGAAGAAGATCTCAAATTTTTATATTCATCTGAAATACGTAGTATTTCGGATAATGTTTCAAAACCACAGAGAACAATGGCAGTAAAAATAGTTGCACCTAGTCCTATTTATACAAACAAAAATTTTGTTGTTGCTATTCCAAATGTACGTAAAGAAATACCTTTATTTATTGTTTTCCGTGCATTAGGTATTATTAGTGATAAAGCAATCATAGAAATATGTTTATTAAATTTGGATAAATATGAAGATATGATGGATTTATTTATTCCAAGTGTACATGACGCAGGTGGTATTATGACACAAAAATTAGCCATTGAATATATTGCTACATTTACTAAATCAAAACAAGTTGATAGTGTTATGAGAATATTAACTGATTATTTTTTACCTCATATTGGTGAAGTTAATTTCAAAGAAAAAGCCTATTTTTTGGGATATATGGTTTTCAGAATGCTTTCTGTACATAATGGATTAGAAAAACCAACTGATAGAGATAACTTCAAATATAAAAGAATTGAATTAGTTGGTTCTATGATGTATGATTTGTTTAGTGAATATTTTACAGAACAACAAAAATATATTAGAAAACAATATGACACTCGTTTATCTTTAAATAAAGCTATTTATGAAAATGACCTACAGAGTTTAATTACTTCATTTCAGAATGAGATTTTTAAAGAACGTATTTTAGAGACGGGTTTCAAAAAGGCTTTTAAAGGTAATTGGGGCGCACATAGTCATACAAAACGCATTGGTGTATTACAAGATTTAAATCGTTTATCGTTCAATGGTTATTTATTTCATTTGCGAAAAACCAATTTGTCTATGAACGCAACCAATATTATTCCACCAAGATTGTTACATTGTTCTCAATGGGGGTATTTTGATCCAGTCGATACACCGGATGGTGGAAATATTGGATTACATAAATCATTGGCAATATCAACACATATTTCTAGAGGATTTAGTTCTAGAGAACCATTGATTAATTGGTTGAGGGAAAATATAACTATGAAAATCGTCGATGAATGTAATCCAATATTGTTATCCAATATGACAAAAGTTATGGTTAATGGATATTGGGCTGGATCCATTTTTGATCCATTTGATTGTATAAATAAAATAAAATTATACAGAAGAAATGCACTATTACCAATTGATATTAGTGTAACTTTTGATATTACATTAAATACAATATTTATTTATAATGACAATGGTAGATTATGTAGACCGATTTTTTATAAAGACGAAGAAACATCTAAATTATCTATTGAAAATGCAAACATTAAAAATTTAATTAAATCAAAAGATTTTACATGGCAACAATTGGTTTGTGGGTTTAATGATCGAAAGGATAATTTCAATATGTTTCATAATAATATTTATGATTTGGATCAAATATATCACAGTGTCAATAAAGAAAAAAATCCAATAAAATTAGATCGATTTATTAAGAAAAAAGCGGTTTTAGATTATATTGATGCAAGTGAAAGTGAAAATGCTTTAATTGCCATTGATTATGATGAATTCAATAGAAAAAATTATACTCATATGGAAATACATGAATCATTAATATTGGGTGTAATGGGTAATCAAATTATTTTTCCTGAAAATAATCAAGCTCCTAGAAATATGTTTTCATGTGGTCAAAGTAAACAAGCTTGTTCTATTTATCACACAAATTATCATGTGCGTATGGATAAATCCGCTATAATATTGAATTATGGACAAACTCCTTTATTAAAAACACGGTATTTAAAGTATTTCAACAAAGAAGAAATGCCTTATGGTGAAAATACAATTGTTGCCATTATGTGTTATAGCGGCTATAATATGGAAGATTCGGTTTTAATAAACGAAGGCGCATTGCATCGTGGTTTATTTAATACAACTTATTATACAACATATGAATGTCATGAAGAATTACAAAAGTCGTCGGATGGTACAAGTCAAACCGTTTTTAATAATATTCAAAATAATGCTAATATTACTAGCAAAAAAATGGGATATGATTATAGTAAATTAAATAAAGTTGGTCTAATTCAAGAAAATTCTATTGTCGATGATAAAACAATATTAATTGGAATGACAAATTCGGCTTCAAATTCAAATGATGTAATGGACGTTTCCATTACTCCAAAAAAAGGACAATTGGGAATAGTTGATAAAAGTTTCATTACTGAAGGTAATGAAGGTGAACGCATTGCTAAGGTTCGCGTTCGTGATATTCGTATTCCAAATTTGGGTGATAAAATTGCTTCTCGGGCTGGTCAAAAAGGTACCATTGGTATGGTTATAAGAGAATGTGATATGCCTTTCACTCGAGATGGTTTACGTCCTGATATTATTATTAATCCTCATGCTATTCCTAGTAGAATGACTGTTGGTCAATTGATTGAAAGTATTACTGGAAAAGCTTGTTGTATTATGGGTGGATTTGGAGACAGTACTGCATTTGTAAATAAGGGCTCTAAAGCTGGTATTTTTGGTAATATTTTATCTAATTTTGGCTATCATTCTAGTGGAAATGATATTTTGTATAATGGTATGACCGGAGAACAATTAGAAAGTGAAATCTTTATGGGTCCTACTTATTATATGAGATTGAAACATATGGTTAAAGATAAAATTAATTATCGTCCGCGTGGACCTATTACAAAACTCACACGTCAACCCGTACATGGGCGTGCAAATGATGGTGGGTTACGTATTGGTGAAATGGAACGCGATTCTATTATTTCACATGGTATTACAGATTTCTTAAAAGATTCTATGATGGAAAGATGTGATAAATATAAAATGGCAATATGTAATAATAGTGGAATGATTGCTATTTATAATCCATCGAAAAATCTATTTTTAAGTCCACTTTGTGATGGCCCTATACAATTTACTGGTTCTATTAATAGTGATAATATGCATGTTAATAATATTTCAAAATATGGTAGAAATTTCAGTATTGTTGAAGTTCCTTATTCCTTAAAACTATTGATACAAGAATTAATGGCCATAAATGTTCAATTCAGGATTATTACGCAAGAAAATATTTCTCAAATTGAGAACATGAGTTTCTCTCAAAACATTGAAAATTTAGCAAATATAACTAATATTAACGAATTTAAAAATGTAATTAATAAAGAAAATAATAAACAAGAACCTGATAAAGAAACTCCTCAAAGTATTGATATGTCATTACCCGAAATTAAAGTAAAAGATGATTTTGAGGAGGTTTTCAATATAGATGACGAAGATAGTTCTCCCGAATGGAACCCTGGTTCCGGATTAACTTCTTCAATCACGCCAAATACCGGATCGCCTGACTATCCTGATGATAAAATGATCGATTTCGATAAAGAGGTTTTTGATCTTAATGAAAAAGTTGTTTATAAAGATGATGAAATTACACCAAAATCTATTTGGACAATTATTAAAATTTCACCTAATTTTATTACTATTCAAAGAGATCGAGATGATGATGAATTTAACCCTAACCGTGATGTTAAAGTAGTAAAAAGCGACCGCATTGCACGACCCGGTGAATTTTCTTTTAATGACGAAATTGATGAAATAAATACACAAATAAATGGCGGTAAAATGGATAAGTCTAATATGCAATCTGGACCTTCTAGAATAAATTTCACTCCTGTTATTAATGTAGTTACTGGTGAAAATAATAAAGTTACAAGTGAAGTACCTAATACTAATCCGAACCCTGTTCAAAATATTCCAATAAATGAAGACATATTTGATGATACTATTGTTGTAAAAGCACCAGATACATCACCTTCTGAAGTCACACATTCTATTAATAATGCATTAGATTTAGGTAATGGTCCATTGATTATTAAAAAATCTACATAAAAATTGATTTAAAATAATTATATTTATATAATTATATTAAAGTAACTATATATATGACGTCCAAAAATATTATTCATCGCATTTCTAAATCCAGGGAAACTATTTTAGATATATTAAATATTTATCAAGATCATAATGTAGATGATTATAAAGAATTTAGTTTACATGAAATTGATGCCATGTATAACAACGATCAATTAGATATGCTTATTAACCATAATAGTAATAATACAAAAACATATATTAAATATGTTTTGAGTTCAAAACCTATTCGTTCTCAACATATTGATACTTATATTGAAGATCTTTTTACCATTGAAGAGGTCTTATCTAAAGAAGATACCTTAATTGTAATTCTTTTTGAAGAACCCAGTGAAAATGTACAAAAATATATTAAAAATTTATATAAAACAGATGGAATATTTATTGTTATTCATACAATTAGCCGATTGCAATTTAATATTCTAGAACATGAATTGGTTCCCAATATGACGATTTTAAACACTAATGAGGTTGAAGAATTAAAAAAAAAATATAATTTACAAAATATAAAACAATTACCAGAAATAAATTGTTTTGATCCACAAGCATTAGCAATGTCTATGCGCCCTGGACAAGTTGGAATGTTAAAACGAGAAAGTGTTACCGCATTGGATTATAATTATTACAGGATTTGTATTTAGTTATTTTGTTAATATACTTTATAATGACCGAAGTTGAAATAGGATATAGAAAAAATGATTTTTTATGGAATTTAAATAATGATTGTCTTTCAAATAAAACGGAGTGTACAGGTATTGTTGCATTGAATAAAGAAAAATCTATTGAACTTATTGAAAAACAGCATATTCATAATGGTTCTGATGAAAGATATAATAATGTTCATGCGCAATTTAATAGAAAATATTTGGATACATTTAATTTATTTTTAGGTATGTTTTTATGTGTTATTTATATTATTTACAATTATGAACCTAAAATGATGTATGTTCTCATGATTGGTATATGTTTTATTTTAATTTTATTTAGTTATGATTATGCAAGTGCACCTATTGTTCTTCTTGTTATTATTATTGCTATTTTATTTAAATATTATATTGCACAAGGATAAAATATTTTTTTATTTATATGTACTATTTTTTAATAATATTATTATTTTTATTAATATTGTTGATGATGTTTAATCAAAAAGAATGTTTCACTAGTTATCCTAAAAATTTTACAAATAAAGGACCAGTGCCTTTTGTAAATCAATTTACACTTGAAACAATAAAAATGGATATGAGTTATATTATTGATTTTAAATTAAAATTAAACGAAGCTATTTATGATAATGAACAAATTTTTGGCATTTCGCAAACAGGTTCTCCTATTTTAAGTATTGAACGTGATGGAAGAACTCAAAAATTTAGTTTGTATATCAAAAACAATGGAACAATGACAAAAATATATACTTTTTCCAGTGAGAAAGACAAAGAAAATCATTTCGAAATAATGCGCATTTCTAATACAACTACAAATGCTTTCTTATTTTATAAAAATAATACTTATTTGGGAAAAAGTAATGTAAATGCATCTTCTACTCAAGAAGGGGTTGCTGATATTATAACTAATTTTAATGGAAAAAAATTATATACTGGAGAACTCAGTGATTTAGTCGTTGCATTTAATGATCAAGATATTAATAGGAAAACTGCTGAAAATTTATTAAAAGAAAAAATTTTCAATTCTGTATTAGTTTTAGACGGTTCTCTACAAAAAGGTCAAAGAATACAAAGTAGTGATGGTGTACATAGTCTTATTTTTAATGATGATGGTACATTATCTTTAAATGACAATATTTTCAATAAAGGTTTAGACAAATTTGTAGATGAAGATAATAATTTGCAATTTACAAGTAAATCTACTCAAAATTGGAAATCTAATTTAGATAATTATCAAAATGCGGTTTTGTTAAAATTTTATAAAAATGGTAATGTTGTCTTAGAAGATAATGCAAGAAATTCATTATGGAATACAAATACCGTAAATAAAAATTCAAAACATTTTGTTATTCATAATGGAGGTTCTCTTAGTATTTATAATAAGAATGGCGAATCCGTTTGGTCGCTTTGATATTTTATAATGTTATAATATAATATTATAAAATGGTTGATTGTTCGAAGATCTCTTATAATGATCCTAGTTTTTCTTATAATAAAAAAATGAAATGTATATTTGAAGAACATGATAGTTTTAATAATGATCAAGTTGAAAATGATATATTTGAAAAAACACTTTGTTTGCATGAAAAAATAAATGAATTCAATAAAGTATATGCATGTTATCTACGAAAATATTATAATACTTATAATGCTCCCCAATATTCATTGACGTCTTTAGCCGAGTGTCAAGAAATTGATACATCGTCGTTAGAAGAAGATCATACTGAAATAATGGATTTAATAACAGAATTAAAAGGACATGCGATTGACTTAGATACATATGGACAATTTGAACAAATTCCAGAATTTCAACAAATTAAGGAAACACATACATATATTAAAGAAACTCGAAATGATTTAGATAATAAATTAAAGGAATTAAATGCAGTCGATAATTCTATTGCAAAACAAAGTAAAATCGAATATGATTCTACAATTTATTTTTCAATGGTATGGACAACTTTAGCCACATGTTTAATATATTATAGTTTTACTGAATTATAGATAAAATGTTATTATTATTTATAATAATAATATAAATGAATGTACAAAATTATGATACTGTAGAAGAAGAAAATATCTATAATAAAATTGATAATGCCCATAGTAATATGCAGACAATCGAAGATAATAAAAGTTATAAATATTTAGAAATTAATGAAGATATATTAAACCCGATTAATGTAGGCAGTTTTTCAGTTGATGAAAGTGAGGCAAATAATGGCAGTTTTTTAATTGCTCGAGAATTATGGTCTGTTCAAGACACTGCTAGTTCTTGCTTTATAAATGCTCAAAAATTATATTCAAAGATGTTATTTGAAGAAAATAAAAAAATAAATTCAAATGATGTGGCTAAAGATCCAAAAGGTCTTTCTGTAAAAATTAAATCATCCAAAGGTTATTTACAAAAAAATGTAAATTATTTTCAAGAGAAACGTGTTGATAAATATATTAATAATTTTGAAGCAATTACTATTAAAAAAGAAACTTGTGTAGAATATTTCGGTTACTTTCGCGCATATGAATCTGGTAATTATACATTTAGGATTGCTGCTCCAGAAAAAGGTTATCAATTATGGATTAGTAACGATTATGCTTTGTATGATTTTAAACGTGATAATGCAGATATTAATAAAAAAGACGATACTAATCATAAAGATAGAGGTACAATAGTAAATGGCGAGAAACAAGTTGTTGTGTCATTACGAAAAGATTATTATTATCCTATTCGAGTTCAATTTTGCGCTGGAAAAGTAAATGATTTTACTTCAACCATGATAAACATAACTAGTCCTAGTGGTAAACGTATTACTAAAAATGAAAATGATTATAAATATTTTGTAACATTGACAGAAAACGGTCAACCATTTTATAAAAAACTTTTATATTATGCATTATTGAGAACAACAGATAATTTAAAAAGCCAATATCCTATTTATAAATGTATATTTATTGAAAGAAAATCATCTAATTATGATATTATTATTAATTCGAAATTAAATAAACCATTAATTTATTTTTATCAAGAAGTTCCCACTGATGTAACATATGAAAGTGAAATTAAAACAGTTTCTGTAAAAAAAAATGAAGACATAAAAATTACACCCCCTGCTGGTGCAGAAATTACTATATTAGATGCAAAGTATGGAACAACTGAACAATTAAAAAGAGATGATGGTGGAAATAAAACATTTAACCATAAAGCACATAACTATACACATGCGCCTTATATTTATAAATGGACAACACAAAGATGGGATCCTGAAAACATAACGCATAAAGGAAATGGTTTTTTATGGAGAAGATATGATGGTTATTGGGATGGAGATGATAATTTTGTAAATAATAGTAAAAAATCAAACACTACACAAATTAAAAGAAGAAAAGAAGGTTTACCTAATAACTCAACCGATAATAACCATATTGATCATCATAAATTACCAGAAAAGACAAGTTATGTAATTCAAGGAACACTTAGTTTGAAAAATGATGCCGATAATGGTACATTGGAGGTTCGTTTAGAATCAGATGACTATGCAAAATGGTGGATAGGAAAGAAGACAAAAAGTACGGCTTATAACAATCCTAAAAACTTTACAATAACAATGCAGGAGTTAAACGATACACCTTTTACATGTAAGATTGGTAATAATACGAGTAATGGTTATGTAAGATGTTGGATGCGGAAGAGTTTGAGGATACCTGATGGGATAGATCGACATTGTAACAGAGTAGGATGTCGCCGCTGGCATAAGAAATATAAAGATGTTTGGACGGATTGGGCTCAAATAAATACATTTTTTACTGTTAGTCATAATATTGTTAATGATTGGTACCCTAGAATGGTTACTGATAAAAAACAAGAAAAAAGACATAGAAAAATAGAACCTATACCTACATATGAAGAATGGGTACCTGACTGGGTAAATTTACCTAGTATGGTAAATGTAACCAGTAACGTTTCTTCAAAAATTAAAGGTGATCAATTGATTATTCCCGGTTCCGATCATAATACATATGAAGATCCTTGTCCGGGTATTGATTGTACTAGTAAAATAAAGCTAACAACACAATATAAATACAATGAAATATTTGATGCATATGATCCTAACAAACAAATTACTAATAGAAATATTCAATTAAATAGTAATGGTGAACTAGTATTTGGTTATGATTATAATAATAAATCAAATGCTTCACTTATTTCTGTGTTAAAAGATTATATAAAATGCACCGAAGGAAAAACTTGTGGTAATTTTATTGTGTTAGATGATAATGGTAATATATCTATTTATTATGGAGATCCAAGTGCACCACAAAATGATCCAACGCAAATTTGGACAAAACAGTTGCTACCTGATAATGTTAAAATAGACGAACTAGAAGTTAATCCTGAATGGAAAGCTACAAACTCTGCGACTTGGCCACATGATTTTATCAATCCAGGTGAGAAGATAGGTTATGGTGGAAAAGATGCACTTACTTCTCAAAACGGTAAATTTAAAATAACATTTAGAAGTGATGGTAAATTAACTTTAATTTATATTAAACAATCTTATGCTTCAATAAAAGATGTAAACCTAGGAATTATCAATTATACAACACCTAACCATAAAGCCGGACCAAAGAATGATCAACAGGTGTATTATTTATATAGAAGCAATCCAAATGATTTAACTGGTTTAAAATTTGTTGCTGAAACAGATAGCACACAAACTCCTATAATAAAATCATTAGCATTTATACCAAATTATTTTAGAAACATATTTAATTTTTCTGGTTATGAAAAAAAAAGTGATACTTATCCACTTTTGAAAGATGATGAAATCAATAATTTATTAAATAAATCCAATGAAAATCAATATGATATTAATGATAATTACATGTCTTATGTATTTTCAGAAGACAAATGTAAAACTACCTGTCAAACTGATGACAATTGTGAACATTATTTTTATTTAAATACTCAAACTGGAAATCGATGTCTTATTGATAAAAAATCAAACTCTATTCCTATTAGTACAGAAAAAAAATATGATAATATTACAAGTGGATCAATGAATAAAAAAACATATACTGTAAACACATGGTGTGGAGATCAAGATTGGAACCAGCCAGTTTCTTTAGTAAATTCGAATGACTATGATGATTATACAATTAATTACAGTAAATTTTCAGATAATTATGAACAACATTGTCCAAGTGATCCAACTATTGGATCTTATGATATTAATAACAAACATACAAGTTGTTTGAACAATGCATATAAAACATTCCATTGTAGTGATGAAAATTATAGAGCATTGGGTGCAAATGTAAATGCAACATATGCTGGACAAGAAAGTTTTGTTTCACAATGTGGTACGGTTGGATGTATTACTGAAAATAAAATACCACATTTACATAATATTGCAAAAAATATGAGTAAACAACAAGACAGAATTGATAATAGATATCAAAATACAAATAAGATATATACTGATATTAGTAATAATTACTTTGTAAATGTTGAAGAAGGAGAAAATCTTAAATATTCGAATGATGGTATACCAGAGATTTATAAAAAGAATGTACCTTCTACAGTTAGAACAAATACTCAAGATGTTATGCAACAAGACGCAAAAACAATACTTGTACATGAAAATACTGTAAATACAATTGCTACAATATCAGTTGCGTCTTTATTAATTACAGCAATAATTTTAGCAAAAGAATAATCTATATTTTATATATATATGTCAAGATTTGATTTAAGTACTATTATTAATTTACAAAAACAATATGCAACAGATTTGGATGCAATAGATAAATCAGGAGCAAATAACTATATTACTGATTTAAATGATCATTTAAACACGTTGCATACTCAATTAGATAAGAGCCAAATTAAGTCAGAAAGAATTTTATTAAAACAACGAAATGTAAATAATATTTTAGATACTGAGAAAACTCGTTTACAAGAAAAAAAAGCAAATGTTGATGATGCAGTTCAAGGACAAAAACGTATGATTAATATTCATAAATCTTATTCAAAAAAATATGCGGCGTATAACAGTATTACGTTTGCTATTATATTAGCAGTATTAATATACATGGCAATAGTGTTTATTCAAAAATATTTTGATAATGTTATTCCTGAATTTATTATTAACATCTTGTATATTATTTTAATTACCACTACTGTTATTTTTATTATATTCAAAGTAATTGAAATTGCTACGCGTGATAATATGAACTATGATAAACTTAATTTACCTCCTCCAAAAACCGGTGGTTTTGGATCAGGTAATGGATTTAACGAAGGTGATCTTTCGGGTGGTATAATGCATGGTATATGTAAAGGAGAAAGTTGCTGTAATCATGGTACATTCTTTAATTATGAATTAGGAAAATGTGTTCCTGTGGTTACTGATGCTGATGCTGCTGCTGCTGCTGCTGCTGATGATGATGCTTTTTCATTAATGTCAAGCAATAAAAATTTAGTGAGAATTAAGAATTATGAACCAAGTGAATTTTCAAACTACACAAGAATTTAATGTATAATATTTATATATGAACTCCGACGAATTAATTAATAAACAAAATGAAAAAATTATAAAAGATATAAAAAGAATTGATGAAAAATATTCCACAGATAATCAAAAAATTTATTACGAAAAAAAAAAATTAGAATATTTAGATAATTTAAATTGGTACTTATTTTTCTTATTTTATATTTTTGCATTTATTGTATCCTTCTTTATTTTTAAAACCGAATACAAATTAAAATGGAAGATATTTTTTATAATTTTAGTTTTTATTTATCCCTTTGTTATTTCCACTATTACATATTATATATATGAATTAATCGTATACATTTATGCAATTATTTTTGGCATTTCTTATAAAAAAGAAAAGCGTATTTAAAAAATATTTATAATTTATTAAATATTTTTTATAGTTCATCTTCCCCAATTTCATCTATCTCATCATCATCAGAATCTGTATCAAAATCTCTATCGTATTTTATCTTATATCCAACCCAAGCACTTTCTTTAGTATTATATTTAACCAATTTTTTATCCAAATATTCATGCACCTCTTTTGCGGTTGGACCTCCGCGCCCATAAGTTCCCATATACCAAATATTGAATTCACTTGATACCTCAGATTTCTTAATTCTACCTTTTGGATCCTTAATAATCTTTTCTCTAATGAACTCGGCAATATGATCTTCGCGTTCTCGGTACAACATACTTGCTTTATCAACTAGATTACAAGGATTGACCTCACCTTTTGTTCTCAATACAATCTTCACTAACAATGACATAAATACCTCTTTCCATTCCGGAAACTTCTCCTTTAATGTTACGTCTTTCTTGAATTGAAATGGCTTATCTACATCGTCGTCTTGAGGTTTATCTGTAAATAAAGACATAAAATCAACCACTGCTATACGACGCCATGTACCATGATCTTGAGTGCTAATCTTAGGAAAATTATTTGAACATACTGCTATTTTCATTTGAGGCACAAATGTCACTGATGTACTAAATAAATTACGACCTTTTATTGGTTCTACACCACTTGTCAACTCTTTCATTGCTCCATCATTTATTTTATCGTCTTTTGAAGGTTCTTGCATCACTGCAAATCTTAATCCTTTTAATGCAACAATATCTGGTGACGCTTGACCTTGCTTTTGACGCGCTTGTGTAATTAATGATATTGGAGTAATTGCATAATAATCTCCAAAACAATGTGATAATAAATCCGTCAAAACCGATTTACCATTTTCACCACCACCTATATAAATATGTAACTTCTGATTTAGATTTACACCTAATAATAAAGATGCTAAATGCTCCCACATATAATTTCTCAATGCTTCTATTGGAAACAATTTTGCCATAAAATCATTTATTTCCGCTATTTGTTTTCCATGCTTTTTATCATCTAATTCAATATAATCAATGTTTGTGCATTTTTCCAAATAGTCATCTGCGCGACCGGCTCTAAATTCTCCCGCTTTTATATCCAATACACCATTATTAAAACACATTAAATAAGGATTACTATCTAATAAATCCAAAAACTTCATTTCTGGATCATAAAACAATTCTCGGGCTTCTTTCAATATATGATCTTTATGTGTTGTTTGTCCTAATTTTACTATTACTTCCAATACTTTATTTGCCAAGGTTTCATATTTTTTCAAATTCTCTTCTGTTTGATGTTTATCACATAACTTTTGCGAAAATTCATCACATTTTTGTCTATATAAATTACGAAGCTGATCTGAAACACGTCGTCTTAAAGATGTACCTGATTCATCTTCCACCCAACGATGTTTGGAAAATCTATACCATTTATCTGCTTTTAATGATGCACATGCAAATTCATCGTTATACATCATAAATAATATTTTAGCAATATCAGCATCTCCACAACCTATATTCTTTTCATGTTTGCCTATGTTTTGTAAAGTAATACTTTTTATTGATTGATTTAAATAATAGTCAATACTATTTTCACGTATTTTTTTATATTCGATTGGATTACTTTCTTTCGCCCAATAAATTATTGAACGTTTCGTATAACCATTATTTATATCAAATTTTGACCAACTTTCATATAATTCTGTTATACTTGAATATTGAAATGTTGGGGCTTTTGAACTAAACATTAACCATACAATTAACATTTTTTTATTCATATTTGCCAATGCCCACCCAACACGTATCCATTTATCATAAGAACCATTACCATAGAAACTCTCTGGTAATATCATTACATATTCCGCTATTTCACGCATTTCATATTCATTCGTTTTAAGACTTTCCAAAAAATTCTCATAATTTTTTTCTAACCCCTCTTTTGTATTAATATCTGTAAATAATTGATCTCTACTTCTTGTTATTTTTATTTTAGATCTTGATCCTGGGGCTTTTGTATTTTCTTTGAATTCACGATATTCATTTTCAAAATCGACTTTATGAAAGAAATATGGATGCTTATCATATCGTACTGATAATTTTGGGAAATCATTTGTCCAACTAAATTTCTTCAAATTTATTTTTGTTTCAATAAATTCTCCGTCGCTATCATCAAACTCATATTCATACGCATGGGTTAATGCATATTTTTCATGATTTGGTTTACATGATCCGTATAATTGCCAATTAGTTGTTCCATCGCTTATACCTTTATCAAATACATCTTCCATTGTATTTATTAATGGTAAATCCTTCCATTCTTCTTTCATTTCTTCTACTATCTTTTCACGTAACATTATTTGTAATATTCTATCTGATTGAATACCAATTATTATATGAACACCGTCTTTTGTTAATTTTTTTTCTTCTAGTCTATTTACATTCGGTTTTTCAAAAACATATACCGGAAACGGCTCACTTGCCGTAAATTGCAACATCGACTTTAATTTATTCAAATATGATAATATCAAAGTATTTATATGTTCCATTGTATATTGTTTTTCCGTTGTTTCATAAGTATATCTAAAATCACAATCTATTGCAATTGGACCATTTTCGTATAATTGTTTTTCTGTCAAATATTCATCTCCTCCTTTTGAAACTATATCTCTATGATATAAACTCAAAAATGTTGCATATTCTTCTTGGGAAATGTGATATTTTCCTCCTATTATTCTTGTATTTGTACAAACGATATCACTATTTTTTGGTACGATATGTGCATTTAAAAAGTCCAAATATGAGGATTTTTTGTATTTACTCATGGTTATTATATTATAATATTCATAGATATTTAATAGATTCAATTTTTGACTTATTCTATTTTTTCAATAAACGTCTTATAATATATAAAAAATTTATATATTATATTTATACACCAATGCGGGCTTGAACCGCAGACCTTCGGCTCATAAGACCGATGCTCTAACCAACTGAGCTATAGGTGTACTATATATATATACTATAAGTACAATTTTTAAATTATTTTTATAATTAATATATATATGTTAATTACCGATGATAATATAAAAGAAATTGTTGAATTATGGTTTGAAAATAACGACGAATGTATTAATAATTATGGATCTATTGATAAATGGGATACATCCAGAGTTACAAATATGTCTTATTTATTTCAAAATAGAAATCATTTCAATTTTGATATATCCAAGTGGAATACATCAAATGTAAAAGATATGTCTTATATGTTTCATAGTGCAAAATTATTTAATCAAAATATTGGTAATTGGAATACATCAAATGTAAAAGATATGTCTTATATGTTTTATAATTGCATGAAATTTAATAAAAATATTGGTAAGTGGGATACACGTAATGTTGAAAATATGAATTATATGTTCTATTATGCCCAGATATTTAATTATGAACTATTCTGGAACACATATAATGTAAAAAAAATGAGAGGTATGTTTAATGGGGCTCTTAATTTTAATTCAGATATACATTTTAATACAGATAATTTAGAAACAACTGCATATATGTTTTATAATGCAATATCATTTAATAAAGATATTCGCAATTTTAATGTTTCTAAAGTAATCAATATGGAGTCTATGTTTTTCAATTGCAAAAAATTTAATCAAAATATTACTAATTGGAATACAAGTAATGTTAAAAATATGTCTTATATGTTTAAAAATGCACATGATTTTAATCAAGAAATTCAAAATTGGAATGTTATCAACGTTGATACTTTTGAAAATATGTTTGAACAATCAACCAAAATGTTTGAATTTCAATATGCTCCTATAACTCCAGGTTATGATTATTTTACTATTGATATTGATGATACAAATATAAATCATGCAATTAATATGTGGACGAATAATAAATCTCTTGCTATTGAAAAATATGGGAATATTGTTGATTGGGACACCTCATTAGTAACAAATATGGAAAAATTGTTTAAAAATAATAGCAAATTTAATGAAGATATTAGTGATTGGGATACAAGCAATGTAATTAATATGAGAGAAATGTTTTATGGCGCTTCTAACTTTAATCAAGATATTAGTAGATGGAATGTTTCTAATGTTCAAAATAAAAATTCTATGTTCTATAATGCTACTAAATTCAAATATAACATTGATAATTGGAATTTAAATAATGTTAAAGATATACGTTCAATGTTTTTTGAAAATAATAATAATCATATCATAACTAAACCTATTTTCATTAAAGAACTTTTACAATCAGTAAATATAGAAATTACACATATAGATTATATTAAACCTGCAATAATCGAATTTACTCCACCTACCTCACCTATTACTATTTTAGAAAATGAAACAATTTTTAACTATTCACAAACAAATATACCCAAAAAAATTATTGGTAATAATGGTTCAAATAAAAAAAATTTCATGACTTATACTTATCGTATTGGTAATAGGTCTCAACGATATTTTAGTAGAAGAAAATTTAATATTAAAATGATATAATTTAAAAATTGAATTAAAAATGAAATTATTAATATTATAACATAAAAGTATTATTTATATTATAATATGGAATTTGAATTTAACGAAACCTCAGAGACCATGTCTTTTATTTCTAATATTCCTTTTGTAAAAAAACTTATTCAGCAAAATAATAAATTACAAAAGAAAAATAAAGAACTAAAACAACTAGTTAAACTTATTACAAATAATTTTCATTTATTCCAACACAATGAAAAACCAGAATTTATTAAAACTCCTATTAAATTGGAAAAAAATGAATTGGATGTTTCTAAATTAGACGATGAAGTTATAATTGTTGAACCTCCGCAAAATATACAATACGAAATTCATACAATCGGTTCTGACGATACGGATATTGTTAATCCTTCTTCCGATTGTAACCTAATAACGCCAAAGAAAAATAATTCCATTGATCTTGTAATTAAAACCGAAATAGATCTAAATCAACGAACCAATTTGAATTCCGACTTTGGAAAATCGACAGATCAGTTTGTTTCATGTGATGATTGTTCACTTGTAGTTGATTGTCATAAGAATTCAATCCATATATTTTATAAAGGTACTTCTGAAAAACTACAAGATGATAAAACACTTTGCAATATGTGTTTTCAAGACAAGGCTGAAGAACTCATAAATTCAGGGTTCACATGTGACGATTTATCTATTGAAGAAGAGGAGGAAGAGGAAGTAGAAGAGGAGGAAGTAGAAGAGGAGGAAGAGGAAGTAGAAGAGGAGGAAGTAGAAGAGGAGGAAGAGGAGGAGGAAGTAGAAGAGGAGGAAGTAGAAGAGGAGGAAGTAGAAGAGGAGGAAGTAGAAGAGGAGGAAGAGGAGGAGGAAGTAGAAGTAGAAGAGGAGGAAGTAGAAGTAGAAGAGGAGGAGGAAGTAGAAGTAGAAGAGGAGGAAGAGGAGGAAGAGGAGGAGGAAGATGTATATGAGATTATTATAAATAAAAAGACATATTATACAAATGATATGAAAAATGGAATTTTATACGCAGATGACAATGGAGATGTTGGTGAAGAAGTAGGAAAAATAGAAGATGGAGTTCACAAATTTAATAAAACAAAATAATTAATGATGTCTGCGTGTTTTGTTTTTATTATTAGAATATTTTTTTGTTCGTCTTTTTCCACCAGATACTGATTGTGGTAATAAATCATTATTTCCTTCATCTTTTTTAGGCGGAGGTGCTTGAATATACGGCATTGATTTTGATTTCCATGATTGAGGGTTTGAATCAAACATACTATAAAATCTTTGAACTAAATCTTCATCTTCAAAAGAACATTTCAATCCATTTAGATTGGTTTTATTTACTTCTCCACCCATAAAATCCATAAATACATGTATCTGATATTGAGGTTTTGAAATATCACCCATATTCGTATTTACTACATTTACATCTAATAAATCCTTTATTTTACTATCTATTTTTGGTAAATTCTCACTTAGTCGCGTATTTTTATTTAATATATATTTTTCATATAATCTTATTACGACCTGATTTAATAGACCATCATTCTCACCTTTTGTTTCATTATTTCCATAATCATCTATTAAACTTTGTAATTTTATATTATTCGATTTATATACATCACTCATATATTCCTTGTATTTTGCAGCAGTTTGTTTAAATATTTCAAAATCTTTATCCCAATTAGATACATCATTTACATATAGTTTCACACATTCTATTACTTTTTTTGTGTCAGAGTTGCATTTAATATATTCTTCATTAAAACGATTAAATAAATTTATATTTTTTATTTTTGATTTTGCATCATTTATAAAATTTCTCAATACTTCATTAGTTAATTTATAACCTCCACTTACTTTTTCATATTGATCATATGCAGATATTAATGATTTAATTTTATCAAATAACTCTTCTCTTTCATTTTGTTCTATTAATTCAAATTCCGCAAAAGAAACACATTTTCGGAATTCATCAATCGACTGAAATATAATTTTACCAGTTGGTACTCTATTTTCATCTACTTCAAATGTGATTTGATCGGATTTTGAATTATTTAAAATTTCAAAATTACTTATAAAATATTCTTTATATGTAACCGATACTTCTCCTGAACCGGTTTTTACTTCAATTCGGTTTTCTTTATCGTCAATAGTAAAAACTATTTTATTTTTTACTTTATTTATTCTACCCTTTAATATGGATGTTTCATGATGGTTATCTGGAGTTCCTTTTGAAAATTGCTTTATTAGATTTAAATTTGTTCCCCATGTAGCATGATCAATTATATTTATATAAACACTACATTTTGACCAATCTATTAAGTCTTCGCGTATTACATTGTTTTTATCTATTTCAAATGTTATTTTATCGGTTGTCCAATTATGTAAATATTGATTTTTTCCTATTTTTTTCATTAATAAAATCGTTTCATCTTTTATATTACGATCATTAATATTTATCCAATGTGGATATTTGCTTTTTAATACTTTTACAATATACCATTTATCATTTAAAGGTACATCGTTATTTCTTATTATTGATTTCAAATCTTGCAAAACTTGTAATTGGTATTCGTCTTCCAATGTACGTATTTTTCCGGATCTTTGTCGGGTTTCCGTCATTTTTTTAATACCTCTTTCTCGAACTTCTATTTCTTCATTAATTGCTTGTTGATTATCTTCTAATTTTTCAAATTTTCTAATAAAGTCTTTCTCTATTTCTTTCAATTTTTTTTCTGAAGTTTTATATTTATTTGCTGCCCAATTTAAATATGTATACATCATTTTTATAAATTCAAAATACTTTGGATTATTTAATAAATCATTTAATAATGTAACATTAATAACAGTTTCAATAGAATTATTTATTTTTAAATATGAAAACGTTGTATAAAAATTTTCTCCTTCTGTCTTTAAAACGCCATTTGTTACTAAATCCATTGATTTATTTACATTATTTGAAAATGGATAAACAGATGGAAACAATAATCGTATCATTAAAAAAATATTATAATATAAATTTTTATTACGTAGCTCATTAAATTCATTGCTGATATTATTTTCATCAAGTATATTTTTTTCTTCTATTTCAGATCTTATTATTTTTTCCATTTCACTTGATACAAAAAATATTTCTACTTTTTTTAAATAATCTAATTCATATATTGCATTATATGGTAGTTCAACGCTATCTGTTATTAATGGATAAGTTGAAAAGTTTGTAAAACGTTTTGTATCAATATTCGGAATATATAATAAATCCTTTGTTAATACAAATTTTTGATCTGATTTATTCGAAGTTATATTTATTTCTACTTGCTGAAAATCTAATATTTTTTCCTCTATTTTATCACTCATTATTATTAAAAAATATATATTATATTTATATTTTTTAATAGTTCGATATACCGTGGCTTATTACATTTTCATTATTTGATACTTCTTCTTGTTGTTGTTGTTTTTCGAATTTTTCTATTGTTAATTTTGCTTTTAATACATCCTCGTCTGAAACGCTATCTTTATTATCCATCATTTCTTTATGCTGATCTACAAACGTCTCCGGTAAACAACAATACTCACTTTCTTCATTAAATAAATAATCCATTAAAATTGTAAATATTATTACACCAATCAATGCAATGTATATATCACGAGTACCCATCCAAATTATGGAAAATATCAAGATTTGTTTACTAAATGTATACTTTAAATATGCTTCCATTGATTTACTAAATTTCAAATTTACAAACCTTGAACCTATATTTAATGTTATTATCATTAAACCAGTAAAAATTTTACTTGTATTTAGGTCACGAACTGTAGTATCTATATTTTTTAGCACTTTTTTTAATGTCCAATTGTTCTTCATTATATATATTTATAACATTTTAGTTGTAGACTATCATATCATTTGGAATTTTTCCTTTGTTGATTGTCATATTTATCAAAAACCCTTCGTCCATATTTAGTAAATTTACGTAATCCTCACGACTGTAATAATAACCTATTATTAGTGTTATTACTAATGCTATATAAATATTAATACTTGCATAATATATTATTATCAGAATTGCTATAAAACGCCCTATAAATGTATAACTCAATGGTAACATGTACTCATTTGCAAATGTAAATAATAATATTATTAATATTATTATAATTAATGGTAAATTTTGTTGAACATCCATTATATATTCTTTTTACATTAAATATAATATAAATTATTCTAATAATATTATAGAAAGATGTCTCTACTATCAACGGCTTCACCTTGGACAAATACTTCTTCATCTAAAAAAAGAATTCCTACAATGAAAAGAACCAATGCTAAAATTAGACCATACGAAAGAAATAGTTTAGAAGAACATGAACCTCATAATATTGAAGGGTTTTCTTCTATTGAAGAAACAGAAAAACAAAATAGCGATAACTCACGGCGCGTAAGAGATCTTATTGATAAATTAGCTTCTGAAAATGATAGCAGTGAATTATCCGATTTTGTTCCCATTGATCGTCCAAATCTAAATAGTTCTTCTAGTGAAGATATTGAAAAGGATTTGAATTACAACCAATTTGATGCAGAAGAATTATTACCTAAAACACTAGAAAAACAAGACAATACTTATTCTTCCAATGATACTTCTTTAGGAAATTTAACAAATTATCACAATGGATACAATAATTATAGCGAAGTCTCTAATCACACTGTTCCATATTATGCTAAAATGGGAGTTGGTAATGATAATAACAAGTTAATTGAAAAAATCAACTACATGATACATCTTTTAGAAGAACAACAATTTGAAAAAACTGCAAATATTACTGAAGAATTTATTTTATATACATTTTTAGGCGTATTTGTTATTTTTATTGTGGATTCGTTTACTCGTACTGGTAAATACGTAAGATAAATATTTTTATAATTTTATGTAAAAATATTTAATGCTTTCTTTTTGTTTTTTTGGATTTTGTTTTGTGCTTCTTTGTTTTGCGTTTTTTTGTTTTGCGTTTTTTTATGCGTTTTTTGGTGCCTCCATTAGATGTTGGCGGATTTTTTGGGGACCATACTGGTGTTGGTGTTGGTGTTGGTATTGGTGCTGCTGCTGTTGCGCGTACTCCGTTGCGCGTATCCACTGTTGCTGGTGGTAGTGGTGGTCCTTTCTCTGGACTTCGTTTCCCGCGTGGTCGTCCTTTTGCTGCTGTTGGTGAATTTGGGTTTAATGCTCTCTCTCTCTCTATCTTATCTATCTCTATCTCTATCTCTCTCTCTATCTTATCTATCTCTATCTCTATCTCTCTCTCATTATCCTTCAAATTCCTCATTATTATTTCATTTGCCATTTTACCGTTCTCATCCTTTTCTATCTGCTTGAGAAACTTATCTGAATTTAAGCCCTTTTTCCCATCTATTTTTTTCTGTAATTTATCATTTTTGTTCTTTAATTGATTAAGATTTCTCTGGACATCGGTTATATCATTTTTCAAACTCACTAGAGTGGTTTCTAGTGCGGATAGATGAGAAGCAGGCTGCATAGCAGATTGGTGTAGTTCTACAACACTCTCTGGACTACCTTGCTTTACAGGAATACTACCTACAACAGGACTATTAAGCAACTCTATTATTGCTTCCCTATCCTCCTTCTCCATTTGCTCCGTTTTAAATAACTTGTATTGCATTGGATTTACTTCTTTATCTATTTCAGGAACATCATAATTATCTACTCCCGTTTCCCAGTTACCTATATCGCATGTATCATCTGTTCTTTTTGATAAATGATAAATTAAATAGCTTTTTTTTCCATATATATAACGACTTGTTACCATTAATAAAATATTATTCTTTTTACTATCTTTTAAACATAATATTACATTTGAACCGATTGGAGCTTGTAATAATTTATTTAACTCAGTTTTATTATTATCTATTAATTCTTTTAAATACTCATTTAATTCTGTTTCATTATTGCAGTCTAAACCAACACTCTCTACATGTTTAAATATATGCAGTACATAATAAAGTGGTTTTCGATCAATATATATATTTGAATAAATAGATTTATTTAAGTTTATACCATGTACCCAATAATCACTCTTTCCTCTTTTGTTGGTTTTGAATGGTTCACATGGTGTACGATCCGCATCACCGATTGTTGGACCATTTTCCCAATAACAACATTTTCCTGGTTGAGATTGAAACAAAGCCATATATATATATATAATATATTTATTAAAAATTGCGTTAAATGTTTTTAAAAAATAGATAATTAAATAACAAATGAGTTGCGGTATTGTAAAATGTTTACAAATAGACGAATGTTGTAAAAACAACACCACTATTTCTCCATGTTGTACAGAAAATGCTACAGTAGGATCTATTAAAATATTATTAGAACGTATGCGAAGAAATTGTATTAAACTAGGGGTTTATCATAATTCCAGATATAATAAATATAGGAGATTTCTGTTTTATTTATTTAGATTACCTTCTTTAATATTATCTGGCGTAAATGGATTTTTCGCAATTGGTCTTAAAAACTATACTGCACAAACTACGGTTTCTGTAATTAATGCCGTCATTTCTTTTGTTTGTGGTATTATTACAAGTATAGAAATTTCTTTAAACCTACAAAAACGAATGGAATCCGAATTAGATACATACAAGAAATTTTATAAACTTACTGTTGAAATAGACAAAGAATTAACTCTTTTTGTTGATATAGATGAGAACTCTAGACAAAAATTAAGGGAATTCACTGAAAAAAAGTATAATGACTATCAATCCATTGTATCTTTAAGTAACATTGTTACTAGTGAAACTATTATCGCAGAAGACGAATTCGAAAAAATTTGCAAAGGAAATTCAGATCATGAAAATAGTGAAGAAAGAGAACATAGACGAAAATATAATAGAGAAGTTATATCTACCATTAGAAAAGATGCAAATAACAGTGTTCCTGATTACTTTTTATGTTGCTTAAAAAAACCCGATAGATTACACGAATATTCAGAAAAATTAGAGGAATATGAAAGACAAATAGAAGAACATTTAGACAATGAACGTTTGAAAATAGAAAAAGAATTATTACAAAAAACAATTTCAGAAAAAGTAAAACAACAAGAACATAATCAAAAAGTAAAACAACAAGAACATAATCAAAAAGTAAAAAAAATAACAACCTCACTTGATAATGAATTTAAACAATCCATCACCCAAAATATCGAGCCAATAGAAGACGAAACTTTAATTTCTATAAAAGATGATACTGAATGCTGTTGTAATCTACCAAAAATGGATATCCCGTGCGGATTTAATCCCGAAAATTATAATTAAATAATTAAATATTTTAATTAATTATTTAACGTCTCTTACCCGTCTTTCTCTTACCTGTCTTTCTTTTACCTGTCTTTCTCTTTTGAGTATTCTTCTTTGGAACAAGAGCAGCCGTGCCTTTTTTCCATGTTTTCTTTGCTTGCTGCAAAACCTGTTTGAATTGCAACTTAGGAAAATTTTTCATTGTTTTTTTAACGTGAACCAACCAAGGATTTCCCATTATATATTCTACAGAGATAATTACATTTGTTTCTCAAAAATATAAATATATTGTTCTTTGTCGTGAATGTACTTAACTTTACCTTTTGCTAAAAATCCCGCATTTAAACACATTTTTTCTATTTTTTCTAAATTTTCTATTTTTAATGTTAGTTCGTTCTCGCGAACATTATGAGTAGATGCATCTGTAAATTTTTCGGTTATTGTTACATTTTCATCTTTTATTTTAACAGAATTTGAATATGTAAAATCGCTAAAATCGATTTTTGTTTTCATTATACGAGAACTTGTATAATTCTGTGGACTATCATCTATTAATGGGTTGGCACTTGGTACAGTTGGATCATATTTATCACGATTTATTAAATGTATGATTAAATAACCATTTGGCATTAACCAATGATAACAATTTTTTAAAAATTGTTCTTTGTTTTTCATATGATAAAATGTAAAATCTAAACAACAAATATGCGTGAAAGTACCTTTATCAAATGCCATAGGGTTGGTCGCATCGTTTTTGTGAACAATTATATTTGGATATTTTATTTCACTATATTTTTTCATAGATGGAGAACTTTCTAAACCATGTGCATGAAAACCAACGTTATTTAAACAATTTAATAGTTCTCCAGTACCAGATCCAATTTCTAAAAATATACTTTTTTCATTTGGATGTGTCATATCTATTATTTTATTCAATTCAAATTCACAATGTGATTTTCTTTTAAATAGACGCCCGTAAATATTTGCATAAAACTCATCGTATATATCGTTATTTGTTTTTAATAAATAAGGTGCTTTTTGTGTAAATCCTTCTGAATATTTTGCTATATTATATTGTTTAATAATTAAAACTATTAATACTATTAATGACAAAATAATTAATATTTGTTTCCAATTCATACTATATTATAATATAGGATAAATACATTTTATATTTGTCTTAATTGCGTTCTTGTATTATTATTAAATACATCTTGACCTAATTTATTATTATACATGGTTCTAAAATTATTTTCAAATATATTTTTTTCAAATAAATGCGGATGTGGCTGCACATAATTTTTGGTTGATATTATTTTGTCGTTATATAAATTACTATTGTTATTTGGTATATGTTTAATCGCTAAATCTCCTTTATGTAATGGAGTATTTTGTCCACGTAATTCATTTTCAATATTAATATGAGTACCGTCTAATTTTACTGGTCCGTTAGATTGTACAGGTGCAAAATTGGTTTCTACATAATGATCAAAATACATATCTTTCGGTGCAGGTGGTTTTCTCAAATCTTGAACAGGAAATAAACTTTGTCGTGTACTTACCGGATAAACACTTAGATTTGGTTTTAATGATGCGTCTGGAAAACGTCTTTTTAATATTTCTATGTTTAAATCTTCCACTCGATCATCATTTTTTATTATTAATCCATTTACTATATTCATATACTCATTATTCATAATATATATAAAACATATATATTAAATAAAAATTGAAACAACTTAAAAAAACTAGTATTTCTTTATATAGTTAATGGAATCAATTGATGATGAATGGAATAATTTTCTTTCAGATGAAACGTTATATAAACCTTCGGAAAATAATAAAATACTAAATAATGATATTCCTGAATGTGAAGATTTATATATTTCAACAAAAACAAAAGTTTTATTTTTAAATAAACACGTCGAAATTGAAAATATATTTTGGAATATTCCTATTTTGGAATATTGGAAACCAGAAGAAGGTATCATAAAAAAACAAATGAAAATTATATCTAAATCATCAGAAGAATTGGATATATTGGATGAAAAACTCGCGAAAGAATATTATCATACCACAAATATTATTAAAAAAATTCATAATCCCGATGCTAGACGAATTAAATTTAAAGACGAAAGAAAAATTACTGTAGGAATTTCAAAAAAAGATATTATGAATTCTAGAGGAAAAGTAAAAAATGCATTTTATAATTGTTTTGCTATTATTTTAAGATTTAAGTATAATGGGGCTTTCAAAGAAATACACGTAAAAGTATTTAATACTGGTAAATTAGAAATTCCAGGAATATTAAATAACGAGATCTTAGAAATTGTTAAAAAAATGATTATTGACTTATTAAGAAATAATATTTCAGAGATTGAGTTTGTAGATAAAAATACAAATAACAATGTTCTTATTAATTCTAACTTTAATTGTGGTTTCTTTATTAATAGAGATAAACTGAATAATTTATTAAAAAATAAATATGGTATTGATACTTCCTATGATCCATGTAGTTATCCTGGTATTAAATGTAAATACTATTTCAACAATACTATTGGTTTCAATAAAGAACTTCAAAATGGTAAAATTTGTCATGAAGATAATGTTATGAAAATGAATGAACTAAATGAAAGTCATAAATATACTGAAGTTAGTTTTATGATATTTAGAACAGGTAGTTGTCTAATCATAGGTAATTGTTGTGAAGAAAAATTAATGTATATTTATGAGTTTATTAAAAATATATTACATACTGAATATCAAGATATTGTTGTGTATAATGAAATTGTAACAGTTAAAGTAAAACAAGAAAAAATTAAAAAGAAAACTATTAAAATCAATCAATAATTTTATATATAAAATTTATTATATATAAACATTTACGTGCTAATACGTCTTAATTGTATCTTGTTATCAACAATATAAATCGAATTTTCCGTCATTATAATGAACTCATCTGCCACTTTGAAAATCTTCACAATTGTACTTGTATACTCTTCATCGCTCTTTACTAATATTTTTTCGTTCTTCTCATTCAATCCTATAAGTGCTTTCTTCTCTAATGAAGATGTCCAATAATCTAACATTATTGGTTTATCTTCAACCACAGACAGCTTTGCTGCATGTTGCAATGTGTTATTCGTAGGTAATCTATACTCTTCAGTAGCCGTTTCTGATTTTGATGCCATATTTATATAGAAATATAAATATTTTTACTTTAAATACTTTAATTTTTATAATATATTATTCAAACTTTCAATTTGTTCTTCTTCTAAATTTTCCGGAAATTCTACATTAAAATCAATTATTAAATTTCCAGAATGATTTTCTCTATTAAATCCTAGCTTATTTATTGCTTTTTTATAACCAGGATGTATTAATATTTTTTTTCCATTATTATTATTAAACTGTATTGTTCTTTTATTTAAATGATTAATTTCAAAAGAAAACCCACATAATGCCTCTTTCAGAGTTATTGTTTTTTTATATATTAAATCCAATCCACGTCTAGTAAAATATTCATGTTCTTTTGTATTTATACATATCTTTACTACTCCTATTTGCCTTTGTGAAATTTGGTTTCCTTTATCTTTTAATTGTATTATATCATTATCGCTCAATCCAGGAGGTACAATCACATCTAATTCTACTGTTTCAAATACTTTTTTATTGTTTATTATTGACCACCTCTCGATTTCCATATTAAATGTACCACCATAATATATTTCTTCCATCGTTAAATATATATTTTTTATTATTGCCGGTGGTCTTTGTAAAGATTGAAATATATTATTTGCTAAATTACCTGAGAACATACTCACATCTGGCTGTGAACCTCCAAATCCTCCAAATAAATTATTAAATATTTCATCTACATTGTGTATTTCAAATTCTTCTACGTTTCCATGAAATCCTCCTCCCGGAAATCCTCCTCCCGGAAATCCTCCTCCCGGAAATCCTCCTCCCGGAAATCCGAAGTTAAATGCTTGCATACCCGGAAATCCTTTTAACTGCATATCATATTGGAGCTTTTTACTATCATCACTTAATGTTTCATATGCTTCGTTTATTTTTTGAAATATTCCATTTGCATCTGTTGCGGTATTTCTATCTGGATGCCATTTCATAGATAATGATCTATATGCTTTCTTAATTTCATCTTTACTTGCATCATTTGCCAATCCCAAAATTTCATAATAACTATTTGACATATATACTTTAAAATCTATTATATTTATATTATTTAATTATTTGAAGATTTAAAAACATTTTATTTGTTTATTTAATGGATATTGCAGAAGATACATTTATTAATAAATACAAACCTTATTATTTAAAAGATGCTTACCTTAAAGATGAATTATATGATATAATTGTTTCATTAATATCATTAGATAATATTAATTTATTGTTAGTGGGTCCATCTAATTCGGGCAAAACTACTATTTTATATTGCATCATTCGAGAATATTATAATTTATCAAAAAATAAAAACATTACAAATAATAATATTATGTTTATTAATAATCTTAAAGAACAAGGTGTCAATTTTTATAGAAATGAAATGAAAACGTTTTGTCAATCACATAGTTCAATATTTGGTAAGAAAAAAATTGTTATTATTGATGATATGGATACATTAAGTGAACAAAGTCAACAAGTTTTCAGAAATTATATTGATAAATATAAAAATAATGTGCATTTTATTTGTGTTTGTTCTAATTTACAAAAAATATTAGAAAGTATACAATCTAGATTATACATATTCAAGATTAATAATTTATCATTAGATGAAAATACTGAAATAATGCATTCAATCATTTCGAGTGAAAACCTCCGTATCAATGATGATGCGAAAGATTATTTAATTAAAATTTCGGATAATAATATTAGAAATATTATTCATAATTTAGAAAAAATTTACATATACAAAATTGATAATGAAAACATAGATTTAACAATTTGTAAAAAGTTATGTTCTTCTATTTCTATACAAAAATTCGAAGAATATATACATCATATTCGTAAGAAAAATATTGTCGATGCTATTAAAATTTTATATGTTTTTCATGATTACGGATACTCTGTTATTGATATATTAGAATTTTTTTTCTTTTTCATTAAACAAACAACTATTTTAAATAATATTGAAAAATATAATTGTATACCTGTTATTTGTAATTATATTACGATTTTTTATAAATTACAAGAAAACGTGATTGAATTAGCTCTATTTACAAATGATATAAACGATACTATAAATAATATTGAAAATTAAATAAATATCATTTATTATTATATATGAATAATCAATTATTTAAAAAAGATATACCTATAAGTTTATTGTTTGATTTATTAGATAAAGTATGCGAAAAAAAAGATAATTATTATATTGTTGATAATAGTTCATTCAAAAAAATACTTTTTCATAAATTTGAAGATGATTTCTGCGAATCCGTTAAAGAGTATTATCATAATTCTAAAATCTTCTATATAACAAGAAAATTTAATTATAACTCTTTTATAAATATATTAAGACAAATCTGCAAACATAATAATATTGGATTTACTTATTTTGTTAAATATACTGATTATAAATATAATATTATATACAATGTATATTTTTATACAAAGTAAATAAAAATATTATATACTAAATATATAATATGTTTGATAAAAAATACACAAAACAATATATCATTGCAATAGTATTAGTTCTTTTTGCCAGTTATGTTGGAAACGCTTTCAAAGATAAATTTACTGATACTTCTGAACAAGAATATGACATGATCAAACAATATTTATTAAGTGAATCTCCTCTATATGGTTCTAATAAACCTAAATTATGGATACACTCTAAATATGAAATTAACGCACGAAAATGGTTAGATTTTCAATCACGCAACTCAAATAAATTAAATCAACCTTATTTAAATTTAACTATACAATCTATTATTGATCATTGTTCTCAAGATTTTCATATTTGTTTAATTGATGATGAAACATTTAGTAAACTTATTCCCGGATGGGATATTCATATTTCTACTCTTGCGGATCCTGTTAAAACTGATTTAAGAGAACTTGCTTTATTAAAATTATTGCATATTTATGGCGGTATGGTTGTTCCTGACTCATTCGTTTGTGTTAAAAGTTTAATTGATCTATATAATGATTGTGTTTCTAATGATAAACCATTTATAGTTGAGGATATTAATAAACATACAACAATGAGTACTGAAACCCGACCATTATTCATGGCAAATACTCATTTTATGGGATCCGTAAAACAACATCCTACTATTGAATTATTAATTACTTTAATGTCAAATAAAACCAAAAATGGACAATTTTCTAATGAATATCATTTCACAGGTGAAGAAAAAAAAATCATTCAAAATATTATCAATGGTGGTAAAATAAATCTTATTGATGGTAAATTAATCGGTATTAAAGATAAAAATAACAAACCTATAATATTAGAAGACTTATTAGAAGAAAAATTCCTCGATATTTCCAATGACTATTATGGTATTTATATCCCAAAAGATGATATTTTGAAACGTACTAAATATCAATGGTTCTCTGTTATTACTACACAAGAATTATTAAATTCTAATTTAGCTATTGTTAAATATATTAAAGCTTCTATGGTCGATTCCAGCCATGTTTATAAAAAATCATTTGTACATGAAACTGATATCTAAATTTCAACAATGTTTTTGTCTAATGTACTCTCTTTTGCTAATGTTTTAATTACTTTTGGGTACAATGTTTCTCGTTGTGTTCCTGCATTTGAACCTTTTTGAATGGTTATGCATCTATTTGAAAAATCCGAATCTAAATCATCATAATCCGGATTTTTTTCTTTCCAATCTACCAACACTTGCATACTTTTTCGTGATACTTCTTGTATTGCATCTCGCAATTTTCCGTCATTATTATCTTTCTGCCATGTATCTTGGTCTTTTATATACATTATCTCACGTTTTGAATCCGTACAATGTATCGGTCGTTCATATACACTCAATTGTTTCAAATTATCTACTAAAATCTTTGATATTCCTTCCACAAATCCCATATTTGCATTGTTCTCTAAATCATGTTGAGATACTTCTATTCTATCTATAAAATCGGTTAAATTTAATGCTCCCGCACATTGATTATGTAAAAACATGTTGATATTTACTCTGTTATTATTTATATTTCCGTTTATTGTATTATTTATTGTATGTGGCTTATTCATTTCCATCACTTTTGTTAAAATATCATTGGTTTCACGTTTATGTTCTGCATTCTGATTATGTAATTCTTTTGTTTGTTCTACCATAATTTGCTTTAATTCATTATTATCATTTACCAACTTATTTATTACTCCTATGTATGCATTTTGATCACTTTCTGTATCTATATTTTGTACTATATTTTCATTGTAAATAGTATATTCACCACACTTACGTGTATGTTTTGATAAAGATGATGCGTGNGCGTACACCTTCCCACAGTCACATTCGAATTTGGCGACTTTTGGCGACTTTTTGTTAGCCATAGTTAGCCGTTTGTGTTTTGCAGTGGAATTATGTTTTATATAATCACTATGTTTACTCGTAATATAGTCACAATTTTTACATTCAAAAAAACTGGCGACTTTTGGCGACTTTTTGTTAGCCATAGTTAGTCTAAAATAGACTAACAAAAAAGTCGCCAAAAAAAAACGAAAAAAAAAACAAAAAAAACTCTGCAGTCATCATAAAAATATAAATTTTGGTTTTAAAGCATTATGCTTTAACTCAAAAAAGGGGGTAAATTTTTGAAAAAGTTTTTGTCAAAATTGAGTTTTGGACATTTTATTTTGTCCAATTTCAAAAATCTCAAAAAAGTTTTAAAAAGGGGTATTTTCTAGAAAAAAATATTATGGTACTATATATGAATTATTCTAATAATCCTCAAGCAGCATACAATGGTTTAATCTCTGGTCAAAGAAACATGTTTCTTAGCTCGTCTGTTGCCGTGGTTATGATTGGGTTTAGTTCTAAATTTAAGGCAAAATACGTGAGAGTTATTTTAAAGGGATTAAGTAGTTTTATTTTCTTTATTTCGTTATATATAGGTTATCTAGCTGAAAGAGATTTTAAACATTATTTAGAAAAAAATCCGGATTTACCAGATTATATTCCAGTAGATAAATGGAAAAATTGGATACATATCTCATACATGTATTGTATTATTTTAATAATAGTTAGTTTATTTTTTCTTTTTACAAATGTAATAAATTAAATTTTTTATATATAATTTAATTTATTTCTTTCTTTTCGATTTGGTTTTTCCTTTATTTCTTTTTGATTTGGGGTTTCCTTGATTTCTTTTTGATTTGGGTTTTCCTTTATTTCTTTTCGATTTGGTTTTTCCTTGATTTCTTTTCGATTTGGTTTTTCTTTTACCACCTTCAGTTGAATGATATCCAACAGGATGCCATGCATTTACAGCATATGTTGTACCTCCAGTAATTACTCTATTATGTGCATTATTAAATTTACTTGTCATATATATTATTGTAATATATTTATTTGTAGAATATTAATTGATTGACATGTATAATTCTTTGTTGTTTTACGACTTTTTTTGGTATCCATCGTTTAAATTTATAATGAAAAACACATTCTATTTGAACTTTTTTATTTAAATCTACATATTTATCTTCGCTAATATTTTGGAAATCTTCTTCGTCATCACTTTCTTCAATATAATCTAAATTTTTATTTTCTTTGATTTTTCTAAATATTGAGTTCATAAACACACTCGTTTTATAATCTGGAATACATGCGGAATTGACATATACCAAACTATTATTTTTTCCATATGCAAAAAGTCTATAAATATCATATTGAATATCTGCTTTAACAATGAAACATGTAGTGTTTTTATATTGAGGTTTTTTAAAATCCTGTTTAATAGGAAAATAAACGGGTAAATCCAATTTTGACTTTTCATTCTTTTCTAATTTATTATAATTGATATTCAGAAATGGTACAATTTCATTTAATGATCGATATTGGATATGATGAACCTGATATGGAATACTATTAATAATTCTTTCGGGTATTAGTTTTTCATCTTTATTATAATTCCAAAATACAGGTAAAGCAAATACTAATTCAGAACTATTTTTTGTATTTTCGAAAAATAGTTTTAAATAATGGAATTTACTTTTATTTGTTAAAATTGAAATATGAATACCTTTATAATAATGTATATCTTCAATTATAAATACATTGTCTTCTTGTGTGAATACACCGTATAATATAGTATTAAAAGCCAATTTTTTATCAAATTCAAAAGGATAAATAGCACTATTTACTATTTTCTTTTCTTTATTCATTTCCATAATGAATAACACATTTTTATCTTTATAAAATGTAAACCATGCAATACATTTTTTTCCTAATGGAATAGCATATGCTAAATTATATTTTTCAGGAACATTGTTATGTAACATTGATTCATAATAAAGTTCAAAATGAGGATATCTTTTTTTTATTGTATCTAATTCACTATATGATAATGTTCTTTGTACCATAATATATATATATTACTGTTCTTTTATGTTGATTTATAAATTACTTATTTGCTTCTTCTAAAGCATAATCAAGTAATTCCTTTTCAATTTTCTTTTCTTCTTCTTTTGCTGTTTCAATAATTTCTTTGTATTTATAATTATTTATTTCTTTTTTATTATTTTGAATATTTTCAATATAATTATATAAATAATGTAACCCTGCTATAATTATTAACGAGAACAATATATACTTAATATAATCAATAAAATCACTCATATATAAAAATAAAAATAAAAATATATATTTACGAACGAATATAAAAAAGTCTCTTATTAATTATTAAAATGGTAAACATCATCATTGTTGAAAAGACCGGTAATATTAAGCAAAAAAATATTGTGGAATTAAATAAATCTGAATTATATAAACATGGTGGCTTTAAAACAAATAAGGATTTTGAATATCAGACTAAATGGCAAGTCGAATTAGATAAGAAATATGAAATCGAATTGTATGCAAAACGAACCGGTAGAGCAGGTCAAGAAAATAAATATGAATTCCCACCACCAGTAGACGAAGAATTGTATTTTGGAAGCTGTGTCTTAGTAAATAATAAAGGTGATTTGACATCTTCAGAATGGGAAGATATATATAATTATTTGTATGGCGGATTTGAAGATTTGGATGATGATGATGAAGATGATGATAGTGTTGAATATGAAAAAACAAAACAAGGTTATGCAAAAGATGATTTTATAGTAGATGACAATGGTGAAGAAGATGATGACATATATTGTGAAGAAGAATTAGAAGAAGAAGAATATATATAAAAAATATTTTCATATATTAATATATATATATGTCATTGGCAACTTTAAAAAAGAAAACACAAACAAAATATAATAATATGAGTGTAAGTGGACCCTTTAGAAATAATAACGGATTTTCACTTAATGGTGGACAGAGAAATGAGGGTTATATTGGAAAGGATTCATTAGGAAATAGTTTACCCAAAACTATATTAAAAGGAAATGTTGGACATGGTTATGGAGGTTGTTGTGGAACATTTGATAATAGACCAGTTGTGCAACATGGTATTAAAACAACAAATGATGCGTCAGTAATAAAAAAGAGTGTTTTAAATACAAAAGGAATGTTAGCAAATAGAAAATGTAAATTAAAATATAAATATTGTAATGAAACTCAACCGGAAAATCCTACAATAGAAACTATTTCAATGGTTAAACCTGACGATAATAGAAATAACAATACGCAGCAAGATCGTATTTTAAGAATAAAAGAAGAGGCTATCAAACATGCAGATGATGCATCATGTGATGCATTATATGAAAAGGTCGAATGTGATAATACGGTATATTCAAATAAAACATGTAATATAACAAAGGATTTAACCAAAGATAAATGGCAGTCATATAGTACTTATTTAAATAAATTAACAAAAGATTGTGTAGATAGAAAGTTGACAACATATACATTTAAAAGAACAACAATGGGTGCGAGTACAACATGTGGTTAAAAAATATTTAATATATTATATGAAAGAAATAATAATAAGTTGTCCACATTGTAGCGGAATAGTGGTAGTGTATGAATTAAATTGTAAAATATTTAGACATGGTGTATATAAAAATACTTATCACCAAATAGATCCACATATGAAAAAGGAAGAATGTGATGCATTAGTAAGAGAAAATAAAATATATGGATGCGGAAAACCATTTAGAATAATAGAAAAAAACAATACTTATAATGTAGAAATATGTGATTATATTTAAAAATTGAATTATATAAAAGCAAAGTATTATATAATTTATAACCATGTCTGTATTTGAAATAAATCCGAATGTATTTCGTCCAAATCTAGTAAGTAAATTTTCAGAAATATTAGAAGATGAAAAAAAAGCCACAAATTTAGAAAAGGCAATTTATAATTATACTATTAAAGAAGCATCGACACGAAGATTAGTAAAAAAATGGGAAAATCCATGGTTTATGCATTTATATTGCGATCGTTTACGAACAATATATTTTAATTTAAAAAATGAAGAAATATTGAATTTATTGAAAAATAACGAATTATTACCGCAAACACTTGCGCTTATGACCCATCAAGAAATGAACCCTGATCATTGGAAAGAATTATTAGAAAAGAAGAGTAAAATAGATGAAAGTAAATATGATACAAATTTGGTAGCAAACACAGATATGTTTACATGTGGTAAATGTAAATCAAAAAAATGTTCTTATTATACTATGCAAACTCGTTCCGCAGATGAACCAGAAACAATTTTCATTACTTGTTTGGATTGTGGAAAACATTGGAAACGTTAATGTTTGCGTTTTCTATATTTTGTTTTATTACGTTTTTTTTTAGATCCTCCTTTTCTTGTTTTTCTAGCTTCCATATGTTGTTGGAATACATCTTCTGCTACCCCTAGTACTTCATTATGATCAACATAACCAGCATTTAATAAATTTAGTTGATCTTGATAAAAATTCATTTCTTTTTTTACAACATCTAATTCCTCTCTCTTGAAATTTATAATGTTATCTAATGGTGTTCCTGAAATATTATTTTTACCATGTGTGCGTACTCTCATATTAGGGACGACTGGTGAATCTGGTATGAGTGGATTATAGGGTAGTAACGCCCTTTCATAGCTTAAAATATCACTAATAATTATATTATAATCAGCCAGTAATTTTGAGAGATATTGTCTTATATGATAAATTAATCTATCGTTAATATCTTTAATTATTTTAATATTTTCAAATACTTCTTTACAATCTGGATGATTACTATGATAATAGTGTGCGCCACTCTCCCTTAACAAAGGCCTAAAATAAGGTATTATCATTTTAGTATTTGGCGGATATGAAGAATAAGGATCGAAATATCTAAGTTCATGTGGTGCTATTTCTGTAAGATGGATTTTCATAGATGATTTATTGACTATATTTTTCAATAATGTATGTAGTTCAGTTTTTTTATTATTTACTTCTTCCCGGACTTCCGAAAAAAAAGTGTTAACATTATCTAGTGTATCTTGTGAAAGCTCAGGTTGATCCTGCTCATATAAGGCAGTCTCTATAGCTTCAATTTCTTCTTTCAAATCAAGCTCGCTCATAGGAGTATTTTTAATGTTATTTATTGTAGCATTAATACCCTCATCGGGGTTAACAGGTCCATTCATATTTATATAATATAAATATAAATTATTCTAAACATTCAAGATCACAAAACCGCCAATACTCTGAGTTGCCACTTGGCAATGGTCGCTGGATAATAAATGGAATTTTTTTTTCTTTGAATTCTTTCAACGCAATTAAATAGCCGTCAATCATAGATTTTTCAATCTCAACAAATGGTTTAGCTCCTTCGTTAATTTGTTTAGCACGTTCACCTAAAATACGTGCTTTTTCATAACATGTAATAAATGGAATAGTTTTATGAATAGGATCAATTATATTTCCATTTTCACCTCTTGTAATTTTACAAGCAGCTTTAATTTCATGTACATTATGTATTTTTAATTCAGGATGATAATTTTGAATAATATTATCATGTACATCTTTATTTAATTTTTGAAAATATGTTTCGTCAAAATCATCATCGTCGTCTTCATCTAAATTATCACGATTTATTATATTAATATTAGAATTGTCAATGAAATCATCATCAATTTCATCTAATATTTTATCATCAATTTCATTATCAATTTCAGTATCTGAATTTTTTTCATCTACATCATCATCTAAATCATCATCATTATCACTAATTATATCTTCGTCATCAATAATTTTCTTTTCGTCATTATCTATAATAGAATCGTCGTCAGTTTCTTCGTCACTACTTTCTAAATATTCTTTATCTTTATCCATTATACAATAAAAAAGTATTATATTTAAACTATTATTTTATTATATTCAATTTTCTTTTTTTTAATTAGATAACCAATTGGTATCACATGTAGAACAAATATAAATATATTTGAGGTTATTATTATCATAACGAACATAAATAATTTCGGTTTTCACATCATCGTTTTTATTAGTTTTACAATCAATGTTTGGACATTTCATATTATATATTCTAGGTAAGGTAGGATCAAATTTTGTATATTTGTTAATAATATGAGTGAATTTTTGTTCAGATTTTTGAATTTGCGTGTCTAAAATACAAATACCTTCTTCTGCAATAGTTTCGTCAACATAACCGCAATGTCTACAATAATATGAAAGTTTATTCGGATCTTCAGAATTAATTCCTAAATAATACATATTTTCACAGTGAATACAAAATTTCATAATAAAATACTAGGAGATACTTTTATATAAATAAAAAAAACTTATTAATATAAATCAATTTTTATGTTAATCCAAAATGATTTTCAATAATACTATTTTTGGTAGGTCCTTGTTTTTTATCACTTTGTCTCTTGACTTTATACATACTATTTGAATTGCTTTCATTATTGTTATTATAAACATTTAATACAAAGTTATCATTATCGTCATATAATTCTGGTAATATTCGCGTCATAGGTTTATCAATGACTAATAATAAATGTTGCGAATTCAATAAATGACGATATTCTTGAATAGAAAGATTACCATAAAATTTATCTAATAAATAATAAGGATTTGGTGCAGGTTTAATATTCTTTTCATAATTATAGACTTTACTATAAATATTATTTAATATACTATATCTTTCAAATTTACTTGAGTCGTCAATGGGTTCTTTCATTAAATAAGCAACCGCACATTCTGGTCGACAGAATGAACCATAACCATAAATATTATTATCTATTTCATGTTTTGGTATATAACAAGGCGGGTTATCAAATTCGTATGTACACCAAAAACAAGCTGATTTTTTATCATGTAATAAATTTTTATATAAACTAATTTTAAGATTTTTAAGTTTATTATTAATTTCTTTTGAACTTATATTTTCATTATCGGTATTACATTTGCAGCAAACATTATTGGAATTGTTATTATTATTATTATATGCATATTGAATTTCATTATTTTCATGATACGTAGAAAAAATTGTTTGTTTTTCATAACTTTCTATTTCGGGTGGTACGTCTGGATTATATTTTAGATCTGAAGGTTTTTTTTCCAATTCATCAAGATTTGCTATATTACATTTCAAATGTAATATAACATTTGAAACAGCATTTGAAACAATTTGCTCTTCTTTTTCTTTTGCAATTATTTTACCTCCTTTTGGTTTACGACCTCTTTTTTTTGCAACTGGTGGTTCTTGTATGATATTATTAGAAGTATCATTAGTGGATATACTAATTTGTATATTTTCTCTTGCAATATCTTCCTTACGTTTTCTCCCCCTTTTCTTTTTTTCGATAACTTCAGCCATTTATAAAATAAATACTTTTTATATTTTAAATTGTTTTATAAATTGTTTTAATCAACTGGTGCAATATTAGCTATATTAAATTCATCCTTAATAGGTAGACAATTTATACATAAAGGAACATAATTATCATTACCAATATGCACTTGTTGAATTGCATTATCTAATCTATGTGTAAAATAAGCATGTTCTCCGCAATAATTACAAATCGCTTTGAGTTTTTCAATATAATTACAAAGTGGCACTAGATCTAAAATTTCTCCAAATTTATTTTGTTTAAAATCTCCATCTAACCCATATAAGAAAATTTTTTTACCGTGTTTAAGCATATTAGAAACAATAATATATAAATCTTTGAAAAATTGTGCTTCATTTATTAGAATAAAATCACTTTTATGTAAATCATCGTAAAATTCATTTTCTTTGAAAAACCAAGCATTGTATAAATCATTAATCATTAAAGCAGGAATGCATTGATTATCATGAGAACATATTACGTTATTACCATAACGTATATCCAAATGATTATTAATAGCAATTATATTTCCCGCAGTTTTAAAATGATTATATGTTGATATTAGTCTCTTAGTTTTACCGGCAAACATCGGACCTACAATAATCTCTAAATAAGAATTCATTATTATTAATATATTTAATAATAATATAAATTAAACTAATTCAATTTTGATAATTTATCTTATAGCATTTTTAATTTCATTTAGTTTTTTAATAATTTGGTTTTGTTGTTTCTCAATAAGAATTAAATCATTCTGATAATTGATTTCATTAACTTTTTTGAGGTTTAAAAAAATACTATCATATTGTTCTTCATTGTGATTTTTATAAGTAACTGATGTATCATAAAAACTAGGAATATTTCTATTACGTAGCTGCATAATATAATATATCATGTTTATTATTTAATTCATTTTTTTAAATAATAAATATAAAAAGTACTTTTATATTTATTAAATGAATGAAACAACGCCATGGGTAGAAAAATATAGACCAATACAGTTCGATAAGATTGTATTGGATAATATGAATAGAAGAATATTTAATAATATTTTAGAACGGGGATATTTTCCTAATTTATTGTTTTATGGTCCACCTGGAACGGGAAAAACAACAACTATTATAAATTTAATAAATGAATATCAAAACCGTTTTTATAAAATAAGTAAAAGTCAAATTATTCATTTAAACGCGTCTGATGAAAGAGGTATAGATATTGTACGAAATCAAATAAACACATTTGTAAAAAGCAATAATTTATTTGAGACGGGCGTGAAATTTGTAATATTAGATGAGGTTGATTATATGACCAAAAATGCTCAACAGGCATTGAAGTATTTATTACAATCATGTAATAAAAATGTAAAATTTTGTTTAATATGTAATTATATTTGTAAGGTGGATGAATCATTACAAAACGAATTTATAAATATTAGATTTAATCAGTTACCTAGAGATGAAATATACAAATTTATAAATAATTTATCAGAAAATGAGAATTTGAATTTAACAAAAGATATTATAGTATCAATACAAAACATATATCAATCAGATATAAGAAGTATAATAAATTTTATTCAATTAAATCAAGGGCTGAATTTTGAAGAATGGAAAAATAGTGTATTAAACAATAGTGTTTATGAAAATATACATAAATATATATTAAACAAAGAAACAACAATACAAGAAATACATATTTATTTACACGAAACTAGTTTAAAATACAATACGGATAAAAAAACGATATTACAGTTTTATTTCGATTATTTAATAAGAAACAAAACCGAATTAATAAATAGAGATTTTTTAAATATAATAAAAAGTGTAACACATTGTGATTATATAGCAAATGAAGAAATAATAGATTATTTATGTTATTATTTACGAGATCATTATTTATAATGATATTACAAAATTGATTTAAATATTTATTTAAATGTTTATATATATATTTATATATATTTATACAATGGTGGTAATTTGCAACGATCCTTATGAAAACACAAGCTATGATGAATATTTTGAAAAATATCCTTTCAAATTATCCGATTTTCAAAAATATTCAATTGAAGCGATTGTTACTGGTAATCATAGTTTGGTAACTGCACATACTGGTTCTGGAAAAACGTTACCCGCTGAATTTGCATTAGAATATTTTAAATCAAAAGGAAAAAAAGTAGTATATACCAGTCCTATAAAAGCATTATCCAATCAAAAATATTATGAATTTACAAATAAATATCCAGATATAAGTTTTGGATTATTTACTGGTGATATAAAGACAAATCCTTGTGCGGATGTTTTGATTATGACAACTGAAATATTGATGAATTATTTGTTTTCATTAGAACAAACCGATGAATTAAAAAAAGATTTTGAATTTGAATTAAATATAAATGAAGAATTGGCATGTGTAATATTTGATGAAGTGCATTATATTAATGATGAATATCGTGGACAAACCTGGGAACAAACGATATTAATGTTACCTGAACATATTCAGATGATAATGCTGTCGGCTACGATAGATAGTCCAGAAAAGTTTGCAAAGTGGTGTGAAAGAGGTTCACAAGAAAAACAAGTATATTTATCAAGTACTTATCAAAGGGTTGTACCATTGACACATTATGGTTTCTTAACAACAAATGAAGGAGTTTTTAAAAAAATAAAAGATAAAGAGACCCAAAAGAAAATACGTGATGTAGCAAATAATTTTATAACATTAAAAACGAGTAAAGATAAATTTAAGGAAGATGGTTATTTGAGAATTAAATCAACATTAAACTTGATGCATCAGAATAATGCTTTTATAAATAAAACACATGTATTGAATAACTTAGCGAATAAATTAAAAGAAAATGAAATGTTACCGGCAATTGCATTTGTATTTTCACGAAAAAATGTGGAAGTATTTGCAAATGCAATAACAACAAATATATTAGAATTTGATACAAAAGTTCCATATACAATAAAGCAAGAATGTGATCAAATATTGAGAAAATTACCAAATTACAAAGAATATATGAATTTACCTGAATATGAAAACTTGGTTAAATTATTGGAAAAGGGCATAGGAATACATCATTCTGGAATGATACCGATTTTACGAGAAATTGTGGAATATATGATATCACGTAAACATATAAAATTGCTTTTTGCAACTGAATCGTTCGCGATTGGTTTAGATTGTCCAATTCGAACTGCAGTGTTTACAAGTTTAACAAAATTTGATGGAACTAAAATGCGAAATTTATTTCCACATGAATATAGTCAAGCGGCTGGACGAGCAGGACGAAGAGGATTAGATACAATTGGACATGTAGTACATTGTAATAATATGTTTGAATTACCGTATGCAAATGATTATGAAGAAATATTATGTGGAAAACCTCAGAAGCTGGTATCAAAATTTCAGATGTCTTATTCAGTAATATTAAATTTAATGAAACATGGAAAAAATAAAATAGAAGATTTCATACAATTTGTAGATAAGAGTATGTTACGCGAGGAGTTAAACAAATCATGTTCAGCCGAAGAGTATATTGCGAATGAATTACAAGAACAAATATTGAAAAAAGAATTATATAATAAAAGTTTACGTACACCTTACGAAGTATGTGAAAAATATTTAGAATTAACAAACACGAATATATTTAATGGAATAATAGAAAAATCATCAAACAAACAACGAAAAAACAAAGAACATGAATTACAAAACATTAAATCTGATTATAAATTTATAATGACAGATGTAGGACATATTGAAAAGTTAAATAATTTGAAAAATGATTATGAAAAATCATTAAATAATATTGAATATTGTAGGCTGTATATATATTGCGGTGTGAAAAACATGTGTGATTTGCTAGTAGAAACAAATTTTATAAAATATTGTGAAGAAGAAATGATTTACGAGTTTACACATTTGGGTGAAAATGCATCAAATATAGCGGAAATACATTCGTTAATAATTAGTGAATTATTAGAAAAAACCAATTATTTTGAAGAATTTAGCTCTAGAGACATAGTTGGAATATTGTCTATATTTTGTGATATAAAAGTAATAGATCATTATCGTTCACATATACCACAAACGAACAATTCATATTTAAAAAAAATAATAAATAGCATAAGTAAATTGTATGATAAATATGGCGATTTAGAAAATAATTATAAAGTAAAAAGCGGAGATAATTATTATGATCCATTGACAATGGAATTTGTAGATATAATGCAACATTGGTGTGATTTGGAGAATGAACAACAATGTAAATATTTTGTACAAACAAAATTAAAAGATAGAGAAGTTTCATTGGGAGATTTTACAAAAGGAATACTTAAGATATGTACAATATCTAAAGAATTAATGAAAATTAGTGAAAAACAACAAAAAGCAACATGTATGCATAGAATGTCACAAATAGAAGGAATGATATTGAAATTTGTAGCAACGACGCAAAGTTTATACGTATAAAAAATCTTTTGTAAATGTATAATGGAAACTTATATTATTAATATGGATAAAGATAAGGCGAATATCGAACGTACTAATAATGAATTAAAAAAAATAAATTATGATATGTCAAAGGTACATCGTTTTAGTGGAGTAGATGGAAATAAAGTAAATGTAAATGAAGAAAACGTACATCCAATTTGTAAAATTTTTTGCACTAATAAAATTATAGGATGTGGTTTAAGTCATATTAAACTATGTGAAAAATTAAAAAATGAAAATGTAAAAATTGCATTAATATTAGAAGATGATATTAAAACAATACCGAATATTGATTTAAATAAAGAAATAAATGAAACAATAGAAAGAATTAGTAAACAAGATTCAAATTGGGATATAATTTTATTACATAAACAAGGATTTTGTAAAGAATATAAAAAAATAAATGGGGACGTATGCGGTAGTGCAGCAGCATATTTAATTTCAGACAAAGGTATGGAGAAATTTTCAAGTTTAATGTTAACCTATCATATTGATGTAATTCGTAATACAAAAAAATTTAATAGTTATGTTGGTCCAACATTATTTCATACTTATGAAGATGAATCAAATATAACATTATTGAATAATATAATGATTAAAGATAAATCTTTTTATTTTTGGTCTCAACAAGATATGATGAAAATACCTTTTTTTAATATTGATATAAAATTATTATTTTTGTTGTTTTTAATATTATTGTTAACTATTATAAAATTATATTATGTATTTGTAAAAAATAAAATAAATTTTATAGTTTTGTTTATTACGTCAATATTAGTATTATTTTTTACTTTTAATTATTATGCTTTGAACGATACTGCATATTATAAATGTTCAGATATTACACATTTTTTTGGTATATTATTTCCAATAATCGTAATATTTGTTTTATTTAAATATTTAACAAAAAATGTTTATACTTTTATATTAGTATATTCTCTTTCATTAAGTATGCTAGTTTTTCATTTGCTATATCATTTTGATAAGTCTAATTAATATATTATTTATTATATTATATATATATATAATGTCATATGAAATAATAACAGTAGCAACTCATAAAGAAGGGAAATTTGATGAATTAATAAATAATAAATATGAGAAAATAACAGTATTAGGTATGGGAGAAAAATGGAGAGGATTAAAAATGAAATTTGAATTAATATATGATTACATAAAAAATATGGATGATAATAAGATAATTATATTTTTAGATGGATTTGATAGTCTTATATTAGATGATCCAAAAAAATCTATAGAAATATTCAAAAGGAAAGATTATAAATTGGTATTTTCACGAAATATTCCAAATCATTTTGGGGGATTTGAAAAAATGGTATATCCATCTTGTAATAATCAAGGCATTGTAAATACAGGAATGTATATGGGTTATGTAAAATATTTAAAAAAAGTATTAGAATTATCTTTAACAAAAAAATGTAAATCAGATCAGGTAGTTTTTAACAGATTATGTAAAGAATTTCATTTTATTTCAGTAGATAATGAAGAAGAAATATTTAAAAATATAGATAATAGAAAACATTATGATTTAAAAAATGAAACATCTATTTTTGTATCTTTTCCAGGGTCGTTTAATTTGCAACGAACATATCGTGCATTATTTGAATATGCGCAATTCTATCTTGTTCCTGGTTTGATAATAGCATTATTAATATTATTTTTATTAATTAAATTTAAGTATTATATAACATCATGCATTTTTATGTTAATAGCAATAATATGGTTATTCAATATCGATTATAGTTGTATCACATAAATATTATAAACTTTTTATAAATATTCATATATATTATATTATTATAATATATATGAAACTGAAAAAAAAAACAATTATATATATTTTAATAGCTATTATAGTATTATTATTATTAATTTTTTTGCTTTTTGATAAGAAAAATACAGACGTTCAACAACATTTACAACATATCTATAATAGACTACAAAAAATCAAAAAACAATATCCAAAAATAATAAATCCAAATAAAAAAGTAATATTAGACGGTGAAATAAAGTATATTGAAGATGTATTTGTACCAGAATATCATAAAATGATTTCAGATCAATTTGAAGATTTGTCTATGTATAATTCGAAAAATTTAGGAGTACGAAAAGCAAGTGGTATGAATTTTATAGATATGCATAAAACAGATAATTATACAGGATGCTTAGAAACTTATTATAATTCCGAATTTTTAGAATATTTGTCTAGTTTGATAAAAAAACCATTACAAAGAACAAATTCAAGTGATATAAATTCATGTAGTTTATTGGTTTATTCGCAAGAAGGAGATCATATTTATTGGCATATTGATAATTCTATTTATTATGGTGATCGGTATGTGGTTTTGTACACATCAGTAAATGAAAATGCAACAAAAGATGGCGTATCGAAGAATGAATTTTATTATAAATTAAATGGAAAAGAAGAGAAATTACAATTAAAGCCAAACTCTATTATTGTATTTAAAGGATCCGAAATATTTCATAAATCAACTGAAATAGGAAAAAATGAGAAACGCGTATTGCTTTCTATGACGTTTTGTGATATTTGTCAAGAAAAAAAGAATATTATTAATTATATTCATGATAAAATAAAAAATGCAGTTACTTATGGATAAAATCTAACATATTAATATATGACACAAAATCAAATAATAAAGTCATTGTATCATGGATTTGCTTTTTTATTTTTATTCTATTTGGCGGTTGTTACCAAATTAACGAGATTTCAAAAATTGGCTTTGGTTTTTATTGGTATTTTCCACGTATATGATACATATTGGTTCTTTACACATACAACAGATGCGCCTATTTAATATTATTATATAGTATTATTATATAATAATGGATAAAAAAACAGAAAAAAATCCTAATTTAATTCAACCTTTCATTACAAAATTACGTGAATTAGTACCTCATTTACCTAGCTATATAACAACATATAATTTAACGTTAATTTCTGCATTATGGTCAACAATGGTTATATATGGTGCTTACAAATCACAAAAAAATATAAATTGGTTGTATTTATCTGCAATTGGTATATTTTTTCACATTATAACTGATAATTTAGACGGCGCAGTAGGAAGATATAGAAATACTGGTGCTGTTAAATGGGGTTATTTTATGGATCATACTATGGATGCATTAATAATGATTTCTATAGCTATAGGGTTTGCATTAGTTTTACCTCAATATAAATTATATATATTAATATTATTTGGTTTAGAGGCATTATTGTTTATTACAGCACATTTATCATTGGATGATAATGGTTTAGATATTTCAACTTGTTATAAAGGAATATGTTTTGGTCCAGCAGATTGTTTATTATTACAGATGTTTTTGTTTTTGTATTTAATATATACTAAGGGAAAATTAAATAAATATGTTTTGATTGTTTTGAGTATTGTGCTTGCAGTATTAAACATAATGAAAATATATGAAAAACAAGAAAAGAGTAATAAAATTGATCAAGAAAACATGAAAAAATAATATGCGTAGCAATAAAATAAATAATTTAATATTATTTTATAAAAATGATATTAGGTACAATGAATATAGCTTACCCTCATTCTTCAAATAAAGATACACAACAATATTCGAGTATTATACATGAATATTTAAATACATGCGATGATCCTATTTTGGATAGTGCATATTATTATGGAAACACAGAGACAGAAAAAATATTAGGTAATATTCTAACTGATTTACCAAGTAATTTAAAATTACCAAAATTAACAACAAAAGCAAATCCATGGTTTGGAAATGATTTTACAACAGGTAAATTAGGTCAATTAAATAAAGAGAACTTATTAATACAATTAAACACATCATTGGAGAACCTGAAAATGGATAGCGTTCATAGATTTTTTCTACATTGTCCAGATTATGAAACGTCCATCCATGAAACATTAGAAACATGTGATGAATTATGGAGACAAGAAAAATATCAAGAATATGGTTTATCAAATTTTTCACTAGCACAAACACAAGAAGTTCTCCAAATATGTGAAAAAAACGATTATAGAAAACCAAAAGTATATCAAGGAATGTATAATATAGTTTGTAGAAAAGTGGAGGAAATGTTTCCGTTGTTAAATGAATATGATATAGATTTTTGGGGTTATAATCCACTTGCTGGAGGATTATTAACAGGTAAATATAGAAATTTGAAAGAAGATTTACCTGACTCTCGTTTTAAAAATAATTCGATTTATCAAAATATTTTCTGGAAAAATGAAATTTTACAAATGTTGGAGAACCTATGGTTAAAAAATGATGATTATTTGGATATAGCGCTATTATGGTTTAAACAGGGTTCTCAAATGAGAAAAAACGATCGTGTAATTTTGGGCGTATCATCTGTTAATCAATATCAGAACAATATGAATTCTTATAATTCACAAAAAAATTATTCAAATATTTATCAAGAGTTTAATAGTGTTTATATAAATAATGAAAAATGCACACCAAATTATTATTATTAATATATATATAATTTATATTTATTATATATATGAATTTTAAAATGTTTAATAAAAATATTATCATAAATTGTTTAATAATTTTTTCTATTGTGTATGAAATAATTATGTATCTGTTTAGAACATTAAATAGAGAAAAAACATTAGATACACAAATAAAAAATACACAAAATATAGATGAATTATCATTAGAAATAGAAAATAATTTAACAAGTGATTTGAAAACAACTACACATATTTATAATGATAATTTACCAGAAAATATAAAATCAAAAATAGATATTGTAAATGATGAAATATTAGAATTATTAGGACCAGAATATCAAAGCATATCGCAAATAAATGAAGTATATTTTACAGCAAAAACAACAGGTAATTCGGATTATTCATTTACAAATTTACATACTGATTCACCTTTTTATCCATGCCATACATATAGAGTATTAGTTTGCATAAAACCAAATGATAATGTTACAACTATAATACCGGATGATAATTATAATAAAAAACTGGAAAAATATGATATATTGGGGTTTGATTATGCAAATACATTACATTATATAAAAATAGATAAAACCACGTCTTCTGAAAGTAGAATTGTATTAAAATTACATTTTGCAAAAAGTGATGTTTGTAAAAATATAACAAAACGATATACACGTTGGGCGAGAAGTTTATATGTAAATAATTTAAATTCAATGGGGGTTAATGGATATGGTATGTTAATAAGTCAATTTGTTGCATCTTATATTCTATATTTCATTATATTCTATTTATTATTAGCTATTTTATATTTTACTTCAAATAAACATAACAATATTTTAATGTATATTTTATTAACATCATCAATACCATCACTTTGGCATATAATATGGGGAGGAATGTTCTTTTTTATAGATTATTAAAAGTATTAATACTAAATGGTAAAAAATAGAATATATTTGTTAAGAATTTATAAACCGTTAGGTTCTCAAGCTGTAATTGAATTTTCTCATTTGTTAATAAATGAGATATTTCAGGTAAAACAAAACAAGCAAACAAAAATATAAAAGTTAGTTTAATTGGTTTCAACTTGTATTTTAATATAAAACATGTACCAATATAGATGAATAATATAGATAAAGCTGCGTCGAATATATTATGAGAAAATGCAATAAGTAGAAAATAACCCACCAACAATCTACCATTAAATAATAGTACATTTAAACAACTCATATAAACAATATCAGTTAAAATATGAAAAATGACGTTTACTTGATTTTTATGATAATTTTTAAATTCATTTAATTCTTCTTTTATAAAATTTTTTAAATTTATATATATATGAAAACATTTTTAATATTATCTTTATCAAAATATGTAATACTTATATGTATAATTATTTATGGAATTTTTGCAGCAAATAATGAGGCTGTAAAATTATATGAACAAGCAGAAGAAAGGGCAAAAAAAGAAAATAAAAAATTATTGGTATTAGGTAATCCATATACTACATCAGGTAAAATGGTAACAATATTTACTAATACATATGGATGTGGCGATACATGTATTGATATGAATGGATGCGGTTCTTGTAAAAATACAATTAGTGATAAAGTAGAAAATGTATTAAGTAAATTTTCTTCAGATGAGTATATTGTTTTTGAATCAGGACTTTTAGAAGTAGTTGATGAAGATAAATTAGATTATATTGTAAATGAGATTTATAGAATAGCGGGAAAAAAAGAAAACATATATGGGCGTCATTATATACAAAATCATAAAACTTACTATAATTATGTGGGAAAACATGCATATTCATTATTAGGAGAAGGAAAAATAAGTAGATTTGTAGATGCATGTCCACCATTTAAAGATTATAAATTTGAAAAAATATAATATTTATTCATAATCCGTATTAACATCATTGATTAATAATGGTTCATCGGGATCAATATAATTATGATATTCAGGTGGAACAACTCCACCATAAATATCGAGAACCTCTTTAATCACTTCTTCACGTTGTATATCCCCCGTTTCAAATTCAACACTAATAATAGAAGTTGAACGAGAACCTTTGAATTTATCTAAAAAATCAGCAAGACCATTTACTTGACCGTGACGGTCATGTTGGTCTAAATCGCCCGTAATAACCATCCTAGAATTTTCTCCAAGTCGTGTTAATAACATTTTCATTTGAGTAGGAAGACTGTTTTGCATTTCATCTGCAATAACCCATGTATTTTTAAATGTACGTCCTCTCATATATGCTAAAGGAGCAATTTCAATGAATTTATCTTCAATTAATTGAGTAACTTCTGCAGGTGAGATAAATTTATATAATATATCATAAATGGGTCTTATCCAAGGTGCCATTTTTTCTTCTAATGTACCGGGTAAATAACCTAAGTCTTCATCAGCGCTTACTGCGGGTCGAGTAAAAATAATTTTTTCATATTTTCCCATAAGGAAGTGTTTTAAACCAAATTCTGTACCAAAAAGTGTTTTACCTGTACCTGCTGGACCAGTAGAAATGATAATTTTATTACTTTGTTTATTCAAACAATGTAAATATCTAGCTTGTGATTCATTTTTTGGTTTTGCAAACTTACTTTCAATATTATTACGCTCTTTTGCAGACAAATAAGTAAAATTTTCAAAGATATTTTTAATATTATCTTTTTCGCTGTGTTTACCGAGTTCTTCTTCGATAATACGGTTAGCTTGTTTTTTACTCATGCCCTTGCGTTTATTCATATACTATACTAAATCATATTAAATTATATAATAATAATAGAAATAGATATATAAAAAGAGTATTTAAAGCATATATGATTTAAAAATGTTATATTTAAATCATTCAATGGTAATAAAATCGAGAATATCAGTAATATTTTATTTTATAATATTCATTGATATAAATTGTTATGATAATATGTATATAAAAAATATAAAAGTAAAATTTTATATATTTATATAAATGACAAATTTCAGTAAAAAAATAGAAATAGATACGAATAGTCCAGTTGGTTCACGTAATATTACAAGATTAGATGATTATTATGAGAAACTTGAATGGTGGAATTCACTTGACGGCGAACAACAACAAGAGTGGTTAAAAATACTTATTTCGAATACGCAATTCATACCAATTCCAAAAATAACAAGAAATGCATTAAAAACAAATTTAAAAAATAAAAATTTACCAAAATTATTTGAAATGCCACCTCCTGAGTTAGAGAGGTGTCAAAAAGCCGATTTTGAGGAATTGTCGTTTTTTGATAGCGCAACAAATGAATTCATAAATAATAAAATAAAGGAAACAAAAGAATATATGAATGATTGTAACGACAATTTACAAGTGGTAGATGATATTTTGAATAAACATGATTATTTAGAAGTTCATGGACATAAAATATTTCAAAAATCTTCAAAATTATAATCATCTAATAATCCACCGTTAAAAATACTTGAACGAGAAGAGTGATTAAATATAAAATTATAATAAACTAATAATTCTAATTTATCAGGAATGGGATATATATCACTTTGTAATAAATCTAATAAACCCTTTTTTTCAATATTTGAATAAATTTGCCATATTTCTTCATGATTATTTGTTTTATTATATCTTTCATCGCCGCCAATAACGGAAGATTTCATTATATTATTGGCAGAATTAAATGTAATACATTGAGTTATATTAGAATTAATATTAATAATACTTCTACCGATTGGTATATATGGATTATTTGAATTATGTATAGACGTATAACTTATACTTGGTTTAAATAAATTAAAACCATACCATAAATTAGACCAAATCATATAATATATAACATATATTATTATTTATATAACTATAAAATTGAATTTATATATTAAATTTTTTATAAATATATAAATGGAAACAATTCAAGAAGAAACATTATTCGAATATATGACTGAATTATCTGAAATAATCGAATATAGTGATAGCGATAGTGATATTTCAATAAGTTCAAGTATAATTTTAGAAAGTATTATAGAAGACGATAATTATGATCAATGGATATCAATATTATTCGATGAACAATCAAATAATATTGAATTTGATCAAGATAAAACAGACGGTAAATATTATATTGGAATGCCCGGTTTTATAAGAAATACAGATGGATATATTTTATCTTCTAATGTATCGAATACAACATTTTTCAAATATGATTTTAATTCAATATGTCAGTTTTTGATTGATTATAGTTGCGATTTTATATTTAATCCGTGTGTACATATTCTTCAGTTACATATTAGCAATTCTGGTGTGTATAATGTGGTATTAAAGACGTTTTGGTTGAAAATTGTTCAAAGAACATGGAAAAATATATATAAAAAAAGACAACAAGTATTATTCAAGAGAAAACAATTGAATAATATATTATTAAGACAAATAAAAGGAAAATTAAATGACAGTTCTGATTATTTACCGGATTTATATGGAATGCTTTATAGTTTAAAGACGCCAGTAAAATAAGCCCAAAAGAAAATACCAACAAAACATTTAGAAAATAAATCTAACACATTATATCCTACATTTCTTGTAACGCTGTCCATAGTATAGAATACGCCATATAATGCCCATAAAAATACAAAAGCACCAAATAACATATTATTATCACTATTTTTATTACCCGCAATATATTTTACATAAATGAAATAATACAATGCAAAGAAAGCGAGGAAACCAAAAGTATTCGCCCATTGTTTATCTAACATACCAATTTCACCAACATAACCAAATCCTAACATAAGGTAATTGAAAAGAAGAATGATTAAATAATTACTAAAACGCATTGGACCTTTTTTATTATTGTATAAAAATGCGAGTACAAGAACTAGTAACATAATAGGTGTAGTAATAGACCAATCAACATATCTTGTAACATTTATTTTTTCATAATCGGCACCACTTTTAATTTCTTCGACGAATTGACCATAATAAAAAGCAGCAACAACTGAAATACATGTTTCTAAATTTAAAATATTACGAATTTTAGGATTTTTAGTTCTAATCGCTTCAATAAAAGTAATTGTTGCGGTAGTCATAAGAAATGCATATGTTACATAAAAAGAATTTGAAACAAGTTCTTGATTTGAGATATCGTACATTATATATATTATAATATATCTTATTTATCAAATGTTAATAAATATAAGAATTGATTAATATTTCCTAAAATATCATCTCTTATACTCAATAAATCTGTGTCTTGTTTGTTAAAATATTTATCTAATTTAATTAAAAAATCTCTATATTTGTGTATTTGTTTTTTGAATGTTTTATGTAAAGGATCGTTTACTAAATTTGGATGTATGACGAAATTCGGAATACGGCTATCATTTTTTCCTAACATGACTTCAATAAATTCATCAATATGTTCATTCAATTCTTTATAAAGTTTATCTGTTGCTTCGTGAGTAGAATAAGAATATGTTTTCCAATGAAATAATTTAACAGTATTAAGCATACTAATAAATGTTTCAACAATAATTATTTTATGGTCTTTTTTATTTTTAAGTGTTTTATTTTTACGAATAACTTTTTTTGATGTTTTACGTTTATTTTCCATATCTATAAAAATTGATTATATTATTATTTAGAGAAATAGATTAATATTAAAAATGAACTTAACACGATATTTATATGAAAAAGATTATATTGAACATTCTTTATTTTTGTCTTTATTAAATAGAAATAGCGACGAAGCACTATTTTGGATATATGAATTGTATTTTTCTGGATGGAAAAAACAATCAATTATTCTAATTTGGAAATATTATTATATGCTTTATTCTGCATTTTTTGTGAATTTAGAAAAATATTTGCAAAGTAAAACATTAGAATGGTTAGAGACAAATGATTATACTATTATAGGAACATTGATAATAAATTTAACAACCCGTGAACCATGTATTGATTTATATATGATGATGGAAAATATAATACCATACCCTAAATTTATACAACCTTGGGTGGGTCGGTTAGACCTAAATATAAGTAGATCACTAAATATACTAGAAGATTATATTTATATAAATAATTGCTTTAAAACCAAAGGATACATGTGTTATGAAACATTATTAACAACATTTGATAATATACAAATTTTAAATAATACAATATTGAAATATGCATGTATATCTAGAATGTTTAGTGGAATATTTTTGTTAGACGAAGACAATGGGCTGGATAAAAAAATATTCATTAAATTATTAGAAAAAGATTGTAAAAAATATAAAAACAAACCGATTGTAAATATGAAATCGTGGAAAATACCTGAAAATGAATGTATTTATAAATTACAAGTGCCTCCAAATAAACCATTATTAAATATTGATATTTATCAAAATTGGTTATATTATTGTTACTATACGCCTATATGGAAAAAGAGAATTGAACGTTATTTAGGATATTTATATAATAATATAGTTTACTTTGATTGTGAAGATGACGAAGAGATCTTTTATAATATGTATAATTTAGAACCAGATGAACAAAAATTACAAATTTTGCAGAATTGGTTTGGTGAAAAAAGATACAATAATTGGAATGAAATTTATAAAAAATATTCAATCGAATTGTTACATAATTGGTTACATACCAATTTAGATAAAGTAATTAAAAAATAACATAGAAAATATACATATTATTAAATATAGATGCAAATATTTGTGAAAACGCTTACAGGAAAAACAATAACTTTAGATGTTGAACCTTCGGATACAATTGATGTTATAAAGACAAAATTACAAGATAAAGAGGGAATTCCACCAGATCAACAACGGTTAATTTTTGCAGGTAAGCAATTAGAAGATGGAAGAAGTCTATCAGACTATAATATACAGAAAGAAAGTACTATACATTTAGTTCTCAGACTTCGCGGAGGACTATAAATAAAATATATTATATATTTGTCTATTATAAATATATAATGCAAATCGATGTTGTTAAAATATTATATCTTTTTTTTAGATTATCGCCTTTAATTATTGTTAGTTATTTTACTTTGTCGTCAGTATTTAATCAAGATTTAAAAGGATTGATATATTTATCAGGATTGTTAATAACATGTTTAGTGAGTACTTTAATTAGTACATATTTTTTAGGTGATGATGATACACTTCAGCCAAAAGCACAATGTTCAGTTACATATTTAGGAGTATCAAATACACCAATATCGAAAAATATACCATTAGGATTAGTGACATTATTTTATACATTAAGTTATTGCTTTTATATCATATCACAATACAAATTATGGAATGTTAATATTTCATTTTTAATAATAATGATTTTGTTAATACTATCAGATATCATATGGCAAAAACACAATGCGTGCGCAGGAGGATTTGGAATTTTGTATGCATTCGTAATAGGTTTTTTGGGTTTTATGTGGGCACTTTTTATTGATTCATTCAAAATGACAGATTTGACAATGTTTATTGGTATAAGTGGAAAACAGGTTTGCGATCGACCATCGAGAACAAAGTATAGATGTAGAATTGTTAAAAAGTAATTATAAATCAAAATTATGAATGTTATTGTTTAACCAATTTTTAATATTATTAATCGCTTGAGTACGTTGTATATTATCAACCGTTAATTTATTACCCGCGTATTTACCACTAAAGTAATATAAAAAATTTTTTGTAATATTTACAAATTGTGCTTTTTGATATAAACTATTTAATTCGCTTTCAGATAATAAATCATATCCTTTTTGTTTATTTAAGCTATTATGAAAAACATATAAAATATTTTTTAATTGATCTTTAGAAGTTATATTTTTGAAATTAATTTTATTTAAATATGCTTGAGCATGAGTAGCGCAGGTCGGACAAGGTAAATTGCAACAAATAGAATATATTATATTAAGCAATTGATTTTTAATTTTATCAAAATTTTCTGTTTTTACTTTTTCTGCAAGTGTATGTAAAAAATACCAGGTGGGTTTTCCCCATTTCATTTTATTTATTTCATCAACTGGTTTAGTTGGTATAGTAGGTGTATTACTATTAGGAATTTTGTAATATATAGGTACAAATACGTTAGTTTTATTTTCTATATTAGTTGTTTTTCTATTACTACGACTAAACATCATATTCATAATATATATAATATAATATAATGAATAATTTTCTGAATAAATATAAAAATATATTGTTTATATTTATATATAATGAATGAGGAATTAAAACAATCATTACGAGAGTGGGTGAAATTGGATAATGAAATTCGCAAATTAAAAACAGAAGAACAAAAAAGAAAAACTGAGCAAAAAAAAATTTCACAACAGCTAATGGAATTAATGAAAAATGAAGAAATAGATGAATTTAATTTAAACGATGGTAAATTGGTTTATTTAAAGAAAAATGTAAAGAAAGCAATAACAAAAAAAATGTTATTAACTACTTTATCAAAATATTTTAAAGAAGATGTACATAAAGCACTTGAAGTAAATAATTTTATTTTAGAAAGCAGAGAAGAAACTGAGGTAGAAAGTTTAAAATTTCAAACAAACAAATAATTAATATATGAAATTTTCAATAGAATAATTATTATCTGTATTAGTATATTTTGCAATGACTTTAGGATTTTCAATATTGTTTACAATATCATCTGTCTTATAAACATTATTATTTTTATCAATCCAATAAATAATACCTTTTATGTCTTGAGTACGAATTTCAATATTTTTTGTCTGTGGTTCATTATTATTAATTAAGCCGTGAGGTGCATTTTTATCATGTGTTCCGCAAAAATCACTATTGTCCCTCTTTCTTCTTGTACATTGTTCACCGCATGCTCTTTTTGCAGAACATCTATTTACATCTGGTATAGTATTTTTTAATCTTTTTCTCTTTACAAAATCCTCTTTTTCGTAAACCAATCTAGGGTAATCGTATATATATTCAATTACTTTTTGAATATTATTCGCATCCGCAACTCTAATTTGATTACAGATATCTTCTTTAATTTTAGAAATATAAATTTCTGCCTTTTTGTTTACTCGTTTATCCATATTAATAATATTATTAATAATATTATTATTTTATTAATTCAATTTTTGTTCTATATTCAATAATGTCACTGAAATTTAATCAATTAATTTCTTAAGTACCTCAAACCGATCGTCGTATTTTGTTAATATATTTAATAATAAAAAAAATGCGTATTTATAATCTTTTGTCTGTAATATTTCTTTTAATAATTTTTCTGTACATTCAATATACATATGAATATTCATATTTTTATCCATTTATATAAACATATAAAAATAATAATCAAATATCTAAAATGATTTATACATTTTTTTGTATATATCCACCGCATCACTTGCTGCATTTCTTAAAAACTGTAAACTCATATTTTTATCATTTTTCTCATAAAAAGCAATTCTAATTACACTGAAATTATCATGTGGATGGAATTTTTTGAAACCACAATATGATAATTTTTTTTCCTTTTCATAATAATTTGTATATAAAATGTACTCCAACACTTTACCAATAGTATAATCTTCATCTTCTAAATGAATATCAAAACAATTTTCAATTGTAGTATCACTATATAAAACATTTATAATACCATTATCTATAGATTTAATTAAATTTTCGAATTTTAAATATAATATTTCACAACCCTTTTTAACAATGTCTATATTTTTATATACACCTACGCTTTTTACTATAAAATCAAAACTGTTTTCAACATATATACGTTGAGCATCCAATATATAGAAATTTTTCTTTTTAAAATCAATATCTTCTTTTGATAGATCTTTTGATAATTTTGCTTCTTGTTCTTTCCATGCTTTATCTATTTTTAATAGATCAGGAGTATTACTATATGCACATTTTGAAACAACATTGAACATACTATTTACTTTCGCATTTGAAATTGAAAAATCTGCCTCGAGTTTTATTTCTTCTCCTAAAATCGTATCGCTAATTTTTGGTTTTAGTCTTGCAAAATCAATATAATAACCTTGTTCTGAAGGAGGAAANATTTTTTTAATTGCATCAGAAGTTAATAAATGACCATTTAACTTATTTCTTATTTTAAAATCTTCTGTAGTAACATAAATCATATGATCTTCTTTGTTTGTTAAATCTATTTCTAATATATAGTTATCCGGAAGATCTTCTAATTGATCGAAATCCATATGAATAGGAATACAACTCAATCTTTGTTTAAGAATTTCATTATGTAATCTAGAAGTATTTGATATAATATTACATTTATTTTCGTCATGTGTTTCTGTTCTAATAACAACACATGGTATTTCACTTAACATAATTCGCCTTAGTGCATTTGCTAAACTTACATTTACTTTACTGAGTGTAAACTTAAACAGCTCATTATCTTCAAAAATTTTAATATGTGGTTCCATTTTATATTTTAATTATAAAATATAAAAATATATTTAAATCAATTTTTATAATACATTGATTTATGCGAGTGAATATTTAATTTACCTTAACATCATAAGGATAATTAATATAAACATTAGAATAAATGGTAATAAAACTAAAAACCAAGCAATACCAGTTGATCCAGCATTACAAATTAGATTTAATATCCATGTCCAAAATAGAATATATAAAACTTTTATAAAAAATATTAATGTTGTGCTTGTTACTTCACAGCTATAATCACCTAAACAATAAGTATTAATATTACCATAATTTTGAACACTTGCCACAATTAAAAAAATGGAAGAAATTACTAAATAAACATAAGATGGAGTACATAGATTTTTAAAAAAACTCTTGACAGAACTTGCCATTATAATATATTGCTATAAAAAAATTATACCATAGGTGTAGAAGTAGAAGTAATAGATTGTCTTGTTATGTCACTACCACCATTACTTTCTTGTGATAATGTCAAATTTGCAATTCCACCTGCGCCTGTACTACCTCCTTCTTGAAATGGAGCACCGCCAATTCCTGTTAATGTTGCACCACCTTTGATTTTTTTCCCTCCCGGAACAGCTCTTCCAATAGATGTAGGATCTTTATTTAATGGATAATAATGCCTTAACCCCATACCGCCAAAAAATTTAACGCGCGATTTAGATTTAGATCGAGATTTAGATCGAGATTTAGATCGAGAAAGTTTCATAGATTTAAATTTTTTCGCAGATTTGTATTTGTATCCACCTTTTTTATAATTTCTTTTTGTTTTTCTTCTTTTACCTCCTCCGCTTATTAACTTTGGATTTAAATTTGCTTCACAACCACAAGAACTCATTATAATATATACTAACAAAATATTTTATATTATAAAAATTATTCTATATCTACATGTGTAAGCATATGTCTACGACAACAAGGATCTTTTAGTTTTAGTTCATCTAAAACAATACCTTCAGGTGTTTTGTCAATATTATTGTTTGTTAAATATTCAACTTTTTCTAAGGATTTATTATCTCTTAATTTAATTTTACATACTTGTTCGGTATAATATCTGTACTTATCTGCTAATACATTGCCGCATGTGAAACATTTAATAGGAATAATCATTATATTTTATATATATATATAATAATTATTTTTGTAAATCAATTTTCTAATTTAATATTATATGAAGTATAGTAAACATATAATATTATTATTATTAATTTTTATATCTTTAGCATTATCCTATACAATTTATGAAGGTTATGAAGGAACCGCTGCATCTGCGTATTCTGATCAAATGAGACAAGGTGATGGAGCATGGGATGAAAATAATCCTCAATATGAATATGATACAAGTACAGAAATAGATTATAATGCACTAAGAGGTGATCAAGATGATGAAGACAGTAGTTTGGAAAAAATAAATTCAAAAATCGCATATTTAGAATCAGAAATTGAAAGTACAGATGCTGCTATAAAATGGCCAGACGATCTAGAAGAAAGCGCATTATTAACAGGATATAATAGTAAAGTTAATCAAAATTATACTCCAATCAAACAATCAATAAAAGATATGTCGATTGATGAATTAAATATTGCAATAGAAAGTATAAAAAAATGGCGTTCATATGACCCTCCCCAACCTAAACCAAGTACATCAGTTTTAGATAAATTAGAACAAATGGAACTTATGAGAGCAAAAAAAAGAGAATTGAAAAATTATAATAAACAACAAGATACAGAAACAGAATTAGGTTCATTTTTATTTGAAGATACATCTTTAACAAGTGATAAACATTTAGTTAGTCCAAATGAAATGAGATATAAGAATTCTAATTTTATTCCTGTATATGAAGATTCCGTATTTTTAAGCAGAACCTCTGATATTAGTCACTCTAAACCAATATACGACAGTGCTTCTATGTTGGCCGGATTTTGTCATTATGATAATAAAAATAAAAACAAAATTGAAAATAAATGTTTAGAATTGGAAAATAATGTTTGTGCTTCAACATCATGTTGTGTGTTATTGGGTGGTAAGAAATGTGTTGCTGGAGATAATAGTGGTCCTTATATGCGTTCTCATTATAATGATTTATCATTAAATCCCAAAGATCACTATTTCCATCAAGGAAAATGTTATGGTAATTGCATTATAGGTCAACTAAGTAATTAATAATTATAAATATCATAATAAAAATATAAAATTGTTAAAATCAATGCATAAAAAAATGTTAAATAAACAAGAAAATCACTGGAAAATGTGGGTAATATCAATACAACTGTACCTATAATTCCTGTTAATATTGTACCGATTAGCGCATGTCTTGTGAAATCGTCAATCGCCTTTCTTCCACTATCTCTTGCTGCCATATTAATAAAAAAGAAAAAAGTAATAGGAATTGTCCAAACGAAACCTAATATTTTATAAAGACTTGACTGTTTATCATTGCCATATACACTTGATAAAAAAGAAATAAATCCTAAAATAATTGCGCCAATGATAGCATCAATTAATACACTTTTCATATATATATAATAATTTATAAAAATATATATCTATACAATAGAGTAATTAATTGTGTTTTATTTCATTAATTGCTTTTCGCAACACTCGAATAGCAAGATTTCTTCTTATTTTATCATTGTTTTTTCGCATTTCTTCGTGTCTCTTACAAATAAATAAAATATTATTTATTTTTTCATTATATTTGAACATTTTATAACTTATAAATAATTTATAAAATAATTTACATTTCTATTAATTTAATTCCTTTTGTTGTTTTTTTCTTTTTAATTTGTTTATTTTCTTTATGTATTTTTAAATGGCATTCTTCACATAATGCGGCTAAATTCCCAGGTGAATTTTTATGAAAATTGTCAATATAACCGTTTGGTAATGCATCTTTTTGTGGAAATAAATGATGAGTTTCAGTAGATATACTTATATTACACATTTCGCATAAACTTTTAATTTTTTTTGCGTTATAAATACTTTTTTTGTTTGAAAGTTCTCCTCTATTTTCTGGAAAGTATTTATTTCTTAATTCATAAGCTTTATCTAGAAAATCATTTTCTAAATATAAAGATTTACATACTTCCAACCCATACATTCTTGTACCCGCTCCTAATTTAAGTTTTCTATCGTACACTAAACAATCATTTTCTCTATCAAAATTAACGTGCATATGATATATTTTTAATGATTCTAATTGTTTAATTTCATCATAATTTAAAATTTCGTGAAAATGAGTTGCGAAAATAAATGAACTGTTATTTTTATATATACTCATTAAACTTGTAACAAAAATACTTAATGCAGATTCAGTTTCTGTACCAGAACATACTTCATCGCCCAATATTAAACTACGCGGATCTGCCATGCGTAAAATTACACGTAATTCTGATATTTCAACAGCAAATGTAGATAATCCTTTAAATAAATTATCATTTCCTAATATTCGTGAATATATTGCAGTATATGGTTTGTATAAAAAACTAGAACATGGTACATACATTCCTGCTTGAGCTAATATAACAGCTATACCCAATGCTCTTATTAAACTTGTTTTTCCAACAGCATTTGTTCCATATAATAATATACCATTTTGATCATTACAACCTAAATGAATGTCATTTGTTACATAGGTCTCGCTTGTTTGCAAATGTTCAATTAAACAATGTTTGATATTTTTCGCTTTGACAAATGATTTTTCGCTATATTGATCTATTTCTGGTTTACAATAATTATATTTATTAGCAATATGTACTTTTGTAACAAGCACATCCGTTTTTGCACTAAAACAACATAAATCTTCAATTTTATTTAACCAATTTTCTTCTATCTTTTCTAATAATTCATTAAAAATTATACAAATTGTAGTGTTTATTTGATCTTGTAATTTTATTCTATTTTTTGTAATATAGGTTAATAATGGAAAATTAATTTCATCTGCTGATGTAGATGCGGATGATATTTTGATTTCACTTAATAAAAATGATTTATTAATAATTTGAACTTCTTGTACTTTTTGTTTACTTAGTATTGTTTTTAATGTTGATGCTCGTTTTTTTGTTAATTGCAATGATACTCCTGATTTTTCTGTTTGATGTTTTTTTATAAATTCAGTGTCAGCATCTTTTTGACTAGTTCTCATAAAGTTATTAAATAATGCATGTATTCCATCAAACATTTCTTCGTTCTCTTTTTGTTCATTAATCAAATTATCTAATTCTTGTGAAACTCCTTCTTTTATAAAATTGCATTCAAATGTTTGTAATGTTTGTATTTTTTTACAATCTTCAATAATAAAATGATTGTCTATAAAATCTTTTATTTTATTAATTTCTTCTTCTATATTTTTATTATTGGTTAAATAATCATATATTTCATCATTTTCAATGTTCTCAAATATTGTTTGTATTACGTTTAAACTATTGTATAATTGCCATATGTGAAATGGATATATTTTTCGTATTAACATCTGTCTTAATATTTTTTCCATATCAGGTAGAGAACTTAATACTATTCTTAGATAATCAACCTTGTTTTTATCAAAAATATCTATTTTTCTATATTCATTATTTAACCAGTTCTCATCAAAACAAGGATTTGTCAATTGATGTTTAAACAAACGTTTTCCTCCAGAATAAGTACACTTGTTTAAAAAATTTAATACAGATGACAGAGAACCATGGTATTGATTATCATCAATAATATTCAATTGTTTTAAAGTATGATTAGCTAAAACTGTTCTAGTTGAACTATTATTAAATATAGGCAATGCGATTTTTTTAACTAATCCATTATTATGTTCTTGAACAAAATCTAATAAATAACAAAATGATTGACAAGCAATTGTATATAAATTGAATTCTTGACATTGATTTTTACATTCTTCATTAAAAAATTTTGATAATATTTGATTAATATATGTTTGTTTTGTACAATTTTCTATTTTTTCATTTTTATCATTAATATTTATGTTATGAATACTAATATTATTAATTCCAATAAAATTTTGTATAGTTTTTACAACGTTGTTCTCGAATGGAGAAATAAAAATTACCTCACTTGGTGAGAACACCGAAACTGCTCGTTCTAATTCATCAAATGTTGTTGGATTTAATAAATATTGTACTTCGTGTTCAAAAATATATGATTTTCCAGTAAATATATTAATAATGGAAATACCATATATTAATCTTTCTTCAAAATTCTGTTTTATTTTATCAATCCATACACACATAATATTATTTGTTATGTTATTTGGTTTTGTGTTCTCATTAGATAAATATGTACCGGGAGAATATATTCCTTCTAATTTTCTAATTATACCAGTATTTTTTTTCTCTTGCACATAAACAACTGCTGTATATCCAGAATCTATCATTTTTGGAATAAATTTATCAAGAGAATAGTCACGAAATCCAGCCATGATTACTTGTTTATTTTGATATGAACTTTTTTTTTCTGAAAAATTTAACTGACATATTGAACAAATATCTAATATTTGAGAACCTCCAATAATTCCATCAATATCTTTTAATCCATATATTTCAAAAAACGCACCAACCTGCATCAATAATATAATTTTTTCACCGTATTTTTCTTTATAATCATTTGTTATATTTAAATAGTCTTTAATAATTGGATCATTCATTATTTTATTATATATATTAATTTTTAATACGTTTAATATATATAATTTAACTGGTTCTATAACATGTTTATTCTTCATTGTAATTAAAATAATTATATAACAAATTATCAGGATTGTGATTTTTCACATCACCGCATACCATAGAAGCAGTTTCGTACATTTGTCTTAAAACATCATTTGGAGCAATAGATCCAACTTTTATAAACCCTCGTTTTATAAGAAATTTTTTAACATCATGAATTGGCGTCTCTTTTAATGAATATTTTTTCATGGTAATATTTTTTCTCATTTGATTATTTGAAACTAAAACAGATACTTTTGGAAATTTTTTAGATCGTCCAATAGAATAATTTCTTTTTACTGTTTTCTTCTTCATAGTTGGAGATTTATATTTATTTTCATTAATAATAGCTTGATTTTTTTTATACTCATTTATTTTATTATCATTTTCTTTGGGTGTTTCGACAATATAATTATTAGATGGTTCTTCGTAACACTTTTGAGTTTGATTTTTCCAATTTCTATATGTAGGTAAATCTCCATTTTTTAAACAACCGTATTTTGGGGTTTCTGGTATATTTAATTTAATAGGTTCATTATTCGTTATAATCATACTGTTAGTAATTTCTTTTTCTTTTAACTCAGTTGGAACATTATTTTGCGAAGAAAATATAGATCTATTTTTAATTGTTGAATTCAAATTTTGTTGTGGCTCTTTTTTTGCTAAATTATTTAAAAATTCTAACGAATCATCAAACTCGCCTTTAATTTCATTTAAAACCTCAGGCGTGGTTGATTTTATTTCTTTTATTTTCTCTTCTTGTTTATTACGTATAAGTGTTAAAAGTTTTCGTTTTATACTTTTATTTACATCTTTATTCGATTTTACCTTTATATTTTTCGCAGCCTTTGGTCTTTGTTTTTTTGTATTATTGGATATTTTAAATAAATCTGGGCTTACTTTGATTTCTTTTATTCCGCTCATTTATTATAAAAACAACTTATTTTTTTATAAATATTTACACATAAAGATTATAATTTATTTTTTTAACATAATTATTATTTTTGTTGAATTCATTAAATCCATTAATAATATCATCATTATTAATTAGTTTTTTATATTGAATATCTTTACCGAATATTCTTTTCGCGTGCACAATTTTAATATTGGATATAAATTTTTCAATATCTCTACCGAAATTTTTAAAATGATCCATTTTATCTTCAAACCATATTACATTTATTACATTTTCTTCTAATTTCCAATTAATAACATCTATTTTTTTTTTAAAAATATCTAATAAGTTTTTTGCATTGTAATTTTCTATTTTAAACCGCCATATAAATCTTGAATCCATTCCTTTGTTAATATTAAATAATAAATTATTAATATCTTCTTCATATCCTGCAATAATAACCATTAAATCGTTTTTATGATTACTTAAATTTTCACATAATGTATCAATACATTCTTTTGAAAAACTATCTAAATCATTACTATTTCCTAATGAATATGCTTCATCTATAAATAAACATCCACCAATACAACTTTTTATTACATCTGTTGTTTTTAATGCAGTTTGTCCTAAATATCCAGCAACGAGATCATTACGCGTTACTTTTTTAAAAATATTATTTTTAAGTATTCCAATTTTTGAATACATTTTACCAATAATTTCTGCAATTTCTGTTTTACCTGTACCCGGAGGACCATAAATAATTGTATGTTTATAATCACTTTCATCTTCTTTATTAATATGTAAATTTTGTAAAAAATATAACAGTTGATTTAAAATTGCATTTTTAATACTATCTATACCTATCATATTATTTAAATCAATCAAATCATTTTTGATAATATGAAGAGATTTTAGATCGATATTATATTCATATTTTGTTTGATAATCAAAATTTTGTATAATATTTATCAAATCTTGCAAATTATTAACATTTACATCAATAAACAATTTTTCTGGTTCTATGAATTTCTCATTTTTAATTTCATGTTGATTTTTCCATATTTCATAATTATTTTGTTTTCTTTTTTTTTTGAAGTTGATGTCATATTCAATATTATTAATTTCTATAATATTAATTATGTCATTATAACTAATATCCTTACTTTTATAATTATCTAAGAAATTGATATAATCGTTCATTATTTTATTAGTTATTATTTTTCTAATACATTTAAAAATTGAATTAATAAATATAATAATAATTATTAAATATATTTAACGTAATTTATAATGGCCAAATCAATTATTGAACCCCAATTCGATGTATCTGATACAATTTCTAGCATTATTGATAATGAGAAATTAAAAAAAAAAGAGAATAATGATGATGTTTTAAGTGAATTAGGTAGCTATACCGAAGAACCTTATGAGATTATAGAATCTTATTTCAAAGGTCAACATTTGGATAGATTAGTTCGACATCAAATAGAATCTTATAATAATTTTGTAAATTTTCAAATACAACGTACAATAAAAATGTTTAATCCAGTTGTTATTCATTCATTAAATGATTACGTTGAACAACATGATCAATATTTGCTAGAAATACTGATTACATTTGATAATTTTAAATTATATCCGCCACAAATCCATGAAAATAATGGTGCAACAAAGCTAATGTTACCACAAGAAGCGAAATTGAGAAATTTTACTTATTCGTCAACAATGACTGTTGATTTGAACATTCAGTATATTATTAGAAATTCTGAAAAAATGGACAATCCAAAAATAATTAATAAGACTATACCTAAGATTAATATTGGTAAAATGCCGATTATGATAAAATCTGCAATATGTACATTAACTCAAAATAGACATATATCTCATTCATTTACTGGTGAATGTCCTATGGATTGCGGAGGATATTTTATAATAAAAGGTTCTGAGAAGACGGTATTGGGACAAGAACGTGCTGCAGAAAACCGAGTATATTGTTTTAATGGTAAAAATACTACTCGTTGGAAATATTATGCGGAAATCAAATCAGTACCTGATTTCAAATGTATTTCACCAAAACAAATAGAATTACTTATTGCAAGTAAAAATAACGGATTTGGTTATGGTATATTTGTTAATATACCACGTATAAAAAATCCAATTGAATTATTTGTTTTGTTTAGAGCTTTTAATATTCTTAGTGATAAAAAGATTTGTCAGTATATTATTCTAGACGAAAAGAATGAAAATAATGAAGAATTATTAAATTATTTACAAGCCTCTATATTTGATGCAAATAAATACATGTCTCAGGATGATGCATTGAACCAATTGATTGCGTCAGTTGCATATACTCCAATAAATATGGATAAAGATACTGGTGCACGTAAAAAAAAAGAATTTACAACAGATATATTAAATAATGATATTTTCCCACATTGTAAGACACAAGAACAAAAATTATACTTTTTGGGTTATATGGCAAATTGTCTAATAAAAACCGCATTGGGTTATAGATCGGTTAACGATCGCGATTCTTATACAAATAAACGCATTGAATTAACAGGAACGTTATTGAATAATTTATATAGAAATTATTTTAATAAAATGGTCAAAGAAATGCAAAAACAAGTTATAAAGGAGATTAATAATGGTTCATGGCGTTCTAAAGAAGATTATGAAAATATAATAAACATGACAAATATTTATAAGATTATAAAATCAACCACAATAGAAAATGGAATTACCCGAGCATTGGCAACTGGTGATTTTAGTGTTAAACAAGCAAATACTGCAAAAGTAGGAGTTGCGCAAGTATTAAATAGATTAACATATTCTTCGTTTATTAGTCATTTAAGACGTATTAATACACCATTAGAAAAAAGTGGTGAATTAATAGCACCTCGTAAATTACATAATACAACATGGGGGTTTTTATGTCCAGCTGAAACTCCAGAAGGTCAATCGGTTGGTGTGGTTAAAACAATTAGTTATATGACACATTTAACTATTGCAACAAATAGTTCTTCTTTATATGAATATGTTGAACCATATGTTAAGAAATTAGAAGATATAGAACCAACTGAAATGTATGGATTAGTAAAAGTATTTATAAATGGTTGTTGGTTAGGCGTAACATATCAACCATCTGAATTATATAAAAACATTAAAGAAAAAAAGTACAAAGGAATTATTAATATTTATATTTCAATAATTTTTGATTATAAAAATGCAGAAATACGAATATGCAGTGATGGTGGGCGATTAACTCGACCAGTATTGCGTGTTAAAAATGGTAAAGTAATGATAACGAAAGAAATTATTGAAAAATTATCAAACGATGAATATTCATGGAATGATTTACTGATATCATCGGTTTTATCAGAATCTGTTATTGAATATATAGATCCAGATGAACAAAACCAATCGCTTATTTATTTAAGAACAAAAAATGAAAAGGCAAATAATTTACAATATACTCATTGTGAAATACATCCAAGTAGTATATTTGGCGTATTAGCATCTTGTATTCCTTTTCCGGATCATAATCAAGCTCCGAGAAATACATATCAATCTGCAATGGCGAAACAGGCTGTTGGTGTATATGCAATGAATTATGATAAAAGAATGGATAAAACATCGTATGTATTAACTTATCCTACTAGACCATTAGTAGATACTCGATTAATGAATTCTATTCATTTAAATAAAGTACCATCTGGTTGTCAAATACATGTTGCGATTATGACACATTCTGGATATAATCAAGAAGATAGTGTATTGATAAATAAGGGTTCGATTGATCGTGGTATGTTTACTGCAACTATTTATCATACAGAGAGAGATGAAGATAATAATGTAATTAGAGATGAAATTATTCGTTGTAAACCAGACCCAACAAGAACAAAAGGTATTAAGTTTGGCAATTATAACAAGCTGAATGAACATGGTTTTATACCTGAAAATACTATGATAGAAAACCGCGATGTTATTATAGCAAAAACAATACCAATTAAGGAAAATAGAAATGATCATACAAAAATCATAAAATATGAAGATCAGAGTATTGTTTTCAGCACATCAGAAGAAACGTATATTGATAAGAATTATACAGATAGAAATGGAGATGGTTATAATTTTGCAAAAGTGCGTGTACGAAATCATAGAAAACCAGTATATGGTGATAAATTCTGTGTAAAAGGAACCCAAGAAGTATTAACAAATAAAGGTTGGATAAAAATAAAAGATATTAATATATATAAACATAAAGTTTGTACATTAGATAAAAAACAATCTTTACATTATGAATTTCCAATGGAAAAGTTTATATTTGATCATGACGATGATATGTATAATATGGAGACAAGCCAATTGAAAATTATGTGTACATTAAATCACAAGTTATACGTAAAATCATCTGATCAAAGTGAATATTCTTTAATAGAAGCGGGTAGCGTTCATAGATCTGTATCACAGTTTCAGAAAACAATGAATAATAGATATCGATGTGTTGATAATGTAAAAATAGAAATAGAAGAATATAATATGAATTCTTGGTTAATATTACTTGGAGTATATATTAATTTTGGTAAAATTAATAAACAACAAATCGAATTTTATATTCGCAATTTAAGATTAATTCAATTATTAGAAAATGCATTATTAGATCTAGATATTAAATATATAAGAGAAAATAGTGGAAAAATAATTATTACACATGATTACCCATCAATATACGTACATTTTTATAAATTGTCCTTGAACAAAGAAATCATTTTACCATCATATATATGGAATTTATCATTAGAACAGTCTAGAAGATTGATGCATACTATACTAGATTGTGATTTTGGTGACTGCAATAAAGAAGGATATACATATTATTCAAACAGTAAACTATTATTGAATGAATTGAGTAGATTAGCTTTACATTGTAATTGGTCTGCTGTAATTAAAGACGATTGTTTACACATAAACAAAATAAATAATCAGCCATTCATAAATAAAAAACAAAAAACAATAGAAACAATCGATCATTATTGTGGAAAAGTATATTGTATTGATATGCCTTCATCACACACTTATTATATGCGCGAAGATCAACATAGTCCACCAATGATTGTTGGTAATAGCAGTAGACATGGACAAAAAGGCACATGTGGTAATATTATTCCTGAATGTGATATGCCTTATACTAAAGATGGATTGCGACCTGATATTATTATAAATCCTCATGCAATTCCGTCTCGTATGACAATTGGTCAATTAAAAGAAACGTTATTGGGAAAAGTTTTATTAGAATTGGGTATGTTTGGGGATGGTACAAGTTTTGGTGATTTAAATGTTACAACGATTGCGGAACAATTACAAAAGTTGAATTATGAAAGTTATGGTAATGAAATAATGTATGATGGTTTAACTGGACAACAGTTAGAAACGAGTATATTTATTGGTCCTGTATTTTATCAAAGATTGAAACATATGGTAAATGATAAAGTACATAGTAGAGCAACCGGACCGGTAGTAAGCTTAACACATCAACCAATGGAAGGTAGATCTCGAGCAGGAGGGTTAAGAGTAGGAGAAATGGAGAGAGATGTGATATTATCTCACGGAGCAACTCGATTTTGTAAAGAAAGATTGTTTGATGTATCAGATAAATATCAAGTACATGTTTGTAAAAAATGCGGAATGATTGCATTATTTAATGACGGACAAACAAATAAATTTTATAACAAAAGTGAATTTACAATTCATCATTGCAAAACATGTGATAATAGAACAGATTTTGCACTTGTAGATATGCCTTATGCAAATAAATTGCTTTTTCAAGAATTACAAACAATTAATGTTGTACCTAGAGTGATTGTTTAAATTTATAAATATTGTAAAATATATTTTTAATAATATAAAATATTATATTATTAATCCGGTTTGCCGGAATTGAACCGGCGACCTGTGGATAGCCACAAATAACATTTACAGTCCAACGCTCTACCAACTGAGCTAAAACCGGATATACTATATATATTAATTTCTTTATGTGTTTTTTATTTATAATTATTTTAATATATAATTATAATGTCAGTAAAAGAAAATTCAATAATTAATGATAAAAGAATGCCATCTGAATTTAAAGGATTAACTTTTTCAAATTATAAAATGTCTGATGTGAAGAAAGCTTTATTAGAAAATATAAATAAAGGTAATATTGAACAGTCGTGTTATTGGGGAGCAGAATTAGTATGTTCTGGTCATTTTCCTGAATTATGGGATTGTATTTTTCACTTTGTAGGAAAATACATACATGTGGGTAATCCAAAATTAATAATATATTTAGAAAAAAGATACATGGTTTTTAGAAACATTATGAACCAGCGTCATTATAATTTTGAATTAGAATTACGCAATAATACAAACATACGATCTATATTTGCTGAAATACTCACTGTTATTTGTCTTTCACCAAAAAAGCCTAGTTTCGAAACAATAAAAATTAATAAAGAGGAAGAATTTGACATGACTATTATTAAGGATCGTTTTAAAGCGAAAGATACTACTTATGCAAATACAATATTTCATAATGAAGACCCAAAAGAATTATTTATAGCGATTAATGAATTTGCATATCATATTGGTGGACCTAAACCAAATATGCAATCATCGTGTTACTGGATTGAATGGGTTATAGAATTTGATTTATTATGTCGAAAACGAAAACAAAAATGTTCATGTAAAAGAAGAAATGTGAACGTTGAACCAAAATTTCAATGTGATACGATATGGTTAATATGGGATATATTAGTTTATTATAGTGATAAAGTAAACAATAGTGTTTTTATAAATCAATTAATGACATCATTACGAGAACTTTTTTGCGCAAAATATACATTAGGTACTTCAAAAAAACGTAAATATTTATTATATTTTGCAGTNGAATTGTTAACTGAACATGTTGNTACAAATATAGATTTTCTTGTTAATAAATCTATGGTAAAACAAGTATTAGATAAAATAGATGAAATATATAAGCAAATCAAGAAAAATGAGGAAAGCCCAAATACTGAATACTTATTTAATAATTTAACTAAACAAAATAATTTGGAGAACTCCTTGCAAAAAATAAATTTTTTGGAGAACATGGATTTTGTACCAAGAAAATAATATAAAAACTATATTAAATTATATTTTATTATAGTTTATGAAAATAGCAATATTAATACCATCTACGTCAAAGGACCGTAATTGGGAAAAATTTAATGATACATATTTAATTAACCATACACTTAAAACATTTTTGATTACTTATAATCAAGAACATGAATATAAATTTTTTATAGGTATTGATAATAATGATAAGATATATGATAATGAAATAATAAAAAAACAGATAATTAAATTTATTTCTATTATGAAAAATGTTTCAATAGAATTTATTTATATGGAAAATGTAAAAAAAGGACATTTAACTGTGATGTGGAATATATTGTACGATAGTGCATTAGAACAAAATTATGATTATTTTTTTCAATGTGGCGATGATATAGAATTTCATACTCCAAATTGGGTAAATGATTGTATTAGTGTTCTAGAAAAAACAAATGGAATAGGAGTAGTTGGACCGATTAATAATAATCCTCGCATATTAACTCAATCTTTTGTTTCTAGAAAACATAAAGAACTATTTGGATATTATTTCCCACCGGAAATAATAAACTGGTTTTGTGATGATTGGATTAATGAAATTTATAAGAAAATAGGTCACTTTTATCCATTGACCCAACATTTTTGCAATAATGTGGGAGGTCAACCAAGATATGAAATAAATAACGAGAGTGCATTTCGAATGAATATTAATAAAAATGTATTACGCGTTAGACATCAATGTATGAATATAGTTGAACGTGATTATATTAAATATAAAAAATTCAAATTTTAGAATTATAGAAATCTTCAAGGGTTTTTTCAAAATGCATTATTATATCATTACTATCATTATAAATTTCTGCATTTTCTAAATTATAAATATCATTTAAATTTTTATCTAATAAACATTTAAGTTTATATCCTCTTGTATAATTAATACTAGAAGTAAGTTTATTTTTATAATATTGTGGTTGTTTATCTTTACTAGTTAATGGTATTATACAATATCCATCACAAAACTCTTTATGAAAATCAATAAAATTTAAATTACTTTTAATTATTATTTTATTTTTATGTTTTTTTAATTCATCTGGAAGATTACCTCTACCTAATATTTTTATTTTAAAATCATATTTATAACTTTCATTATCAAGTAATTTTTTTAATAATCCAAAATTTCTTCTTCCTCTTTCGATATTACCTTGAATAATATAAATAGGTATATCTGTTTTTATTTTAATATCTGAATAAGGTAAAATATTTGCATTAAATATGTTATTTACTGCTAATGGTGTTAAAAAAAATATATTTGGATTATTTTTAAGTCTTTCGGTAATATCATGAGCAATATATTTTGTATTTGAATTTATATCTATATTTAATTTATCAAAATTTTTATCATAAACAGTACAATTTATTGAATAATCATAATCATTTATATTTTTAAATTTAATTTCAGGATATTTTTTTTCAATATATTTTACAAAACTATTTTCATTGTTTACAGATAAATATATTTCTATTGGTGTTTCTTTATCTATTTTTAAAATTTCATAATATTTTACAATAACTGATTCAATTATTTCCCAATGAAAACTATAATTATTTTTTATTAATAATTTCATAATATAAATATATTATTATTTTTTTATTGTGTAAATTAATAATATATATTTAAATTATTAATTTACGAGCTAGAAAATGAACTTCCTAATAAAGAGTTAGCGGCCATAGGCTCTGCTAACATTTGTGATTGTTGCATATTAATAGTTTGCATGGTATCATTACCTCCTCTATTGGTTTGTTGAACAGAAGGTCCTGGAGGAAATAATCCTTCTTGTAAAGCAGGATGATCTAAATTATCAGCTTGACTGTTTCTATGATGACTTCTATTATTGTTATTGTTCTCCATTTTTTCAATAGGACCGTTCCATAATACATTTATTCTATCAACTAATATATTCGTTTTCATTCCAATCTTTGATTGTATGCTAAATACAATTATTAAAAATGCAATAATGACATTTGTTAATGATAGGTTCTCGTATTTAAATCCACTATAAGTTGGAATATAACTAATAATTCTATGAATTATTATAACACCAATAAAGATAAGAACTAATTGAATTGATATTTCTACTAAAAGTTCTATACTGGATTTATCAGGATCCGCCTCAGGAATAAATCTTTGGATCGTTTTGTTTAAAATAACAACAGGAATAATAGCAATAAGTGCATATTGGATAATATTTAACATTTCCGCTTTATCTTCATCTCTTGTAGAAAATACATGAGAGATAAATGTATCTTTATTATTTTTCAAGTCAGTATTTACTTCCATATATATATTTTCAATTAGAAAATATATAAATATTAATTCAATTAATATCTAATGAATAAACATGAAGAATATCAATATTTGGAACTGATACAAAATATAATTAATGATGGTTCTATTGAAAATACTAGAAACGGTGAAACACTTACTAAATTTGGTTCTACAATGAGATTTTCTCTAAAAGATGGTACTTTACCATTAATTACTACAAAAAAAATGGCTTGGAAGTCTTGTTTTGAAGAATTGTTTTGGTTTATTCGAGGGTCTACAAACAATGAAGAATTACAAGAAAAAAAAGTAAAAATTTGGAATGCAAATGCATCTAGAGAATTTTTAGATTCAAGAGGGCTAACAAATTATTGTGAAAATGATTTGGGTCCTATTTATGGATTTCAATGGAGACATTTTAACACTCCATATTATAATTTTAGAACGGATTATTCAAGTAAAGGTATCGATCAATTACAAAAAATTATTGATGATTTAACAAATCCAGAAACAAGAAGTTCTCGAAGACATATTTTGACAGCATGGAACCCTTGTCAATTGGATGAAATGGCATTACCACCTTGTCATATGACGTGTCAATTTCATGTTCGAGAGAACAAATATTTATCATGTGCTTTGTTTCAGAGGAGCGGCGATGTTGGACTAGGAATTCCATTTAATATAGCTTCTTATTCATTATTTACTCATATTTTAGCAGTTCATTGTGGTTTAGAGGCAGATGCATTTATACATTTTATAGGCAATACACATATTTATAAAGATCATATTGAACAACTAAAAACACAAATAGTTAGAGAACCTATACAATTTCCTAAAATTATAATTAATAAAAGATATGATATAAATGATTACGAATTGAATGATATAAATTGGACCAAAGAATATAAATTTCATGAACCAATAAAAATGAATATGGTTGCTTAAAATATAGAAAAAAATAAACAATATAGAGAAATTTATATAATATTAATAATATGAGTTCTCAAGCACTTAGCAAAGCAAAAAGTAGACGAGCTGGTCTACAAAGCACCACTCCCCCTACATCAACGGTGAACCAAATAGTAGAACCACCAAAACAAAAGATGTCAATCCCAATGTATTTAAATATATTAGATAAACGAATAAATTCTTTAGATGAAAAAATTTCCAATAGTACCAATTTAAATAGTATTCAATTAGAAGTTGAAAGCGAAGAAGGAAAAAAAACGATGAATATTACAGAATATATGACAGATATGGATACAAAATTTGCAATGTTGGTAGAAGAAATTGCAAATTTTAAAGAAACTATAAGTAAACTACAAACATTTACAATGGATGTTACAAAAGACATGCATAATAAATTATCAGAGAAAGAAAAGAAAGAAAAGAAGGAAGAAAAGAAGGAAGAAAAGAAATAAATAAATAAATAAATAATAAATTTAAATAATATTAAAATAATATATTATAATATTATTATGAATATTGAAGCACAGATAGATAATTTTATTGAAAATTATTATTCTATTAATGGTAAGAATTCTCTATTTAAAAAAAATCAGAAAAATGAATTAGCAACTCAAATCGCAAGTTCATTTAAAATTGAAGACTTATTAGAAAATATGTGTTATACTATAGGTAATCAGGTTATTATTAAATATAGCATATTTAAACTATTTATAAATAATGAAATATATGAAAATGTTATTAATTTTATATTAAACAAATTTGATTATATTATTGGAATATATAATGAATTTGAATGTCATATAAATATTGAAGGGTTTACAATGAGTGCAGCTGAACGTTATCAAGATTTTATAAAAAACTTTGCAGAAATTTCTTTAAATGCCGGAAATACCTATTCAAATAAAATAATATGTTTAAAAATATATTTTCCGCCTATTATAATTGAACAAATTAAAAATATATTCGGTAGATTTGTTGATAAAGACGTAAAAAATAAAGTAGAAATTATTAACAAAACGGATAGTATTCAAAGATGGAACTCTTTAGTGAATTAAAATTTTGCGTATTATTAATATTTAAAAACAAATACTAATAATATAAATGACATCAATAATATTAACCTTTATAATAGTACTAGTTATATACCTACATATAACAGCAGAATTTAAAAAGTCGAATATATTAGATATATACGAAAGCGATTATACGTCTAATGATCAATTACAAGAAACATGTAAAATAAAACAACCGTTTATTTTTAATATAAATGATGAATTTGATTGCATTATTCATAATGGAAATATTGAATTAAAAGTTAAAACAGTAACCACTCGTGATTATTTTCATTTAACTAACTCTGCTGCTGAAAAATTGATGGAAACAGATGAAAAGTCTCAATATTTTACTGAATGTAATTTTGAGTTTTCAAAATATATTCTGGAGAACATGTTTAATAAAATTGATGTTTATATAAAACCAAATTACACTATGTATTCAAACTATGATTATATGTTTGGATCTGTTGGTTCATATACGCCATTACGTTATCATCAATATAGTAGATATTATTTATTTGTAAAATCTGGAGAACTTCAAGTTAAAATGATACCTTGGAAATATAATCATAGTTTGGAATTAGTAAATGATTTTAATGAAATTGAACGTTTTTCAAAAATAGATGTATGGAATGTTCAAGAAGAATACAAAGATCAAGTTGAAAAAATAAAATATTTAGATTTTACTTTATATGAAGGTAATTTTTTATATATTCCTTCTTATTGGTGTTATAGTATTAAATATAAAAAACAATCAAAAGTATTTGGTATACAATATAAAAGCTATATGAATTGTTTAGTAAATATACCAGAACAAGTAATGCATTATTATGAAATAACAAAAAATAATGATAGTAATATCACTTCTTTGGTTCATTAAAAATATTTGAATAAATATATTTAAAATACTTTTTACATGTAATTATATTATGGATAATATTTGTTTTTGCATACCGGCAAGATATTCTTCTACTAGATTAGATAAAAAATTATTATTAAAAATTAATAACGAGACAATTATAATGAGAACAATTAATCAAGTAAAAAAATCAAAATATTATAATAATAATATATTTGTATTTACTGATAGTGCGGATATACAAAATGAAGTGAAAGATACATGTTGTGTTTTTATTTCAACAAACAATTATAGAAATGGATGTGAAAGAATATCACATAATTTGGGAAACATAAATAGTTCATATAAAATAATTGTTAATATACAAGCCGACGAACCATTTATTTCACCAAATAATATTGATCATTGTATTGAGAAACATTTAGAAAATAGCGATGTAAATGCATTTTATACAACATTACATGAAGAAGAAAATAGTAATGAATATTTATACTCAACTGCGTCATTAAAGGTTATAATAAACAATAATAATAACGTTATTTATTATTCTAGGAATATAATACCATGGAATAAAGAAAATAAATTGATTGAAGGTTATATTTATAAAACTTTTACAGGAATATATGTATTTGATATAAATATGTTAAAATTATATTATAATATGCCAGATACACCATTGCAATTAATGGAAGATTGTGAACAATTAAAAATATTAGAAAATGGTTATAAAATAAATAGTTTTTCTACAATTGAATTTAATGAAATATCATTAAATACAGAAGATGATATGAATTATTTAAAAAAAAAATATGATATATAAAAATTATAATAAAATATCGTTATATACTTTTAAAAATTCCAAAAAAATTACTTTATTGAAAAATCTAAAATCATATTTTTCAGTTATCATTTTTTCTATAATAAAAAATCGATTTTCCATATTAATATTTAAATCACGTAATACTACGATATGATTGGGATGTATTTTTATATATCCACTTAATAAAAAATCTAAATCACAACCCCATGTATTTTCATATTTGTATATTGGTTTAATGAATTCTTGTATAAATTTTACAACATGCATTAAATTATCAATACTTATTTTTCTATTTATTAATACTAATTCTAAAGGTAGATTTCCAGCACCTCTTCCCATACCAAATAATGTTGTATCAACAATTATTGGTTTTTTTGTATTTAATAATTTTATATATTCATAATTTGCAAAAGCATTATTCATATTATTATGTAAATGAAATCCAATTTGAGTATTATGTAATCTAGATACGAAAAAATTATAATAATATAAAATATCATCAGTGTTAAAAGATCCAAATGAATCAACAATATAAAATATATCTAATTTATTTTCATTTATTTTGTCACATAAAATATTCATACTATTCTCATCATAATTATTTATAGCCATAGCATTTACACTTACTTTATAACCCATATTTTTTACTTTAATACATGCTTCTAATCCATCTTTCATATAATTTTGATGAAACGCTATTCTAACAATATCTATATTTATATTTTTTTCTAAAAGTTCATAATTAATATCATTATAATCTGCTAATACAACAGTTTCAAAATTGTTATTATTTATTTTATTAATTATATCTTCAGTTAAACATCTATAAGGTCCAACAATCGTATCTTTATAATTATTATTTTTATTAATAAAACCAATTTCAACATATTTTATATTATTACATAGTTTTATATATTCTAATACAAATTTATCATTAAATCTCCAATTATTTATATATCCACCGTCGCGTATAGTACAATCTAGTAATTCTACCATTAATATAATATAATATATTATATTAATGAAATTAATAGATTTAGAAAATAAACATGAAAATAAAGATTGTGTTATTCTATCTTGTGGGCCATCATTTAATGAATATTCAAAAGAAAAGGTTAAAGAATTTTGTAAAAACAAAGTTGTAATATGTGTAAAAGAGGCTGTTTTTGAATATGAAGATATTGCTGACTACTGTATTTATAATTCTTGTAGAAAAAGAAATTATTCAATAAGAGAAGATATTATAAAAATATACAGCGGACCAAACAAAAATGGTGATTGTCATCTATTTTTGAAAGAAGATGGCGATTTTAATGAAAGTAGACAATTACTAAAAACTCATGTTTTTGATAAATATAATTTTCATAATAACACTGTACGCCATTGGGGACCAGGTATTATGTATGAAGTAGTATTTTACTTATGTCTTTATATGGGAATAAATAATGTATATACATTTGGATGGGATTTGATAGATACTTCATCTACATGCCAAATTGAACATTTTTTTGAAAATGATCAAACTGGAGAATATAAAAAATCACATCGTTGGGGAAATAGAAATTTTAAAAAAGAAATGATCCTTGTAAATAACAATATACCATATATGTATGAATATTTCAAATCTAAAAACATGTTTATTTATGTTGTTGGAGAACAAAGTTTTGTAAATCGTGATATTCCAAGGATTTTTTTATAATTACCATCTATATATATATGAGATTGATTGATAAGGAAAAATTTTTAGAATATAAAAAATCAGATACGTTGGTTATTTGGGGATCAGGACCATCTATTAAAAATCTTACTTCTGAGGATCTCAATTATTTAAATCAATTTGATAGTATAAGCACTACTATGTTTAGCAAGTCAAAAATTCAAACAACATTTTATATAATAGGTGAAATTTTATTTAATTATTACAGGGCAAAAGCAGGAAATCAAAAGTGTAATGGAAAATCACTTTATAAATTATATGAAGAAGCAGGAGATAGTCCATTAGAATATATTGAAACTTTTAAAGATTATCCAAATTCTTGTTTTATAATATGGGATGATAAATGGACATTAAATAAAGACCATTTTACTGAATTAGATAAACTGGAAAATGATTATATCTTAGTTAAACAATATGGCCATGATCCATTTATAGATAAATCTAATCTTAAACTTGATAAAACCACAGAACCTAAACCATTTGTAGATAAAGAATTATATACAAGTAAATTATTATTGGAAGATAAAATATGGTTGCACCAACGGAAAGGAATTAATGCTCCTATTTATTTTGCAAAATGTATGGATTATAAAAAAGTAATATTTGTAGGAGTAGATCTAACAGCAGGACCAAATAGCTATGGTTATGATAGAAAAAAATTTGTAGAAACTATTGCTTCTAAAATGCATAAAGAACATGCTCAATGTAGTGTTCATCCCTGTAAAGAAATGTTATTTAAGTTAGTGAAATATTTAAAAGACGATATTGAATTTTCTACATATACTCCGAGTTTGTTAGAAAAAATTATACCAAATGATATAAATAGACATAATATTATTTTTTCTTTTGCTACTACTCCAGCACGAATAAGTAAAATAGAGCAAACACTAGAAAGTATAAATAATCTAAACCCTGATATTATTTATTTAAATATTCCATATGTATGTAAGAAAGAAGGTAAAGAATATATTCTTCCTGAATTCTTAAAAAAATATAAAAAATTAGTTATTAACCGATTTAGTTATGACCTTGGTCCTTCAAATAAACTAATTCCAGTATTAGATATTTATAAAAATTGCTCAGTTAAAAAGATAATAACATTTGATGACGATATCATTATGCCAAGAAACTCACTAAATACTCTTATTTCTTTATTAAATAAAAAAAACAAAATAGTAACAAATCATTGTTGGTCCTTAAGTAATTATATTAATAAAATAAAATATGAAAGTGAAACAGAAAAAATAGATTTTTGTAAAAAATATTTAAACGATTTTCCAGATAAAGACATATTTGTTTCTCAAACTAAAATTTGTGGATTTATGTCAAATGTATTAAACCCAAATATCATAGAAGATTTAATTAATGAAAAATATCCTTTTCATTATTACTTAGGCAATGATGTTTTTTTTGGTATTTTAATGAAGAATTTTAAACCCTTGAGCACTAAAATAAATCGCAATGAATGTGAATATGGGTCATTAGGTGATGCTTTATGTAAATCATCTACACCATATAATTATATTAATTTAATTTATGATTATTGTAAAAATATCATTTAAAATATGAATATATCACTAATTGATTAAATTTCAACCTGTTTATTTTAAATATATATATAAATTATATATGGACAGTAGATTAAATCTATTACAAAATATTGTTAATAAACAAATGAAGCTTCCTAATAATTTAGTCAATTTCAAACCTTCTGATGAATTAATTAATAAGATGAATTATAAAAAAATTGTTGAATTAGGGGTAAGAGATGGAAAACATTTTGAACAATTCGTTAAATCAAATGCTGATGAGATATTAGGTGTTGATTTATGGCTTGACTCAGAAAATATCTATCAGAATGATAAAAAATTTTCTCAAGAAAAACAAGATCTTATGTATAATAATTTGATTAATAAATATTCACATGATAATAGAATTAAATTAATTAAACACGATAGTAGTTCTTTAGCTAATAATTATGATGATAATTATTTTGATTTGGTATTTGTTGATGCAGACCATTCATATGAAGGAAGTAAAAAAGATATAAATATGTGGTATAGTAAAGTTAAGAGTGGAGGAATATTATGTGGTCATGATTTTGAAGATTTTGGAGTTGATATTGATGGGAAACATTATAAATTTGGGGTAATTAAAGCAGTAAATGAGTTTGTCAAAAATAATAATTTACAAGATAATCTTTTTGTTACACCTAAAAAAGGAAATCGAGGTGGTGGTATTCCTTGTTGGTACATATTAAAATAAAAGTTCAATAAATCTCATAAAAATATATAAAAAACTTGAGTTATTTTTAAATTTTATTAAGAGTGAATTTTAATAAAATTAGAAACAATTTAATAGTAATTATATTTTTTTAACATTTATAAAATCTAACAACCATTCCAATTTATCTAATGGCCATTGTGTAGGTCCATCACATAATGCTTCATCTGGATTGTCATGACATTCCATAAAAATACTATCTACTTCAAGAGCAATAGCTAACTTACCCATATATGGTATCAAATCTCTATAACCTCCACTTTTAACTGTGCCGTCTGCCATCTTTTGTGAAGGTTGTTGTAAACAATGTGTTATATCCATACAAACTTTATTAGTTTCTGACTTTAACCAAATTAAATTTCTTGGATCTACAACTAAATCTTGATATCCAAAAGAATTCCCTCTTTCGCATAAAATAACATTTGGGTTACCAAAAGCTATAATTTTTTCTTTACATTTATGCATTTGATCCGCAGAACACATTTGCCCTTTTTTTACCTGAATTATTTTTCCAGTTTCAGCAGCAGCCTTTAGTAAATCTGTTTGCCTACATAAGAAAGCAGGTATTTGTATGACATCTACTATCTCCCCAACCGGTTTTGCTTGCCAACTTTCATGTATATCAGTAATAATTTCAACACCAACTTCTTCTTTAATTTTTTTTAAAATTCTTAATCCTTCGTCGAAACCAAGACCTCTATATGAATTTAAGCTTGATCTATTTGCTTTATCAAATGAAGTTTTAAAAATGTATCTCACGTCATATTTTAAAAAAATTTCTTTTAATTTTTTTGCTAAAAGTATACTATGTTCTTCACTTTCTATAACATTTGGACCGCACATTATTATAAGTTTATTTTTATTCATAATAATAAAATTATATACTATATTATTATGAAAATATCAATTTTTGTACCAATTAAATTTAATTCTTCTAGATTACCTAATAAGATGTTATTACCATTGGGTAATAAATTATTATGTCAACATATTTTTGATACTCTTATAGAAGTTAAGAATGAAATAAATGCAGATATTTACTGTTATTGTTCTGATGAAAAAATTAAAGATTATTTACCTGATAATGTAATATTTGTAAAAAGAAGTAATAATCTTGATAAAAATGAAACAAAAGGTATTGATATTTATACTTCATTTGTTGAAAAGATAACTAGTGATATTTATTGTTTATGTCATGCCACTAGTCCTTTTTTAAAAAAATATTCAATAATAAATGGAATAAATAATATAATAAATGGAAAATATGATTCAGCATTATCAGTGTCTAAAATACAAACATTTGTATGGTATAAAAACAATCCTCTTAATTATGAACTTAATAATATAAAACGAACCCAAGATATTTCTCCTATTTATTATGAAACAAGCGCTTTTTATGCATTCAAAAAAGAAATTATAATTAACAAAAAACGTAGAATAGGTGAAAATCCATATTTTGTTATCACAAATCGAATAGAATCAATAGATATAGATGAAAAGGACGACTATGATTTAGCTGTTAATATTATCAATAATTCCAATTAATATTTTATTTTTAATTATTGGAATATATTTATAATTTTCATCACAATCGATTAAATATTTTTCATTATTTTCTTCGTAATAAAAATTATTATTTAAATCTTCTATATTTAAAAATTTTATTTCATTATTTTTAATTATTAATTTTCGCAAATCTCCATCTGTTAGTATTCCAATTAAATTATTATTTTCATTTGTGAAAAAACAACACCCCTTCTTTTTTTCAATCATCTCTATATATATATCAGTTAAAGGGATTTTTTTTTTTTTTATTATAATTTTAGGATATATTGTAGTTAATTTATCTTTTATTTTTAATAGTTTTTTACCTATATTTCCAGATAAATGATTTTTTTTGTATTTATCAATATTTATATTATCTTTTAATATTGAAATGAGTATATTGCAAAATAGTATTTGACCCATAATACTATTTGTTGGTATATTATTTATTTCACCACTTATTTCATTTCTAAAAGGTATATTTATAGTAATATCGCATAATTTTAAAAATTCTGTTTTGTTATTGCAAGTTATACCTATTGTTTTTACACCTATATTTTTAAATAGTGGTAATATTTCTATAATTTCTTTTGTATTTCCACTACTACTAAACATTAAAATTATATCTTCATTTGTCATTGTACCAATATCACCATGTGTAGAATTCAGAATATCAAAATAGAAACTAGGAAATGAAATACATTTCAACAAATCACAACAGTGTTTTGCAATATTTCCAGATTTACCCACACCACAAAAATATATATTTCCTTTTGTTTTTTTAATTACTTCTTTTATATTATCAATATCTTTTAAATTAAATTTATCAATCTGATATTTGAATTCATTATTTATTTCATATAATATTGTTTTTTTAATATTATCTCTTTTATTTAATGTTTTTTTTATATGATCACAAAACTCTCTTATTGCTCCATTTCCTCCATTTTTTGATGATATAAAATCTACAATTGATTTTACTTCTTCAACTGCATCATTCGGACATCCAGTTAAACCAACTTCTTTAATTACTTCTAAGTCATTTATATCATCTCCCATATAAGCTACATTATCTAGTTCAATATTTAATTCATTACACCATTTTTGTAAAATTTGCAATTTATTATTTGATCCTAATGATACTCTTTTAATTTGTAAATGTTCTAATATTGAATTTTGAGAATTATTATATGGCCAACCTGATATTACACCAACTTCTATTTTATCTCTATGTAACTCAAATATTCCCATTCCATCTTTAGCATTATAATGTTTCAATGCATTTCCATCATTATCAAATATTATTTTTCCATCTGTGAATACTCCATCAAAATCAAATACTATTAATTTTATCATATATAAAATTAATAAATATATTATTATTTATTATTACTTAACTCTTTTTGAAAGTTACGATTACATTTCCAATTACATGTTTTCCATGCATCTCCTTTTTTATTTGTATATCCAGCATAAATAAATCGTCTTATTCCATTTGTAGCACAACCTTTATGATATGAATTATTTTGTGATAAAATAAAAAATCCTAAATTATCTTCTGGTTTGAAATATTCTATATTATATAAATCATCTTTTTTTGGATATTGTTTATATTCTGACATATTTTCTAAATTATTATGACTTGCTATAGCAAATTCACCACCATTAATAATATCTTCATTCCCAAAATAAATTAGAAAATGTATTATTCGTCTTCTATTATCAACATGCCATGGATTTTCATAACCATCGCATGTTTCTGAAATATGCATTATTAATTCAGAATTTTCAAAATCGCCAATAAATTCATTATTTGATAAATCAAATCTATTAAATTTGTTCTTTAAAAAATCTCTAAATTCGATTGAATTAAATTCATTATATAAATCTTTATATAAGCTATTAATTTTTTTATAATTATTATTATTTTTTTTAATTTCTATATTGTTTCTGTGTATTTGACCAGCATTAGTGGTTTGAAATAACTTGAAATTTGGCCATTTTGATTTTAATTCTATATATTTATCGTTATTAATTAATTCTTCACTTTTTAATATTGGAAATGTATAATTATAAATATCAATACTATCGTTATTTATCATATATATTATAAAAATATTTGAATAATTTATAATGAATATAGGTATTAACGGATTTGGGCGTATTGGTAAATCTATTTTATTACAGTCCATTCATGATACTAGATTTACTGTAAAATCAATTAATGCTCCTCATTTTAATACTACTGTAAATCCTACTATCTTGGATAAACATGCCCCTATGGAATTAACCAATAATGAATTTAAATTTACTATTTGGTATGATAATGAATGGTCTTATTCCTCTCAAACTCTTAATTTAGCAAATTACATTCATAATATATAATATATATAATTTATATAATGAATAAATTATTTATTTGGAAATCTATTCTTCTACCTGGTATTATTTTACTTATTATTGATATGGTCTATTTGAACTCTATTTCAAAAATATTTCATAAACAAATATTTGCGGTTCAACATTCACCTATGACTATCAATTTATATGGTGCTATTTTAGCTTATTTCTTTTTAATTGCTGGTATTTCTTATTTTATTATTATTCCGAAAAAATCACTACTTGAAGCAATGATATTAGGTCTTGTTATTTATGGCGTATATGAAGGTACTAATTATAGTATTCTTAAAAATTGGAAAATGTCTACTGTTATTATTGACACCTTATGGGGTAGCGTTTTGTTTGGATTGACAACATACCTCACTTATATGCTGCAATAAATACTTTATAAAATAATATAAACATTACTTTATATTATTATTAATGGGAATTCCTAGTTATTTTTCTCATATTACACGTAAATATGGTAAGATTATGAATAAATTACAATTTTATAAGGATGGAAATGTAACTATTGATAATTTAGCAATGGATTGTAATTCGATTATTTATGATATTTTACGTAGTATTGAATATGATGATAATTTTGAGACAAACTTGATTGATCAAGTCATTTTAAAAATAGAAGATTATATTCAAGAAATAAAACCTTCTAACTTTATATTTATCGCATTTGATGGAGTAGCACCACTTGCGAAAATGAACCAACAAAAAACAAGACGTTATAAATCAGATTTTATGTCACATATGGATTATTTTAAAACAGAAGATAAGAAATGGAGTACAAGTAACATTACACCTGGTACAAATTTTATGAATAACTTATCTATAAAAATTAATTATCATTTTATTAATAGTGAAAAAAAATATAACGTTAAAAAAATTATAGTCTCGTGTTCAGATGAGGTTGGTGAAGGAGAACATAAAATATTTAATTATTTACGAGATCATCCAAATAATGAAGAGAATTTATTTTTATATGGTCTAGATGCAGACTTAATCATGTTGTCTATTTTTAATATTGAATATCAGAAAAATATTTTTGTTTTTAGAGAAGCTCCTGCGTTTATAAAGGATCCAGATGATAATGATTTTCATACATTGAATATAAAGCTATTGTCTGCATCGATTAGTGATGAAATGTCATCAAAATTTCCAAGTAAATTCAGAATATACGATTATGCATTTTTATGTTTTTTATTGGGAAATGATTTTTTACCACATTTTCCTGCATTAAATATAAGGACACATGGAATACCCGTTTTATTAGAAATATATAATATAACAATTGGTAATTATCCTAATAGATATTTTATTGTTGATAATAAAATACAATGGAAATGGTTTTCAGTATTTATAAAAGAACTTTCAAAATGTGAATACAAATTTATACTAGAAGAATATAACGTTCGGGATAGACAAGATAAAAGAAAATGGCCTAGTGAAACAGATAAAGAAAAAGAAGAAATATTTAATAGTTTACCTATTATTTATAGATCTGAAGAAAAATATATATGTCCAAAAGAAAATTTTTGGGAAAAACGTTATTATTCTTCATTGTTTGAAAACTCACAACATCCTGATTTTTTAAAAGACCTGTGTAATAATTATATTGAAGGTATTGAATGGGTATTCAAATATTATATTGGTTTAAATCCATGTTGGAAATGGAAATATAATTATCATTATCCGCCGTTATTAAAAGATTTACAACATTTTATACCTGTTTTTGAAATGGATTTTTTAAATAATAATGAAGAACCATTTACTCCTTTATTACAGTTAACGTATGTTTTGCCATCTAATCAGTATTATTTGCTACCAGATAAAGTAAAGGATTATTTATATAAAAATTATAATTATTTGTTTAAAGATAAATATGAATTTCAATGGGCGTTTTGTAGATTTTTTTGGGAATGTCACGTTGATTATCCTAACTTTTCTGTAGAACTTTTAAACAAACTTGATGGTGAAATTAATGTATTATAAAAATTGATATAACTTATTCATATTGTATTTATTATATAATATGAATGATAACGATGAATGTTGTTATATTGACGAATTTAATGAAAATGAACAAGAGGAAGAATTAATAAATGATAAATATAAATCTGAATTACCCGGATTTCTTATGCTAGATAAAACATATGGAAAAAAGGGGAAACGATATTTATATAAAGTGGTTCCTTCAAATAAAGAATTTCCATCATTATTAATACCGTTTGATAAAAAAATAGAATTTTCAAAAGAAGTTATTAATAAATATATTTTATTTAAATACGAGAACTTTGATGTTACCCCTATTCAAGGAATATTAATTCGCACGATTGGTGATGTAACCGACCTAAATTCGTATTTTGAATATATGATTTATAGCAAAGAATTACAAATCAATAATACATTATTTAAAAAAACCATAAAAAATATTGGTTTGAAAAATGTTAATATACAAGAATTGTTTAATAAATATTATAATAATACTACTATTGAAAATGCATTTACAATTGATTGTCAAGGTACTGAACATTTTGACGACGCGATTAGTATTGTTGAAAATGAAAAAATAGAAGTCAATGTCTATATTACTGATCTGTGTATATGGTTTCAAGAATATAATTTATGGGATTTATTACAAAATGAAATGAAAACCATTTATCTACCAAATAAAAAAATAAATATGTTACCGAATGATCTAATTGATGTAGCTAATCTTAAATCAGATACTGTTAAAATTGTTTTAAATATGAAAGTGATTATTGAAAATAATCAACCCGTAGATGTAAGTTTCTCTAATAAACTTGTTCTTATACAACATAATTTTATTTATAACAGTAATGAATTATTAAAATATGAACAATATAAAAAACTTTTTAAAATAACTAGTACTTTGGATAACAATGTTGAAAATAGTTCTGATGTAATATCTTTTTGGATGGTGTTTATGAATAATAAAGTTGGAGAACTTTTTGCAAATAAAAATATTGGTATTTTTAAAATAAATTATTTATTTAATAATAAACATTTTCTTCAAGAATTAGTTGAAAAAAAAGGTATTAATTATTATGAAACTGATAATTCAAGTAAATATGTTCAAATTACAAGCCCTTTACGTAGAAAAATTGATATTTATAATCAAAACTGCTTGTTAAAATATATATTGAATTATGATTATCATAATATTGTTTATAATATTGATATTTATAATGAAACTATGAAAAAAATTCGTAAACTAGAGAACCATTGCGATCTAATATATCGATTAACTAATGAAAATGATGAAGATAAAATATATACAATAGAAACATACGGTAATATAAAGGTAATCAAAGAACTTAATAAAATAATTTATGACGATCGAGATTTGAAATATGTACAAATAAAAATAAAAGAGAAAAGAGAAAAGAAGAGCATATTATTGGAAGAAAATATAAAACAATAAAAATATAATAGAAAATTGCTCTACTAAAAGAACTTAATAATATAATTTATGACGACCGAGATTTAAAACGTATAAAGAGAAAGAGAAATAAATAAAGATTAAATATCAAAAATATTAAGAGAGGTGTCGAAGGAAGAATGATTAAATTCAACGAGATCGGTGTGAGAAGAAGAGAAAGNAGA